GCTCGCGTCCGTGCAACGTCAGATTTTTTTGCTGAGTGCCGCTCGGTATAATCGAAGCCAGGTCGGGTTAGTCACCTAGCCGAGAAGCGCCGCGTGCCAAGGGAGTATCCGCCCGAGGGTCCACACGCGGCGTTTCGTCATTCCGAGTGCCGCTTGAAAATCCCCACGATTTCCACAGCTTGTGGTCATATTGCCGCTTGGCGCTCGTGTGTTAGGGTGAGTGACCCAAAGGGACGGCGCTGACTACGCCAGCACCCCACAAGACGGACCCGCGACACAACCCGGATGCAAATGGACCACGCTTCCGAACCACCACAAAAACCGCAAGGAAGCCCCCACCTTAAGGCACCGCCGTTCTCGCTCGAAGCCGAGCAGTCCGTGATCGGCGGGATCTTTCTCAAGCCGGCGGCGTTCGATCTGGTCGCCGATCTGGCGGTCGATGACTTCCACCGTCCGGCCCACCGGATCATTTGGGGGGTCGTCCGGGAACAGATGTCGCCCGACTCCGCGTTCCGCGACATCAGCGACAACCTGACGATCAAGAACGAACTCGCCGACAAGGGCTTGCTGGAAAAGGCCGGCGGCGCCGAATACCTGGTTGAAATCACCGAGGCGACGCCCGGCCCGTCGAACGTCCGGGCCTACGCCGCCATCGTCAAAGAGAAGGCGCGGCAGCGCCGCGTCATCACCACGGCGAACGACATAGCGGATGCGGCGTTCGCCAACGACGACCCGGGCATCGCCACCGGGATCCGCAAGCTCGTCACCGTCAACGCAACCACCACGGGGAAAACCAAGATGACTGATGAAACGCCGGAAGGCATCGAATGGATTTGGGACCGCTGGTTGCCCAAGGCCGCGCTGGTCATGCTCGCGGCACCGGGCGGCAGCGGCAAGGGCACGTTCTGGTCGTACATCGTGGCGTGCGCGACCAACAGGCACCCGTGGCCCAACGGGTTCGTTTCCGAGCCGATGGACGTCGCGGTGTTCAGCCCGGAGGACGATCGCCGGCGGGAACTCGTCCCGAGGTTGAAGCTCGCCGGCGTGGATGCCGACCGGGTTCATCTGTGCGACACCGCGGACATCGCGTTGGCATCGACGGAGTGCGGGATGGTCATTCTCGACCCCATCGCCCAGGCGTTCGCCGGCGACGGCAACAGCGCGGCGGACGTTAGGCCGTACATCGAGCGGTTCGCGAACCACGCGTCGCAGACCGGGCAGATCATCATCGGCGTCCACCACGTGGGGAAGTACGCGGCCAGCCGCAAAGGGGCGGCAGCTCGGGACTTGCCCATCGGTTCGACCGCGTGGGTCGATGTCTGCCGGTGGCTGCTGATGCTGGCGCGCGACCGTTCGGACGAAACCGGGTCGCGGCTGCTGATCCGGGCGAAGGGCAATCTCGGCGGCGTCGACTTCGCTCAGGGGGCGTGGCGAATCCACGCGGAGGACGGTTCGCTAGGCAACGACGAACAGGGCCGGCCCATCCGCAACAAGTACGTGTCCAGGGTGGAGTACGTGGAAGGCGACGCCGACGAACTGTTCTTCGACGCGCTCGAATCGCCGCACAAGAACGAGGAATCGACGGAACAGAACGACACCGCGCAGACCATCCTTGAAGTGCTCGAATCGCTAGGCGGCCGCGCGTTGCGGGGGCCGCTGGTGGAAGCCTGCCGGCAGGCCGGGGTGTCGGCGCGGTCGTTCGACACCTGGATCAAGCGGCTTCACGAGCGGAAGAAGCTGATCTGGCGGAAGGCGGGTATCGAGGAACTGCCCAAGGACGCCAAGTATTCGATGATCGCCGTTCTCCTGTCGGTTGCCGACGACGCCGAGCGGACGTTCTGAAATGGCTCTCGACGGCGGTTCGGGGGTCGAAAACAGGCGTCCGAGAGGTTTCGCAACCTCGCGCGTACCCTGCAGGGATATGCGAAACTTGCGAAACCTGCGAAACTGTAGTGGTTTCTATCTACGCGCGTGTACTCTGCTGAGCTATACGAATCCTGCGAAACAACACACTCCCCCCCGAACTGTCCCCCCTGAGGTTTCGCAATTTCGCAGGTTTCGCATATCCCTGCAGGGTACGCGCGAGGTTGCGAAACCTCTGGCCCACCCACCCATCGGAGACTCGAAATGCCTGAAACCTGCCCATTCGCCATGCGGGAGCCGGAACGCCGGTGCGACTCCCGTTGCTCCGTCCGGCACAACCGGTGCGCGCACGCCAAGCGGACATCGCGGCAACTCGGCCCGGAACTGGTCGACGTCCCTGTGACGTTGCGGCTGACGCGGCTTGAACTCGCGGTGGTCGAGGCCCGGGCGCGTGCCTTGAGACGGACGTTGCCGGGCTACGTTCGCGGAGCGATGCGCTTCCCGCTGCTGGAATCCGACCTGGCCGAGGCGCGTCCCGAGCTGGCCAACGTGGTGCCGATCCACCGCGACCAGCCCTGACATAGCCGGGCGCCTGCCAGGGTGCCCGGTTGGTGGTCTACACCAATAGTTGGCGTAATTCACCAACTGGTGTATGTTCGCGCGCATGGCCGAGACGGCAACACCGCTTTTGGAAGCCATGCGCGGCATGATGGCCGCGCCGCACCGCCCCGTGCGGGTGTCGGCGGCCCTGATCGAAACGCGCGAACTGTCGAGCGACAACTTCGTGCACGGCGGCGCCCTGGCCGGCGGCCGACTACTCGACCTCGAGCCGACTCCCGTTCGCCGACCCCTGCCCTTCGCGGAGCGGTTGGGCGTCACCTTCGTTCCCGATCTTGAAGGCAATCAGTCGGTGGCGCTGCCGGTGCAGCGCGGCAAGGCGACGATGCGTTGGCGCAAGTCGGAAGGCGAAGTGCCGACGCAGACGAATCCGCGGCAAGGCCAAGTGGTCTTGTATCCCGAGGAACTGAACGGTTGGCTGGACGTGAACCGCCAATCGCTGTTGCAGACGGGCAACCGCATCGAGGCCTACCTGCGGCGCGAGTTGCGCGACGCGGTGATGGAGGCGGTCGAACGGGTGCTGCTGCAGGGCACGGGCGAAGGCCAGCCCTGGGGACTGTCGCTCAACGCGGACATCGCGGTCGAAGCGTTCTCGACCAGCGGGACGCCGACGCGAAGCGAAGTCATCGATGCGATAGGGGCGTGCACGGCGAAGCACGTTGCGCGCGAGAACATCGTCGCGGTTGTCGCTCCGGAGTTCGCGACGGCGATGCGCAAGATCCCGGTGGTGGCGAACAGCGACCGGTTCCTGATCGAAGGCGACATGCTCGCGGGCACCGTCCGCTACGAGGAGACGGCGCACTGCCCGGCCGACACCATGTTCCTTGGCCAGTGGTCGGACGTGGTGGTCGGCATGTGGGACGAAATCGAACTGATGATCGACCCGTACAGCCGTTCGACATCGGGGACGGTGCGCATGGTGGCGAACCACACGGTGGGCGTCGGGTACCGGCGGGTCGGCGACTTCGTGAGGGCTGCGTGATGGCCGAAGTGGTCGCCAAGCTGAGCGCGAACGCCAGCGGGATCCGCCGGCGGGTGCGCCACTTCCAGCCGGACGACGCCGGCGGCGAGCGGCGAGTCAAGCCGAGAGACAGGCAGCGGCACGGGCCACGCCACGACGGCGGCGGCGAAACCTACGGGCGACCGCACGACTGAGGAGAGCGAGATGCCGGACGAAGTGACGAACGTGATCGAGCGCCGGACGCTGGACACGGCCCTTGGGCCAATCGAGATACGGGCCGAAGGCGACGGCGACGACGCCGCGGTCTTCATCGAAGGGTACGCGGCGGTCTTCGATTCCGAGACGGAGCTTTGGCCGGGGCACAGCGAGAAGATCGCCGTAGGGGCGTTCGATGACGTGCTCGCGGACGGCCCGGACTGCAGGTGCCTGTTCAACCACGACACGAACTTTCCGCTAGGCCGGACGAAGATCAGCGAAAGCCTGGAACTGTCGGTGGACGACACCGGGCTGCGCTACCGGAACAAGATGCCGCCGGGCGCGAACGCCGAAATGGTCTACCAGGCGATCAAGCGCGGGGACGTTTCGCAGTCGTCGTTCAGCTTCCGCACCGGCGCCTACGAGTGGGACGAGCGGGCGGACGACGACTACTTGCGGACCATCACGCGGGTCGACGAACTCTACGATGTCGGCCCGGTGACGTTCGCGGCCTATTCGGACACGTCGTGCGAGGTCGCCAAGCGTTCGTTCCAGGAATGGCGGGACGCGCGGTCTGCGGCTGCGGCTGCGGCTGCGGCTGCGGCTGGCGGCGGCGACGGGAACGGAAACAACGGCGACGGGAACAACGGCGGCGGGAACGGAGGGGGTTCGCGACCCTCGCCGTCCGAGCCGAATCCGAATCCTCCGCCGGCGGCGCCGACGACGCTGGAACGGGCGCAGGAAATGGTCGAGTTGAACAACCTGCGCGACCTCGCGGCGGCGCAGCGGGAGAAGATCACCGAGCTCGAAGGCGAGCGCGACCGGCTCAAGGGCGCGCTGGATGCCAAGAAGCGGGAGAACAAGGGATTGCTCGATTCCCTGAAATGATCGAGCGGGTAACCAACAGCTAGAGGGAAGAACCATGCCGGATGAACCGAACAACGGCGGGAACGGCGACGGGAACAACGGCGGCGGGAACAACCCCGGCGGCGGTGGCCCGACGACGACTGCGGAAGAACAGCGCGGCAACCTGCGGACGCGGGAAAGCCGGCTGCGCGAGCAGGAACACGAGAAACGCGTGAGATTGTCGGAAATCGGCGATTTTCTCGCATCAAGGAACCTGACCCCGGACGAAATCGAGGAGCAGAAGACACTTGAGCGGGAATGCGGCGAAATCCACGAACAGCGCCAGGCCATCAAGCGTCAGCTTCAAGTCGGCCAGTACAGCAACCGGTTGACCGACCCCATCGGCCTGAGCGACCGGGAAATGCGCGACTTCTCGTTCAACAAGCTGATCATCGCCCGGTCGAAGGGTGCGATCGACGCCGACCGCGAGGCGGCGCGCATGGAACTTGAGGCCGTCGATGCGTACTCGGCGCAGATCAAGGATGCGCCGCTCGGCTTCTACGTTCCGCCCGACGTGTACGGCGACGTGGTGACGGGCCAGCGGGCGGCCGCGATTGCCCGGCTCAAGTGCCTGATCTTCAACAAGAGCGATATGGCGCGGGAAGCGGGCCGTGCCCTGATGGACCTTTGGGGCATCGAACAGCGGGATCTGTCGGCCGACGACTTCTCCGGCGCCGGCGCGCTGGTGGGGGTCGATTGGCGGCCGCAGTCGATGATCGAACTGCTGCGCAACAACCAGGCGTTGCCGATGCTCGGTGCCACGATGCTTACCGGTCTGGTGGGCGACGTGGCGATTCCGCGGCAGACGGGCGCGGGCGTCGTCTCGTGGGTGCCGAAGGACGGGGCCGACGTCGGCAACACCGACCAGGCTGTCGGCCAGATCACGATGACCCCGCGGACGGTCGGCGCGTACACCGACTACACCCGCGCGCTGCGGTTGCAGTCGTCGGTGGCCGTGGAGAACTTCATCCGTCGCGACCTGATGACGGAAGTGGCGCTCGCCGAAGACCGGGCCGCGTTCCGCGGTACGGGCGTGAACGGGCAACCGTTGGGCGTCAAGAACGTAACCGGCGTCGGTTCGGTCACGCACGAAGACACGGCGATCAACGAGATCGACACGAAGAAGGGCGACGAGGGCGACCCGACGTGGTTGGGGGTTCTCGAACTCCGCAAGGAGATCGCGACGGACAACGCCTTGATGGGCAACCTCGGGTTCACGGGCGGGGCCACGATCACGACCAACATGATGCGCAGGCGTGTCGACCCGGGGTCGGGCGTGTTCCTGGCGGACAAGCTGCCCTATCCGTTGGCCGAATCGAACCAAATCACGTTGAACGAACTGTTCTTCGGGAACTGGTCGGACGTCATTGTCGGGGAATGGGGGATGCTGGACATTCTGGTTGACCCCTACAGCCGTTCGACCGCCGGTGCCGTCCGGGTGATCATCTTCCACTCGTGCGACGTGGCTGTTCGGCACCCGGAATCGTTCGCGATCTTCGCCTGAGCGGAGACGGCACGAACGCAAAGTGAAACAAGGGCGGGCCTAATATCGGGTTCCGCCCCAACCCGAAACGAAAGGAGAAGGGCATGTTTCAGAAGAAGGACTTCGGCAACGTCGACGTGGTGCGCTCGCTGGATGCGCAGAATGCGTCGGCCTCGGCGAACGGCGAATCGGTCGACACGGTCGAGCACGGCGGGGTCGGCGTCGTTTGGGTCGTCGGGGCGGGCGCGAGCCTCACCGCGGCGAACTACTACACCTTGAAGGTGCAGGACAGCGACGACGGCACCGCCTGGGCGGACGTGGAGGCCGGGATGATGGCTTCCGGCGAGGCGTCCCGCGTCATCAATGCGACGACCGTCGACCAAGCGGCGATTCTCGATGCCTACCTGGGCGGCAAGCGGTACGTCCGTGCGGTGGTTACCGAGACGGGAACGGGGGCATCGCTGAACGTCGGCGCCGCGTTCCTGCTGACGCGCGGCCAGTACACCTAGCGCGCGGCGGCACACACCCAAACGAGTTGACGGGAGCACAACAACCATGAAGTGGGTAAAACTGAACTTCAACATGTACGTTCAAGGCAGGGCGCGCAGCAAGGGCGACCGCGTGCAGATGCCGGCGAACGACTACAACGCGCTCAAGCACCGGTCGCGTGAAGGCGTGCCGCTGTTCGAGGATTCGACGGCTCCGCGCAACCGCCGCCGTCAGCCTACGGACGATGATCCGGGCGGCGACAACGGCGGCGACAACGGCGGCAACGGCGACAACGGCGGCGACAACGGCGGCGGCGAGAGCGGCGACGGCACCCGGAAGCCGACGCCGAAGAAGTAGCGGTTCGATTCGACGGGCGGGCGGACGGTCCCGCCCGGTCGCCCGCCGGCGGCCGATTGCTCTCGGCGGGTCCGTTCCGCCCGACCATCGGTGAACGGCGAGGGCGCGACCTTTGGAACTGACGAACTTCTTCTACGCGACCAAGCGTTACTTCCAGGCGATCGGCAACGCGTCGAAGTACGCGGAGTGGCTGCTAAAGCAGGAAGGCGAGAACTCGTCGGGCGTCGCGGTCAACGTGACGCGCGCCATGCAGTTGAGCTACGTCCACGCGTGCATCAAGGTTCTGAGCGAGACGCTGGCGCGCACCCCCTTGCGGCTGATGCGCCGTCTGCCGGACGGTCGGGGCGCCGAGCCGGCGGTGAACCACCGGCTGTTCGGGTTGATGTCGTCGCTGCCCAACGAAGACCAGACGCCGTACACGTTCAAGCAGTCGGTCGAGGCGCAACGTCAGGGTTGGGGCAACGGCTACGCTGAAATCATCCGCGACGGGCCGTTCCCAATCGAAGTGCGGATGCTCTACGCCGAGCAGGTCACCCCCGAGTACCTCAAGGATGGGTCGCTCGTCTACCTGGTGACCGGCGACCATCGCGGGCCGGGCAAGGACAGGAAGACGCGCCGGCTGATGGCCGACGACGTGCTGCACATCCCCAATCTAGGGTTCAACGGCATTCAGGGCTATTCACCGATCCGCATTGCGCGCGAGGTCATCGGCCAGGGGTTGGCCGCGCACATCCACACGGGGCGGTTCTACGCGCGCGGCGGCAGTCCCAAGGGCGTGGTCGAAACCGACATGACCGTCAGGGCGATCGATGAGTTCGCGGAGAACTGGCGGGAGAAGTTCGGCCAGGACGGGGGTTCGTCCAACCAGACGCCGATTCTCCCGAGGGGCGCTCAGTGGAAGCCGACGATGATAAGCCCGGTCGATGCGCAGACGTTGCAGTGGCTTCAATTCAACCGGTCGGAAGTGTGCGGCATCTACCGGGTGCCGCCGGTGTTCGTGCAGGATTTGGAGCACAACACGTTCACCAACGCGATCGAACAGGACGCGCACTTCGGCAAGCACACGATGATTCCGAACTACATCGTGTGGGAAGAGGAGTGCACCCGGAAGCTGCTGACGCGGCGCGAGCGCGGCCACGGCCTGTTCTACGAGTTCGACCACGACGTGATCTTCGAGGCGAACATCAAGGACCGTTACGAGGCCTACCACCAGGCGTTGATGGACGGCTGGCTTCTGCGCTCGGAAGTCCGTGGGAAGGAAGGCAAGCCGATGGTCGCCGGCATGGACGAAGTGCTTGTCCCGGCCAACATGGTTCCGGCGAACCGCGACATGGTGCCGGGCATGGACAACCTGACGGACGAGCAGCGCGCCTTCCTGCTGGCGTTCTTCCAGCGCCACTTCATCGGCGCGTTGCAGCCGCGCGACCCGAGCTGAGCCGTCGCCGTGCGAATGCACGAGCGGTTCTCGATGGAAGCGGTTCGCGAACCGGGCGACTTCCACTGGATACGGCACCGGGACGGCACCCGCGAACTCTACCTTTGCACGCCCGACCGGCTGAACGGCAAGAAGGTGATGGCGGCGTGGCCGATCAGTCCGCGGACGGTCAAGGCGAGCGACGGCAGCGAGCACACCTGGACGTGCGACGGGCCGGACGACGCGCCGACGCTGCACCCGTCGCTGCACCACAAGGTGCGGTTCGAGAGCGGCGAGCGGACCATATGGCACGGTTGGGTCGAGGCCGGCGTTCTGCGGGAATGCTAGGCGTTGTGGTTAGGGTCGGTCGGGCATCCGACTTTACCTACAACGGAGACTTGACATGAGAATCTACCGAATCTTTCTCGCACCCCACCAATCCGCGTTCGTGGACGTTGAAGGGCGGTACATCCGCGACATGGGTGGTGGACGGCTTTTGGTCTTTGCCGAGGCGGAACCGTCGGCTCAGGCGGAACCCGTGGCGTCCTACCGTGAGACGCACGGCTTTAGCGTTATCGACAAGCCGCCGCCGCCGCCGTCCGAAGGCAGGACGCCCATCGAGTTCGGCGCCATGCAGCGCGACCAGTTGACGCGCATGGGGCTTGATCCCGACATCGCATCGGTGGTGGCCTTGGACGTTCAGATTCCAGTGCGCTACGTTCATGCGCTTGAAGAAGTCGAGCACGCGCGGGACGGCTTGGAACAAGCCCAGAGACACGTCGACACCCTTCACCGCAAGCTGTCGTCGTTCTTCGATGTGCACGGCGTCAAGACGTTGACGGTACCGAGAGGAAGCAAGCGTCGAACGGACATCACGCGGCACGACAACGGCACCTTCAAGACGGAAACAGTCTCCATCGCCTGAGCCGTGGCCACCCGTCCGCGCCAGGTTTGCGAACACCCCGGATGCCCGAACCTGACGCGCGGGCGGTACTGCGGCGACCACGCCGACGCCGAACCCGCGAACCGCGCTAGGCTCTACGGCACCGCCGAATGGCGCCGGCTGCGGGCCGACCAGTTGGCCCGCGAGCCGTGGTGCGATTGCGGCAGGAAGGCGACGGTCGCCGACCACGACACGCCCCACCGGGGCGATCCCGAGCTGTTCTTCGACCCAAACAACCTCGTTTCGATGTGCTCGTCCTGCCACGGGCGGAAATCCGCCAGTGAGCGCCAGACCGGATGGGACTACCGGCGGCGCTGACGAGTCGTGGTATGTTCGCGCCTGTTCGGCTCGAATGACGGAGAGAGATGATGAACCGAAGGGGACTGTTCCGGCGCGTGTTGGGGCTGTTGCCGATTGCCCTTGTTGGCCGCAGCTTTGTTACACGCGCGAACGCGGATCGGTACGAGTCTTACGTGCAGGCGTTGCAGGACGGGTGGATGCTGCGCGCTGACATCAGGGACGCGGAAGGCGAAGACCCGATTTGCGCGTGACTCGTTCCATTCGCAAAATGGTCAGCCACGCTCCGGGCGACTTGGATGACGGGAGAAGACGGATGAACCGAAGAGGATTGTTCCGGCTGTTGGCGCTATTGCCGTTCGCCGGCGTCGGGGTCCGCGCGTTAGCGGATGCTCGCAAGACACCGAACACGCAACCAAAGTTGGTCGGCGACGTGGAGATTCCCCGGACGACGCGATACACCTGGTCGGCCGACCCCGGCGCAATCGTTCCTGATCCCGACGATCCATCGGTGGTCGCTTACGTGCCGCCAGTGGTCGCGGTGGATACCCGAGGCACAATCTCCGTTGTGGTTCAGCACGTCCAGTAGGCTCGATCATGGTGGTTGACTGGTGGTGGCTCGTGGCGGCCGTGGTCGTCGGCTACGTCGTCGGCTTCGTCCACCAACACGCGCTCGCCAAGCGCGCATACGACCACATCCGCAGGACGCTTGTCGCTAGTTTGATCGGCGGGGTTAACGATGGCTAACAAGACGGGAAAGGCGCTCCCGGACGCGACCAAGGAACGGCGGGGCACGGCTCAGCCGAGCCGGATGAACCCGCTGCAACCGCGTTACGAAACACACCTGATCAATCGTCTGCCGCCCGGCTTCGCGGCGCTCGTCAAGACGCAGCCGCCCGACAAGGCCCGGGTACTGCGGGCCATGTACCGCGACCGGGTGAGGGAGTACGCGACCGCCGGCGTGATGCAGAACCCCGACCGGGACGCGGTGGCGGCCGAGTGTTGGGCCACGTTCACCTTCTGGCAGGCGGCGCAGGACGTTTCGGAGAACGGACTGACGGTGCAACGCACTGCCGGCCCGATGCCCGCGCCTAGCGCGCGTCTCGCCGTCCAGCTATTGCAGCAACTCCGCGGCCAGTGGACGGACTTCGGGCGCAACCCGGTCGGTCGCCAACGGCTGGAAGCGGCACCGCCGCCCAAGGACGCCGGCAGGTTCTCCGGTGTCGAAGGCCAGTCCCGCGGCCGCGGCAGCGCGCCGGCGCGTCCGAAGGCCGGCGACAAAGCCGTCGAACGTGCCGACCGGGGGGCGGTGATCGAAGCGTCCAAGCGGTTCGCGAAGAAGCCGCCGGCCAAGGATGGCTGACCGGTTCACCGAAACCGCATTCGACTACGCCGAAGGCGTCCTTCACGGCAACATCCCGGCGTGCAAGTTCGTAGTCCAGGCGTGCCAGCGGTTCGCGGACGACCTGCAACGCCCGGACCTCTACTACGACAGCCAGGCGGTCAGCGACTGCGGCGAGTTCTTCACCTGGTTGCCGCACGTCAGCGGCGAGTGGCGGGGCCAGCGTTTCGAGCCGTCCCCCTACCAGTGCTTCATCATCGCCAACATCATCGGGTTGCACTACGCCGAGGGCGAGCACAAGGGGTTTCGGAAGTACAAGGAAGCCTACGTCGAAGTCCCCAGGAAGTCGGGCAAATCAACCTTCGCTGCAGGGTTCTGTCTCTACTTCTTGACGATGGACGGCGAGCCGGGCGCGGAGGTCTACTGCGCGGCCACGAACGAGAAGCAGGCTTACAAGGTGTTCCACCCGGCGTACCAGATGCTCCGGGACGACGACGAACTGCGGCAGCACCTGAGTCTCGACGTGCTGCAAAAGTCGATCTACAACGACAGCGAGAACCTGAGCTTCAAGCCGGTGGTCGGGGATCCGCCTGACGGCGACAGCCCGTCGTTCGTGGTCATTGACGAGTACCACGAGCACGACCACGCCCGGGCCTACGAGACGTTCAAGACCGGCACCGGGGCACGGCGCCGGGCCATGCTGTTCGTCATCACCACTGCGGGCGACAACATCGACGGGCCGTGCCACCGGCTGCGCGGCGACATGGTGGACATTCTAGCCGGCACGCTCACCGACACGAAGGCCGACCGCCAGTTCGCCATCATCTACACGATCAAGGACGATGCCGACCCGGATCATTGGAAGACCGACGAGGCCTTGTACGAGGCCAACCCGAACATCGGCCATTCGACCTTCATCGGGACGCTGCGCGAAGACCAGCAGGAAGCGATCCGCTCGCGGCACCAGCAGACGGCGTTCAAGACCAAGAACCTGAACATCTGGATTGGCCAGGCCGACCCTTGGATCGACATGAACGCCTGGGCGCAGAACGGCTACGACATGCTGCCGGTGCACCGCGAATACGAAGACAAGGAACGCGAGGAAGGGTGGACGGACGGAGATCCCGACGCCGAAATCGTCTCTCCGGACGACCCTCGGGTGTTCGACATGCTCAAGCATCTGCCGTGCGTGGTGGTCACCGACCTAGCGGCCAAGATCGACTTCACCGCCGCAGTGGTCCTGTTCTACGAGGACGACAAGGACGTGACGCCGGCGGTGCTCGCGGACGGCACCAAGAAGTGGCCGCGCATCTATTGGGCCGTCCCGTTCTTCTGGCTGCCGCGCGCCACGTTCGAGAAGGTGCGGCGCTACGAGCCGTGGGAGCCGTACATCACGCTTCACGAAGGCGAGGAAATCGACATTCTCAAGGTGGCGGCGACCATCACCAACTGGCTCAACGATCTTCTGGCCAAGGAATACATCACCGACCCAAACCGATCGAGCGGCGTGGAACAGACGGTCGGGGAGTCGGTTGTATGGACGGAGATCGTGCGGTTCGGCCAGGGCGCGGCGACGTACACGAACGCCATGTACGAGTTCCAAAGCGCCGTGGACTCCGGGCGCTTCCGGCACCCGGACAACCCCGTGTTGAACTGGATGGTGGACAATTTCGTGGGCAAGCGGTACGACGACGACACCGTGAAGCCGCCGCGACCGAAGAACCGGGCGAAGAAGATCGACGGGGCGATCTGCTGCACGATGGGATGCGGGCGGGCCATGAACCTTGAGGCGGACGAGCCGGTGCCGAAGATCGAGACAATCCCGCTGTAGCGGTCGGTGGTGGTACAGTTGGTGAAATTGACCAACTGTTGGCGTGAATGGCCTACTCGTCCGACCGGTGGTACTGGTACGACTACCCCGACCATCTAAGGTCCGACCCCGAACGGGCGACACCGCCCGTGTACGGGCGTACCCGGAACGGCGACTACGAGTACCAGCCCCTGTCCACGCAGGAACTCCGGGATGCGTGCGGACTCGGCAGCAACGACGCCTACGACAATCGGCTCGAGCGGCTGCAGGTCACGGCGGTCGAACAAGTCGAAGCAACCCTGCACTACCCGCCGGCCCCGGTGGAACGGAGCGACGGCTACCGAGCTCTTACGGAACTGATGAAGCTGAGCGCACCGGCCAGCCGGGCGGACGAGCACGTCCCGACGGTGTACTACCGGGAGACGGACGGCGGTACGGAAACCCAACTGGCGGCCGCGTCGGTCACGCTCGCGGGGCCGCGCCTCGTGGCCATCGCCGAAACGGTGGACGTGTGGTCGAACTTCGTGCGCATCGCCTACCAGACGGACGTTTCGGAAGCGGCCAATTCGATACGCGAAGCGGTATACGAGTGGGTCGGCGCTAGGTACCGGAGAACCGCCGGCGAAGACGTGACGATGCCCGATCTGGCAGACCTTCTCGACCCGTGGATCATCAACCGGGTGGGTGCGGGATGAACACGGCGCAGCCGAGAATTGTCGAGCGTCCCGACCGGCACTTCTTCTCGCCGCCGCGCTCTATCGAGTGGGATCTTCTCTACGGGGAATCGCGCGAAGTGGTCGCGCGCATCGACCGGCAGGGCGACGATTTGGCGATTTCCCCGTGGGTGTCAGCGGGCGACGAAGGAGCGATAGAAGAACTCCTCGCAAACGTGGTGGACGCCGAAGGCAACCCGCTACCCGCGGCCACCGACATCTCCATGTTTCGGTTGAGAGCGGAGGCGAAGTTCTACGACGCCCCCGCGAACATCGCGCCCGTCCCGTGGCTGGCGACGCGGAAAGACACTGACTTCCCCGTGGTCGTGGCGACGGTGAACGCCCGCGCGGGCCTAATCCGCATGGAACTGCCGGCGGACATGCCGCCGGCCAACCCGGCCTTCGGCGCGGAGACGGTGCCGGTTGCGGAAGTGCACCTGGAGGTTTCCGACTCCCGCAATCCGAACACCTGGATTCGACGCTTCCTGGCACGGTACGGCCACGGCCCGGATGTGACGGCGCATCCCGAAGGGATGCATCAGCGTATCGTCGGCTGGTCGGCGGGGCCTACGCCGACGCAGGACGAACTGGACGCGGCATTGCAAACCACCGACAACGATTTGTCGATTCCCGAGCGCACAACACCTGGGTACCTGTTCTTCGGCGTCACGTCGGACCCGGGACTTCCGCGTGACGCGTACTACGACGGCAGCATGTTCGACATTCTCGCGAGCGGCTACCAGGCGCGCGGAACACACGAACGTGGGGGGTTGGAGTACAGCGTGATGAGCACGCGGGTCTTGCAGAACCACAAGGTCTTGGGCACTGGCGACCGCATACTGACCCTGAGATACACGCGATGACCGACGAATCCTACGAAGGCGGCTACGCGGACTTCTCCGGACGCATTCGCAGCGCCAACGAGGACGGAATCGCCGTCGAAGGCGATGGCGTTAAGGTCGGGGTGCCGAACCCGCCGGACGCCGGCGACACGTTGGACGATTGGATCGCCCACCTTCTCGCCAACGTCGACAACTTCAAGGGCCGATGGAAGGCGGGCGATTTTCTCGTCGGCAACATCACCTACACGGTCGCCGGCGTCGAGGTGTCCTTCTGGATTTGCCAGCAGCGACGGCAGAAGACGGACGCGAATGCCCCGCCTGACGACTCCCGGGGCTGGCAGCCCTTCGGCAACGCCGCGCTCCCCGACCCGTACACGTTGCCTGCGGCCACGGCGAAGGTCAGGGGCGGCGTTGTCGGCATCACGAACGACATCATTGACGCCGACACGTCCACGGCGTGGTTCGCATGGGGCATCTCGCACGTCAAGAAGGTGGTCAACGCGATAGTTGATCCCGTCAAGACCCTGGCCGAAGCCGCGTTGCCCAAGTCGGGCGGCACGCTGACCGGCAAGCTGACGCTCGACGGGGCACCGACCAGCGATCTTCATGCAGCCAGCAAGAAGTACGTGGACGACAACGCCGGGAGCGATGTAGACCAGGAAGCCAGGGATGCGGCGGCGGCGGCGCAGGCTACCGCCGACGCCGCGCTGCCGAAGGCCGGCGGCACCATGACGGGCAAGATCGTACTCGACGGCGCCCCGACCGAAGACCTGCACCCGGCGACCAAGAAGTACGTCGACGACAACGAGCCGCCGGGAAAAGCGTTGAACGACGACGTGGACGCGGAGACGGACGACTCCAAGTTCATGACCGTGGTCAAGACCTTCCGGGCCATCTACAGGAAGGTTCCCGTCAACCTCTCGCAGACCGTCGCCAACCTGCTCAACCTGACATCCGACCTGCACGCAGGTTCACCCGCGACGGGATGGAGCGACATTTCCAGCGCCTCGCAGGGCGGCATCAGGGAGAGCGTAGGCAGCGCGCAGTGGACCTTGGCGAGCGCGAGGGCGGTGCAGACGAACCAATGGCGTCTCGCGCTCACCGAGGAGCAGGCGCAGTTCCAGTACGGCCTGATCCGCATTCCCGCCACGGCCAGCGCGCAGAACTACCGGCTGGAGTTCACCGGTCTGGCCTCGGACGGCTCTCCGGTGGGCTACGGCGACCTGACCAACTGGACGAACATCGGGTTGTCCGCGGACGGCAACTGGCAGTTCTACACCCCGCCGGGCCTGTTCGGTACTGTGAGCATCAAGCTTCAGGCCACCGGGGATTCGGCGCACCACGGAACGTCCCGGTTCGACGGAAACCTGCTCCGGAGCAAGGTGCTCGATGCGCTTGGCCTGTCGGCCGTTCCGACCGGGGTGGCGACGCCCATCGTGGCGGACGGCGTTCTGCGCGGCAAAAGCGACGGGTCCGACACCGAGTGGAACACGGCACTCAAGACGCTTCTCGACGCGTTGCCCGCTCTCGCCGGACAGGCCGCGAAGGCCCTCTCCCCCAACAGTGCCGAAGACGGCCTCGAATGGGCTGACTTCGCCACGCCGACGCAACTCGCGGCTGCCGTCCGCTCGGTTCTCAAGTTCAAGGGCGATTGGGCGTCGGCCAACGCGTCGGCGCAGTACGACGTGGTGCGCCACAACGGCGACGGCGCATGGGCCTTCTACGTGGCCCGCACGAACGTGGCGGCCAACACGGCGGCCGCGAGCGAACCGGGCAAGGGCGCGTCGTGGTCCACGTTCTGGTACCGCTCGGGCTACGAGGACGGGGCTCCTTCGTCGCTTGTCGGCGCACCCGACCTCGAAGACGGGGTGATGACCTTCACCGAGCGCGGCGGAAACGAGCACGAGATCGCGTTGCCCGACGCGTCGTCCATAGCCCGCGTCGAAGCCGTGTCGATGCAGGACGTGAGCAGGGCACAGACCGACGTGGAACTCCAACCGGTGGCGGCGTCGCCTTTCAGCGTCGTCTTCGGCCAAGGCTCCAACCGGCTACTCACCGGGCTGTCCGGCAACGACATCTCTTTGCTTCCGGGCGCCTACATCGTCGACCTCGTTGCCGAGATTCGGGCGCAGAGCGTTTCCGAAGCCCGCAACGCCGCGCTGTCCTTCCAGCTTCGACGGGCATCCGACAACTCGGTACTGGAGGGTGGATCGACAACGGCCCCGAAAGTGCCCGACAGTTGGCAGACGATTTCGGCTCTCGCCGCGATCTTCTTGGACACGGAAACGTCTCTCAACGTCCTGGCCGTGCGCTCCGGTGGGAGCGCCGGCGTCCAACTGCGCAACATCAAGGTGGAGTTCTTCCAGCAGGGCAGCGCCGACACGACCAAACGCGCCGAAGGGGCCAACCATCCGCCGTCCGTTCTTGTCGGACGATCAACGGCTCTGGAGACGCCCGTTGCAGCTGGCGGACAGACTTCGCCGATCTTCGCGTCCGTATTCCGCGACGACGACGACGTAACCGAGGACAACAATCAGATCGTGCCCATTATAGCCGTGCAAAGCATGGCGGGCGACGTGACCGATTTGGATGACACCGAGTATTCAGTTCGCTTTTCTCCGGGTACCTATATCGTCGGCGCTTCCCTGGGCAACATCTGGACGGGCGACGACGGTTCGTCCAGGGCCGCTCCGGAAATCTACACCGAGTGGGACGATCCGGTAATGGCCAAGGCCGAAGCAAGCCTTGACATCGAACCGGGAGCAGGTACCACCGTGTTCCACTTCGCTGCTCGGAACAATGGACCCGGTGCCAACAAGTATACCGTCCGGTTCGTATACGTGTCCGGCAGCACATCCAACGGCGTGTCCGTACATGTCGACAACAGCGTTGTCGAATGCCGAATCAGGGGCGTGAACACGATCAACAGCATCGTTGCGGCCTTCGACAATCCAATGGCAGATTCGCCCATCGAGGTCGTGAGCTTTTCGGGTGCCGGAACCGACACGGTGACATGGTCGTCTTCCGCCTCGCCCATTATGGCTCAAATGTCCGGCGGACGCGGCGGATGGACATTCCTGACGGCTAGCCAGGCGCCCTACGTGCGCGGCACCGCGGACCCGTCCAATTCCTCAGTGGGACTCAACCTAGACAGCGACGACAACTACACCGGCATAGACTCGAACACGACCAACGCCTTGTTCATGGTCCTGTATCTCGCGGCGAAGACGAAGGTGCGATTTCGGATCGCCAAGGGTCGCAGCTTCGGTCAGAGCCGCGGCGACGGGGCCGCGTCCGCATCGCAGACGAGCAACGCCTACTGGATGGACATCGTACAGATGCAGGTCATCCCGGTCGGCCTCGGACTACCGGAAATCGAAGTCGTCCATCCCCACGTCTCGGCGTTCGCACTGACTGGAAACACGGATCCCGTGGCGGGTTCCATCGGCACGCTCGCCTACGGCTACAGCTTCGAAATCAGCCAGTCCTCGCACGTCGCGGCGGCCCGCATCGTCGGGTTCAAGGGAACGGACGCGAGCCCGGACGCCGTCGCAGTTCTCAAGGCGATCGCTGCGGCGGACTACCACGGCGGCAGCGGCAGCGTCGCGATACCCGGCGGCGTCAGCCTCGCAGCAGGAGAGACGTACACCGTCCGGCTGGAAGTCTACGAAAGCGGGCAGACCCCGGCGACCGACCAGCCGGTCAGCTACAAGGACGCCCGGATCACGGCGCACGCGCCCGCGACCGCCGCGTACCGCGTGGGCTACATCCCGTATTCGTCAGACGCGGAGACGGCGGCCGAGACGCTGGCGCGGCTGACCGACTTCGACAACGACACGGCGACGGCGACTGAGATCCCGTCGCGCATGGTCGTCGCGGTGCCGACGACGGGCGCCTACCAGTTGTACCTGGCGGTCAAGAGCGACCAGCCGCTGCCGACCGGGTTCACGAGTTCAGGTCTTCCCGCGACCAACAGCTTCTGGCCCGCGCAGGACAAGACCGTGGAAGGCGTGGACTACAAAATCTGGATCAACCGACCGCTGAACCGCGTCACGTCCGCGAACAACGGCGAATACTTCGGAATCGAACATGGCTAGATACTCTCAGAACAAGGCCGGCGCCAGCCCATACAACGGAACGCTGAGGTCCGCGAACGGCGTCCTGCCGACCGCTTTCGCCGATGAAATCCAGGGCGGTCTGGCGGTGCCGGGCGGCGACAACGACGCGGATTCGGTGGCTCAATACCTCAATTCGCTGCGTTCCGCCGAGTTGTCCGCCCTGCCGACCGACCTGTCCAAGTTCGCTCTCGGCGACATGGTGACCGTGGGCGGGGAGACGCACATCGTCAGGGCGGCGCCGGGCACGAACACCTTTGCGGGCATAGTCACCGGCTCGCACGACCACCTCTCCGCCACGACGAACAGCCATGCGGGCGCCATTGCGATCTACGGGCAGTTCACGTCGAACCCCGACAACGCCCTCGCGGGGGTGGTGGCCCACACCATCGGCGAGCTACAGCTACTGGTCAAGAAGACCGCCTACGAGACGGGGAAGGGTTCCGCCGTCGCGGATTCGGACAAGATCACGGCGGTCATCAGCGCGGGCACCCCGTCCAAGACGGACACCATCACGCTGTCGCGCAAGCCGGGCAACGACTATTCCGACGACGGAATCGACTACCTCGTGTTCGAGTACGCCGACAACGACGGCGACCTGAACTACTGGCGCGTCCCGGACGGCACCGCGTGGACGATGCGCCTCTTCGAGGGAGAGGACACCACCACGCCCCTGCTCGTACACCAGGACGGAGTGAAGCACTGGGTCCTGTACCACTTCGACGACGAAACCCGCCTCGACGCGGAGGTCCAGCGCCTCGCAGACGAGTTGGGAATCGACGCCGGCAACTACGGGGAACTTGCCTCGATTGTCGCTGGTTTCAGGACGGGCTTCTATACCGGGCCGCAAAGCGCCAAGTACGAAGTGCTGGCCACCACGACTCGGAGACAGGCAACGAAGGCGTCCCTGATCGACGACAACAGGGATTGGCTGCCCGCGTTCGACCGGGACAACGGCTCGATCAACGTCGGCAACACGTCCGGGTACGCCTACGTGCGGGTCAGGAAAGCGGATCGCGACGCGGATTTCGAGAAGACGACATCGCTCAACGTCATCCAGCAGACGGATCGCAGCGACTACTTGATGATCGCCTCGCGACCGATTGCCGGGGCCGGTCTGCAGGACCCGCTCGCACCCGACCCCCGGCACTGGCAGACCAACGACGTCGTCCTTTCAAAGTACTGGTCGGATGCGACGTGGGACACCTGGGAAATAACGTTCGCCGGTTCGGGGGACGACGGCGCCCCGAACGTCTACAACGCCTATTTCGGCAGGTTCGTGCGGCTCGACGGGGAATTGGCCGACGAAGACCCCGAGGTGTTCCGACGTCTGCTGGAGCACTACCAGCGGGGACTGCTGACCGGGCCTATCGACGAAAACTACAAGGTGCAGGTTGATTCGAGAGACAGGGATGAGACCAACGTCAACAGCATCTACTACGTTGTCAACGCTGAAACTGGCTTCCACGCCCAGGCGACGGTCTACGTCTACCTGCGAGTTCCTGCGAACGCTCACGACGAAGGCTACGAGCAGGACGCGGCGCTGGTCATCTACCGGAAGACGGACGGGTCCATAATCCAGGCGCGGTCCATCCGCGCGCAGGACACCGCAGGCGAAAGCCGCCACTGGCTCACCGACCCGGCGCCGCTCGCGAAGCTGGCGACCGTGGCCGGGTACGACTACTACAAGATGTCTTTCGAGCTTCCCGCCGGAGACGTGATCGACAACAACGACCCGATCTTCCACGGCCTGAACCTGGTCGCCTACTTCGGTCTGCACCAAAGCCTGACATCCGGCGAGAACGACGCGGGAACGGGCATCGAACTCGACCGGGGGCGAATCTCCATCCGCCACACCGACTTCCCCTTCGGCCTGTGGGGATCGGACGAAGACGGCGTGGTCAAGGCCATGCGGATGAAGGAAATCCGCGTGGACGACCAGCGCGGCCAGCAGCCGGGCTACGAATACTACTGGCAGAACGGGTACAGCCTGCGCGAGAACCTGTTCCCGAACCTTCCCGGAGGCACCCATGCGCGGCGGCTGAACATCCATCAGAAGATCGACATCGTGGTCCTCAACAACCAGATCGTCGGCTACGAGTCGCAGCGCCCGGGCTTCACCTGGGACCACGACCACTACACGCTGAAGTTCAACGGCGTGGAGTGGAGCAACCAGAGCGCCGGAACGACCGAGCGTCAGCTTGTGATGGACATCACCGTGGACATCAACGGCGCGCCGGGCGACACCTACAACCTGCACATGTACGCCACCGACGACACATGGTTCGGGCGCACCCGCTCGACGGACGTTCCGTTCACGATCCCGCAGGGCCAGACGGGCTACTACCGATGGACCCACCGCTACGTGTTCGCCCCCGGCTCGCTGCCGAACGCGGGGTCGCAGGTCAAGCTGCAACTGCACTACGCCAGCGGGAGCCTCGGGTACGCGCTCGTCCGTGACCCGATCTGGATCAAGTTCTCCCTGCCCCACGTCAACTTCGTCAGCCATCAGACGCTGGACGTGGACGCGCCCGCCTCGGGCGGCGACGAGCACTCGCTCGGACCTGGCCGCATCATGCCAATCGCCCTGGGCGGAAACACCGACTACCTGAACGACAACTTCATCGTCCTTGGACACGACAACCCCGGCAAGTGGGGGGACGCGACCGATGCGGCGAAAGCGGGGATTGCGGCGGAAGGCAGTGCGCCTGCCGCCGGAAACGTGGCTTCCGGCTCGTACCCGGTATCGGCGGGTGACCAGACGGGGGTCGAGTTCCTTCTGGCCCGAATAAAGACGAACGAAATTCCGGCGCAGTACCGGGCCGCATGGGTCAATTCCTCGAATCAGCCCCAAAGCACGGTGATCGGCACGTCGGGCTGGTATCACCTGACGACCAACGGCGGGTTCGAGTATTGGGTGTTCTCGTTCGTGGCATCCAGCATTTCCGTGCCGCAGAGCATCAAGGGTCTGCACATCGAGACGCGGGCGGCCGTGATCGACAACGTGCAGGGCTCGATGATGTTCACCCAGGACATGCGGAACGTGCTCGTCAACCTCTACACGCAGATCAACGCGACGAAGACGAACTTCCGCCTGACGCTGTGGTCGTGGATCGACGGGCTGGTGAGGCCGCACGTGCACAAGATCATCGGCTACACGCGGGCGTCCTACAACCTCTATTGGGACTTGGGCGCGGTCAAGGCCGGCCAGAGATTCGCCATCGTGGTCGAGGGCGACCCGCCCGCAACGACAGCCGCAGCCGGAAACCTGCACTTGGAGATCAACACCAACGTCGACACGCGCTTCCCGCCGCAGGTGACCCTGGTGCCGGGGCTGATCCGCGACACCAAGTGCTACTACGAGCGCGTCCTTGCCGACCGCAACGTGTCGGAGATCGCCCTGAACGTCAACCCCATCGGCGCGGTGCATCGGGAAAGCCTGATTTCGCTGTACGTCGTGGTTCGGAAGACGGACGGGAACGCCAGGATGGCGGGAACGATCCCGCTCCAGGCGCAGCGGGCGTTGGCGGACTCGAACAACTACGCTCTTGCCGCCCATTGGGGCAGCGGGCGCGACGAAATGATGCGGTGGGATCCGGCTGACAACAAGGTCGTCATTTCGGGCGGCCCTATCGCCATCAAGGACGGCGATGTCATGGAGGTATGGGCAGAGCACTACCTGTGACGTGTCGGGTGTTAGGATTGGGCGGTGTCGTCGGGTCAAATGAGGTCTGGTTTCGCGGCCCCGCCCCGCTCCATTCTGCCCGACGACACATCGGATAGGGGGCGGGGCCGCGCTGCCAGCGGATAAGATGGAGTCTGCAATGACCAACCGAACGGAAACAGTCCTGCTGCGATTGCTGCGGGTAGCTACCGGTTTCGGCGCCGCGAGCGCCGCGCTTCTCGTGATCGTCCTGTTGGCGGCCCAATCGGCCCGCGCCGGGGGGGGGGGGTGTGCCCCATCCCCGAAGGCGACGACTACGTGACGGCGGCCGAAGTGGAACGAAAGCAGCAACGGCAATGCGCCAAGGATGCGGACGGTGAACTGTGCGCATACTGGACCAAGTTGCAGAGCTTCCTTGACGACCAGCCCGACGGCATCACGGAGGACGAGGCCTACGACGAACAGAGTCGCCGCAGCGCACGGATATTCCGCCGGGTCTACAACACCGTGGAACACATGACGCGCTGTCGCGAGGGGACCGACCAGGGGTCGGCGACGGTCGTCGGCGCCGACGACAGCGGAACCAGACCGGCGGTCGAAGTTCCCGGCGACTGGTCGTTGCGACCGAGGGGGATTAACCGTGGAGGAAGGTTCCGGTTGCTGTTCATCACGGACGATTGGATCAGGCCGAACTGCCCGCTTTGCAAGACAAAAATCCCCTATGTGGGCCACATCCGAGCCGCAATCGCCAAGGGGCACGCCGATTTGCGCAGCCATGCGGTTCGCTTTCGACCCGTCGTTTGCACGGCGCAGGGGGATTACGAAATCGGAACAGCCGGAAGCAACTATGACATCAACCGCGCCTATACGGGTGCCTCCGTGCACTGGATCGGAGGCCTAAAGGTGGCGGACAACTACGCCGACTTCATCGACGGGGACTGGACCAACTACGCCGGGACCGACAGGAGGAACCATCTTGGCCAGCCGAGCAACAGAGGCACGCAAGGGGACTGGCCTTTGACCGGCTGCGGTGCTGGTGGCACGGCGAAGACCGGACACGGACTCGGATCCGACATGCCGTGGAGCGGGAGGCTGCCGCCGAACCATCCTATCGATGGCGGAACCAATCAGGCCAAGGACCACCAGCATTCGATCTACGGGATTTCGCCCGAGTTCCTGGTTACTTCCGATCCAGAACCAGAGCCCTACCCGTTAGGAACGGAGGGCGACTACTTCGACGACGGCATCAAGTTCGAGGCTACGTGGAACTACGAGGGCACGATACCCGTCCGGGCGCCTGACCTGTTCGGCCCCGCATGGAGGTCGCCGCACACGGGTACGCGAAACACCACGGAGCGCCAAGCCGGCCCGGTGGTGTGGGAGACGGGCATAGCCTACTCGACGTGGGACGACGACATCGTGAGGGGCGACCGGTCGCCCATCGTCTTCATTCGCGATCCGGGAACGGGCCACCAATGTCACCCCGACATCGAAGGCGATGCTTCGGTGGATTGTGCCAACGCGCTTTCGCTGCGCTGGTTCGACGAGGACAACGTGCTTCGAGCACCGACGCTGCGAGAGGACGACATTGCATTCATCGAGGTCAAGAAGTACGAGGGCAAGTGGATATACGAGTTCTCCCGCAAAATCCAATTTCCCGTCGACGTGGCGAGCGGGAAAATCAACGCAACCCACGGCGCAATCAACATGCAGGTGTGGGCGCAGGCGTCGGACAATTCAGCGTGGCGTTTGCCCGACGCCACTGACAGTCCGTCGCCAGTGCGTTTACGGTCCTTCGGCGACTTTGGGGCGGGCCACCGCGCAGTGTTTCGGTGGGAGAGTCGAACCTATCTCGACGTACCGAACGACGTGTTCAGTTGTGCGGATGATCGCGAGGGCAAAATCAAATTGGGATTGGCGGACTTGGACCCGGACGATTGCGCGGCGGAAATCGAAGCCAAGAGGCAGAGGTGTATAGACGGCCCGCGGACGGAGCAAGATTGCAACCCGAAGGCGAAGGAAGACCTGAGGATATGCATAACTGATCGTAGGGAATGGCTGGCTGTACGCCCCTACGTGCGCTTCTACTCCGGCGGCCGCGAGTGGCAGGACGTAGCCGATTCGCCAACCATCGACCTGTGCCAGTAGGACGCCCCCCCATGAGCATCGACCAGGGCTACATCGACTATCTCAAGCGCGAAATTGCGCAGGGCACCGATTGGGCGCAGGACGAACTGGACCGCTACATGGCCGAGCAGAACGCCGCGCCGGACACGTCTGACGCCGACCGGCGTGCCGCCGACCTTCTGCGGGAAGAGGAACGGCTTGCCGCCGACGCGGGCATGACGATCGACGAGTGGCGCAGGGCGGAAGCGGACGCGAGGGCGCGCGACCTCGGCGGCGGACTGCCCATGAACTATCTGCCGGACATCTACGACGAGGCGTGCCGCGTCATGCGGTCGGGCATGATCGGCCCGGCGGACCCCTCCGAACACCCGCTCAAGCTCAACGACACGGCGAACGACGCGGCGAGGGAACTGTGGGCGCGGCTGGAACGCGACATGGCGAACGACCCCGGGGGCATCCTGTCCGCGAAGGCGAACATCAAGACCCGGCTGCTCGACCATGAAGCGCAGTCGAGGGATACGGGAAACGATGTCGTGGAAGCGATCCGCAACGCCGAGCCGGGCAACCGGGCGTTCTGGACATCCAGGGGAAAGCCCAAGTGCTTGGCGCTCAGCCGCGCCGTCGGACGCCGGGTGAGTTCCGCCGAGCGCGACAAGGCGTACCTGGAATGGAGGGAATCGCAATAAAGCCACGTTACGAGAAGGTCGAACCAATCGGCGTGGTCGCCGTGCTGGCCCTGTGCGGCCTTGTCGCGGTCGGCTTCATCGCCGAATGCGCTGCGGCAGACGAGTCGAAAGCGGAGACGTGGTGCGGCCTGGTGGTCGAACCGGAGCACCGCTGTTCTGACTACAACCGCGACAGGGACTACGACCACGATGTCAGCGGCATCGAATGGAGAATCGCGGAGCGGGCGGGGTACGGACTCGACGAGGAATTATGCGGCGGCGAGCCGAAAAGCCGATGCGCGTGGCTCGACCGACCCTTCCCGTCCCCCTATATGCCTGGTGTCCGCGTCCGCTCGCTCCGGGACACCGACATCGAGCACATTGTCGCGGCGGCGGAAGCGCATGACAGCGGTTTGTGCCGGGCCGACCGCGCGACGCGCACCGCATTCGCCCGCGACCTCGACAACCTGACCTTGGCGTTGCCGAGCGTCAATCGCTACGAGAAGGTGGACAAGGATCCCGCCGAGTGGCTGCCGAAAAAGCGGGTGCGCTGGTATGTCGGCACATGGGTTGCGGTCAAGCGCAAGCACGGGCTGTCCGTGGACCGGGCGGAACGGGACGCGCTGGCCGCGGTGTTCGGCAAGGGAGGGTGCAAGGTCGACGCGGACGAGCGGGGCGTGCCGCAGAAGCCGTGACCATCTACCGGAAGTCTCGGGACACGGCCACCGAATACCACCGCCCGTCGGACGCGGACGGCACGGTGATCCACTGGCCGTTCGGTTCCGACGCCCCGCAGGCAATCGTGTTCGTCTGTCCGTGCGGCGGACGCGAGGTCTACGTCACGTCCCCGCCCCACCTGATTTCGTTCGACGCCGAAGGTGCGCTGACGCTGGACGGTTCGGTGGGCAGCCGTCGCGTTGGCCCGTCGCCGGACTTCCGGCGCGTGCACGGTCGCAACCTGTCCGACCTGCCGGCGAACTGGTGCCACTTCCTGGTGGAAAACGGGGTGGCGACGATGTGCGACGACGCGGCATGTCCGGGTGGCGCGAAATAGGGACGCGCTGAGCCACTACGACGCAACGGTGCTGCTATTATCCGGGAAGCGTTGGCGCAGAAAGGCGAGGGACTGAGGAAACATGGACATCCCTTGGGTGCTAGGAATCGTCGTCGCCGTCGTCGCGTCCGTGGTCGTGCCGTTTGCCGTTTGGCTCGTCAAGTGGCAGTCGAAGACGACATCCGAACACCGGGCGATTCTCGACGCGTCCGCCGCGCAGATCGAGGCGAACAAGGCGCAGACGGCAGCCAACCAGCGGCAGACCGAAGTCCTCCGGGAAGTGCAGCAGGAAATGGCCAAGATCGGCGAGGGCCTCGAACGGATCGAAAATACGCACCAACGCCATACCGAAGAAAACGTCGCGTCGCATACGCGCATGATCGAAATGATGCGCCAGACCTAGTGACGCTGCGCGAGCGAATCGACGGCCTTTCCGGCTGGATCGCCTTCGGAACCCTCGTCGCCGCCGTCGTCGGCTATTTCGTCTACGAGCGAATGCACGACGCCTACTGGATGTCCATCGAGAACGCCAAGTTCGAGTCGCTGGAGGCGGGCAACGAACAACTGCGGCGGGACATCAGCGACCTGAAGGTCTACGTCGCCGACCAGTTGGGGCACCACCGTGGCGAACATGACGCCCGGCCCCGATTTGACGATGCGCGGGAAGGCGAGTAGAAACCGCATCAGTTCGTCGGCGAGTCGACGCCGGACTGCAATACGTCAGTTTCCACGGGAGGAAAGATGATCGACTGGACTGCAACTCTGGCGTTGCTGAGCGGCGCGCTGTTCATCGCCGTTGTCGTGCTCGCGGTGAAGCTGGCACGCAAGACGCCGCCGGCGCCTACGGGGGACTCGGGCGACGGTCGCCCAAACACGTTCCGCCCCTGGTACAAGAACGTTCTGACCGTGGCGTCGTCGGGCGTCGTCGTGTTCCTTTCGGTGTTCGTCATCGAGGCCTGGACGCAGGCCGAGATACCGGAAGTCCTGTGGGGCATCGGCGGGGCGGTCATCAACCAACTGTTCAATCTGGCCTACCGGTTCCTCGAACTGGAGGAGAAGCGGCTAGACGCGATGTCGCGTTCGGACATCCTGCCGTTCGTCGCTGCGGTTGCCGTGGCGGTGGTCGCCGCGTGGATGGCCAAGCACGGCTACCTTGTCATCTAGGAGAGCAACAATGACCAAAGCACTCGTTGCGGCGCTGGCCGCATTCCTACTCGCGTCGTGCGCGACCGCCCCGGTGGCCATAACGCCGGCGACCGACATGCCGGGCGTGCAGATCGGCTACTACCCCGGATTGGAGCGGGAACGCTCCTCGACGGATTCGTACCGGCTTTCCGAGCACAACGAGGACATCCTAGTCGCCACCGGGCTAACTGTTCTCGGCGTTGGCGCCGCGTGGCTTCTGTACGACAACGTATTCCGGGACGACGAGAACAAGTGCGTGGTCGGCAAGAGCCATATCGACACCATCGTCGATGGCGAACTCGTCGCTCGCGAGACGAAGGTTCTGCACGACCCCTGCTAGGCGGTAGACTCCATCCGCCCGGACGGTCCCAACCGCAAGGCGGACGCGGCTGCCTCAGCCGAAAAGGCGTCCGGGCGTCAACCTTCAAAACAGAGGACACACACATGAAGGCGCTACTGGCCATCGCCCTTGTCTGCACCGCCGCCGGCTGTACGGTCGTCCCGGTGGAACCAACGCCCATCAAGCCGACCCGGCACGTAATCACTGACGGCTGCGCCACGGCGCTAGGCGTGGTCGGACGAGTCGCATGTGCGACGGCGCTAGGAATCGCGCCGGGCGGAACCGAACTGCTGGACGGCATCGACGGGCGACGCCAATGGCTCGCGGAGCGCGCCGGCGCGGCACGCGACCGCGCGGCCGCCGCCGATCTTGAGCACCGCCGCATGGCCTTCTGCATGGCGAACCCGACCTACGGGCCGTGCGCCGGGATCGTCGAACACGCTCTCGCCCTGTCATCGAGACACGCGAATACCTCAACCAGCGGGAACACCGGCGACGGGGCACAGGAAGACGTGGCCCCGTCGCCGGAGGCCGTCGATCTGCGTCAGACGATCAAGGACGCGGAATCGCGAAACGGGCCGCTGCTGCGGGTGTCGGCCAACGGGCACGTCTGTTGGGGCCACAGCGTGGTACAGAACGGCGACAGGGCGCGGTTCGCGAACCGGACGCTGACGGTCGAGGAATGCGAACTCGTGCTCGACCAGGACATCGAAAGCGCGCAGATACGCGCCAAGCGGTATCTGTCGTGCGAGACGCCGGCGTGCATCGAGGCCTGCTACGTGTGGGGCTGCGCACAGTGGGGGGCGGTGAGCGAGGCGGCAGTGGCGTTGCGCGGCATCACCGGGCCGAAGCGGGCGCGGGCGCAACGGCTGTCTGCCGCACTGTGACGGATGGGACAAGGCTCGAGCCTTCTCGAATGCGACTGGCCGGGGTGCCCCCGGCTTGTCGACGGCTGGTACTGCGACGAACACCAGTACCGACCTGCCGGCGTTGACCCTACGGGCGAGCGCGTCTACTTCGACCTCGCCGGCACCCTTTCGGACAACGCGCAGCGTCGCGCTTCTGCGCCGTCGTGGCCCGAATACTTCGCCCGGCTGCTGGACGATCCGCCGCGACCCGCGGTGATCGACCTGTTCCATCGCCTGCAGGACGCTGGCACCGAGTGTTGCGTGTGGACGGGCGAGCCGACGCGCCACCGGGATCTTGCCGACGAGTGGCTTGGCCGGCACGGGGTGGTGCCGTCGTTCACGCTCTGTCGGGCCAACGACGACACGAGACGGAACCCGGAACTCAAGCTCGCCTACGCGGCCCGCGGAAGCAACCGGGTGGCGTTGGCGGTGGAAGACGACCGCGAGACGGTCGAGCGCCTTGCGGCGAAGGGGTGGCCGTGCCTGCTGGTATGCGACAGGCCCGAGCTGTGGGGCTGGTGGCATGTGCCCGAACACGCAGGCGTCGAAGCCGGGGTGGTCGCGCGGTGGCGTGACGAAGCACGCAGGGGAGAAGGCGGATGCGGGCGATAGACGAAGCGGTGGTCAGTGTCCTTGCGGACAAGCTGGACAAGTCCGGGATTCTGCCCCTGCTGCCCCCCGACACGCCCGGCCCCCGCGTTGTCGCGCGAGCGCGGGTAACCGCAGCGGCCTCGGGCAACGTCGGGGTCTCCGTGGACCGCGTCGGCAACGAAGCGGGGCAAGGGCCGACGGGCCGTCCGCGCGGCTTCGTCTGGACGTTCGACCTGGTGATTACGGTGGCGGTCACGGATTTCACGACGGACCCGTCGGATCGCCGGAACCCGAGACAGCAACAACGAGTGGTCGACGAACTGGCGCGGCTCGCGGACAAAGACGACCCGTCCCGCAAACAACGCGCCAAGATACTCGTCATGGCCCGGTCGCTCATCGCCGGTGACATTCGGCCGTGGCTCACCGGCGGTCAGCGACTCCTGCGCTGGAACCTCGTGCCGACGTCCGTCGTGGACAGCATCCAGCGCGGCCTGGACGCGACCGCCGGCCTGGTCGTATTCGAGGCGTCAAGCTCCCTGGACCCGCAAACCGTCGACTGAAACACCGGGTTGGCGGTTTTCGCCAACAAGTGGTCAAACACGCCATGCCATGTGGTAGTGTTGGCTCGTCTCAGCCAGCGCGGAAACTCCAATGGCAGGAACCCAACTGGTCGATTCGACCGAAACCTACGTGTTCATCAAGTCGGGTGGCCCGCTCACGGCGACCGGCGACAGCGGCAAGAAGTACGACTTCGACGACATCGTTGGTGGCAGTTCGCTGGTCATCCCTGCCAACGAAATCGTCTGCGACGCGCCATCGGCGTTGTCGCAAACGCCGTCGCAGGTTCAGCAGACCCCGGTCGGACGCAAGCGGGCGCTGTCGAAGGCTGGCGCATCGACCTTCGACCAGGCGACCATCAACGTCTACCTCGCGCGTAACGACGCAGACGGGTTCGCGATTTCGTCGGAGCAGCAGGCGGCGATCAAGGCGATCATGGACCTTGCGGAAGGGTCGCAATTCAACTTGGCGTACCTCCTGCAGGCACCTACGAGCACGCCCGCGAACAACGTCGTGCGCGGCACGGACGGCAACTTGACCATCCCGGCGACCCTCGACGACGCGAGCGTCCGGTACATTCAGGCGACCAAGAACGGGGGCTACGACGTGATTGCGGACGGCGGGTTCGTGCAGTACGTCCTGCAGTTCACCCCGGCGGCCATCACGCCGATGATTGACCACGCATGAGCGACTACCGCACCGCGAACAACGGGCTGATCCGGGCGTACTACTACGCCAGCCCCGCCGACCGCGAAGCCGGCACCAAGACCTTCCTCGACCCGCCGCTGTACGTGCGCGACCTCAACGACAAGCTTTTGGACGCGTTCAACGACGAAACGCTGACGCCGTTGCGTCAGGCGCAGCAGGCCGAATTGAAGAAGTACGACGAAGCGATGAACGTCGCCGTCGAAGCCGCCAAGGACGAGAAGCGCACCGAGCCGGTCGAAGCGCCGGATACGAACGCTCTGGTCGCCGCGAGCGACGCCGTGGATGTCGCCATCCTGACGGCGTTCGCCAGCGACGGGAACGGCGAGGCCTTCGACAACTTCCAGACGGTCGAGAAGTGGCTTGAAATCGGCCACGACGAACGCGACGCGATCATGACGGCGGTGCGGGAGACGCGCGCCGGCATGGGAAAGCGGATGGAACAAAACCGGACTTCCCGGCCATCGTCCGCAGATGGCTCCGGAGCAACGGCGCAGACGTAGACAGCATCCCGGGGACGGAGTTCGCGGAAATCGTCGTGGACTGCGCCCTTGGCCGCTACGGCCCGGTGGCCGACCTTCACGGCTGGTACGCCCTCTACCGGATGCGACCGCGCTTCTCGGCGAAGGACAAGACGTTGCCGTTCAACAAGGTGTTCCAACGGGAGTTGCAGGAACTCGGCTTGCGTGCGAACGACAAGGAAGCACGCGCGCGTCGGCGCGCGGTGATGGGCGGCAACCAGGCGGCGCGTTGGAACGCGTGGGCTGACGGGCTGACAAGCGATGCCTGACTACATAACCCGATTCACCGCCGACACCAGAGGGATCCGCCGGGGGTCGCGCGAAGCCGAACAGGCCATCAACCGGTTCGTCCGCTCGGCCCGCCGGGACTTCCAGGTTGGCAGTCGTGCGGGTCGCCAGTTCTCCGACTCCGTTTTCTCGACGTTCCGCAGCGGTGCCGTCGCGTTGGTCGGGTTCGAGGCTGCGCGGCGGACGGCCCGGGCGCTCGTCAACGCGGCGGACGAAATCACCAACATCCAGAACCGGCTGCGCTCCGCCCGGGCGTCGGCCACGCTGGAAGACGTGGTGGGCCTGTCCAACGACACGCTCACGTCCATCCAGGCGACCGGCGTTCTCGTCTCGCGCATCGCGCTGACCACGCAGCAGTTCAACATCAGTCAGGAACGGCAACTGCGGATCGCGCGCGCCATCCAGCAGACCTACGCGTTGTCCGGCGCGACCATCCGGGAGTCGGTCAACTCGACAATCCAGTTCACCCAGGGCTTGGCGTCCAACCGGCTGGCTGGCGACGAACTGCGCGGCGTGCTGGAAGGCAACGCCCGCCTGTCGCGGGCGCTGGCCGAAGGACTCGGGTTGAGCGGCGTGGGCGAACTGCGCGAGCAGGCGGAAGCCGGCCTGCTGACGACACAGCGCGTCCTTGCGGCGATTGAGACACAGGCCGAAGACATCGACGGTGACTTCCAGAACCTGACCCGCACCTTCGGCCAAGCGTTTCAAGTGGCGGCTAACGGTGCCACGGCCTTGACGGCGGAAATCAGCAACATGGCGGCGGATGCCGTCAACCTCCGCCAGGTACTCATCGGTGTCGGTGATGAGTTGGCCGCCCGCGCACGGGGGGTGCGTGGCTTTCGTGCGTTGGTCGGCGAAATCGCCGAACAGATCGGGCGGCAGGAAAGGGTTGCCGGGGCGGCGTTCGACTACGACCGGCTCCAACTTGCATTCGTCACAGGCTCGTTTGGCATCACCCCGCCCCGGGATTCGACTGACATCCGCAGGGAAACCGACGATCTGATCGACTCGTACCAGCATCTGACCGACCTCTCTCTGGAGGAGCTACGCCTTCGTCGGGAGATACGAGACATCAACAATGACATCGCGCGAGCTCCCGATCAGCGATCAAGGACCGCCGCAGAGGATGTTTTCGGACCTCGCCTTCGGGAACTCACACGGCGACTCGATGAAGTCTCGACCGCATTCGACCGTGCGAGCGCAGCGGCGACTGCCGCTGCCGCCGTTCCGCCGGTTGATGCCGCCCGGCAGGCCGAGATTGCAGCCGCGAGAGCGGCATTCGAGGACGCGACCGGTGGGATTTCGGCTGGCAGCATTGAATTGGCATCCGCGTTCGCGGTCGCCGACCAGATACTCGGCGATGCGTCCGGCAAACTGTCGCAGGCCGTCACTCAAGCAGCCGCCGGGACTCTCGACTACGAAGCTGCCGTCTCCGAACTCACAACCAAGGAACTGAGCCAACTGCGGAAAATCATCCGCACCATCAACTCGGCGCAAGCACAGGAGGCCGAGCGGCAGCAAGCTGCCGAGCAGATACGGGCCATCGCCGTGCGTGGCGACCCGGAGGCGGAAGCCCTGTTCCAAGCGGATCGGTTGACCCAACAGTTGGGCAAGCTCGCCGAGACGGCCGGGGATGCCGGGACGGACGTCGGTGCCGCGACAGAAGCAATCGATCGGATGCGCGACTCCGCTGCACGTCTTCCGATTGATGAGGCCCGTCGCGTCGTCGGCGACCCGACCGGAACGGCATTGTTAGCGGTCGAGAACGAAGCCCGGCAACTCGACCGGCTGACCAGAAGCCTCGAGAGGACGGCAGCAGGAGCGATGCTGTTGGAGCGTGCCGAAGACGCCTTGGACATCCGCCGTTCCGCGGCGCTGGCTGCGACCGACCGCGCACTACTGTCCTTGGCCGGGCGCGACGATCCCATCGTGGCGGCGTCCTTGGCAGTGGCCGACATGCAACACGAGTTCGACTTGTTGAAAACGTCCGGCAACGCATCGGCACCGGCCATCCAAGCGGCAAGGGACGCACTGGAACGTCTGCGCGAGTCCGCTGCCCGTCTGCCTACCGATCAGGCCCGCCAAATCATCGGCGATCCGACCAGCCAGGCGTTGCTGCAAGTGGAGGAACAGCAACGCGCGTTGGACCTGTTGGCCCCTAGCCTCCTCGCAACGGTGGCCGGAACGGAACTGTTGATACGTGCTCAGCGGCGATTGACGCTGGCACGGGAAGCCGGCGGCGATGCGACGGATCGGGAGTTGCGCAGGCTTGCGGCTCAGGACGACCCCATCCTACGTGCGGGCCTCCAAATCGAGACGCTTCAAGCGGAATTCGATGCGCTCGCCAATAGCGGCAACGCATCGGCGGCTGCGGTGAAAGCAGCTCGGGAAGCGTTGGCGGAGATGGAGGCCGATTTCGAGCGACTGCCGGGCGCTTTGGCGCAATCGCTGTTGGGCCAGTTCGACCCGCAAATCCGTGCGTTGGAACAGGTCGCCGAGTACGACCGCGCATTGATCCCCATCCGCCGGGAATTAGGCCGCGAGTCGGCAATCGTCGTCGAATTGGAGAAGCGGATCGGCGATGCACGACGACGAGCCGCCCGAACGAATGCCGACATCCTCGAATCCATCCTTGGGCAAACCGACCCCGGATTTGCCGTGCGATCCGACTCCCGACGCCGCGCGAACGAGTTGTCGGAGGCGATACTCAATCTCGACGACTCCTTCATCAAAACGGAAGAAGGAGCCCGGCTGCTGGCGGCCGCGCAGTCAGAGTTGGAACGCGAGCAGCGGCGGATCGAACTAGGCGACTTCGCCCTCTACGGGGACGACGTGAGCGACGCCATTCGAGGCAGCTTGGAGGAATCGATACGCGAAGCCGACTTTGACGACTTCGGACGGCGCGTACTGGATGCCATCGCGGCTTCGCTATTGAGCCGGTCGCTGGACGAGGTTTTCTCCAACATCGACTTCGGTGCCATCCTCGGTTCCATCGCCAGCGGCTTTGGGTTCGGTGGCGGGCGCCAGTACGGCGGCCCTGTACGACCGGGCCAGTTCTACACCGTGGGCGAAGCCGGGCCGGAAGTGCTGTTGCCGCAGGTCGAAGGCACGGTGATACCGCTCGACCAGATACGCGGCGGCAACCAGTTCGTGTTCGCGCCGCAACTGGTCGGTCGCCTGGACGACCAGGTTGACGACGTGTTCTACCAGAAGGCCGAGGAGTACAGCCATGTGGTCGAGCGTCAGCTACGGGCGCGGGGGATTCTGCGCTGATGGCCACGTTTCTCGGCTACACGATCATGCACCCGGCGACGCCCGGATGGGAGGACGACTCCGAAGACGCGCGGGCGGGCGGTGTCGAGCAGGTGTCCACCGGCGGGATGAACAAGCGGTACACGCTCGCGTTCGACCTTGAGGCCGAAACGGAAGTCGAAGCGAGCGGCGCCCAAATGGTCCTGATGGGCCACAAGAACCGCTACGGCACGGGACGGGCCTTCGACTTCGACTGGTTCCAGGGACTTGGCATCGAACCCCCGGCGGCTGCGACCTTCAACGGGGGAAAGGCGATTGGCGCGAAGGAAGTGGTGTTCAGCGTGGCCGTACCGGTCGGCGCGTTCTTCCAGGTGTCAGGCGCGCGGCCCTTGTACCAGATCGCCGAAGCGGGAACCGGGCGTACCCGGTACATCGAACCGGCGCTCGTCAACGCCGTGACCAACGGGGCGGCCGTGGACTTCACGCCGACCGTCCGGGTGAAGCACCGGGCGGGCAGCGGCTTGACCTTCGGAACCAACGACCACGGCATCGCGGTCCCGCGCGTGTCCCTGATCGAAGCAAGGACGGGTTAGCCATGCTTCAGGTGTCTGCCGCGCATCAGCGCGTGCTCAACAGCGACGACGCGAGGGGCGTGTCCCTCCTGGACATCACGACGTTCAGCGGCAACCGCAAGATCGCCATTGGCGACTACGCCATCACGGTCGGGTCGGACGTGTACGTGGCGACGCAGAACATCAGTTGGCGGCAGACCACCGAATTCAGCGGCATCGGCACGGCGCGCTACCAGATGGTTTCCGACATATCCCGCAAGGGCTGGTTCGTGGACAACGCCGGGAACATCAAGACGGCGAACGCGGTATGCAAGCTGCTGTTCTCCCTGTACGACGAGGAGAACGGCGTGTTTCTCGCGCCCTTCCAGTTCCTGACCCTGCGGGCCGAGCCGGCGCAGTACGACGAACGGTTCATCACGGTGGAATGGCGCGACCGGTTCGCGGCGAACCGCGAGCAGCGGTGGCGGCTGTCGCGCAACCACCAGCGCACCGTTGTCGACAAGGCGGACAGTTCGATCGACAACGTGTCCAAGAAGCGCCCGCAGCGCGCGGTGAACGTCTAGGTCATGGCCCTTCCCCTGTGGGCGATCAAGGCGACCATCGCCGCCTTCAAGTTCGTTGAGGCGAATTGGGTCGCGCTGTCGATTGCGGCGGCAAGCGCGACCTATACGACGCTGAGTGCCAAGCGCCAGCAACGGGAACTCGAATCGAGAGCAATCGAGCGCGCTCGGTTCGCCATCCGGGACACGCCGTCCGCAACCGACGTGCAGATGCCGGTCGGGGATACCGCCTTCCACGCGATCCCGGTCGACTGGCATCAGGGCGCGGATGTCAGCACGGCCATCAGCCGGATGCGCGGCGCGGTGTTCCCGAACGGCCAGCCGACGTCGCGGACTCCGAAGAACGTGCGCGGCAACAATGTCGAATCCTTCGGCGCGATCATCGAAGCGGGCCGTGGCCGCAACAACCAGTACCTTCTGGTGCCCATGTGCGCCGGCGGCGGGCACATGGGGACGGTCAGCGAAGTATGGGTCGAAGACCGGGACATCCGGGTCGGCCCGACCTACAACTTCGACCAGCGCGCCAACGACGTGCTCGGCCATGTGATCGTGGAAGTCGGCGTGTCGGGCAGCCCGTCGGCGTGCGCCGCGACCTTCGACCCGGGCCGGGCCGACGCGAAGTTCACCGGCCTGTCGTTCGTCCATCTGCTAGGCAAGCAGGAACCGCAGAACGTCCAGTTGGCGACCGACCGGTTGCCGGGCGTACTCCTGTTCCTGACGGGCGCTGGCCAGTGGAAGTCGATCACGGCGGCGGGGTTCGGTGCCGACACGACGCAGAACGACTTGGCGACGGTCATCGCCGGCGTCGCCTCGCATCCGCGGTTCGGCGTCCAACTCGCCGCGTCGGAAATCGACTTCGACTTGTTCAACGCGGCCCGGCTGATAGCCGAGCCGTTCGTGCCTGGTTTCGACGCCGCCGACAACACGTCGATTCCCGAGGATGTCAGGACGCTCGATGGCATTGGGCAACTCACCTACGGGTTGTTCCCGACCCGTCCGCGGTTCCCGACGAACGCCGCCCACCGGGACAATGCGGCGACCCGGAAGCTGCGCCGCTACGAGCCGAACGGGATCATCGACACGGCGCTTTCCTTCGGCGACTTGCAGAACCAGCTACGGCAGATCGCGCCCGGTTCGTTCGTCTTCCAGCGGTTCAACGGCAAGTTGGGAATCAAGCTGCCGGACGCGAACACGCCGGAAGCCAACCAGGTGGTCAAGACCATCCGCGACACCGACCTCGTGGACGAGATTCAGGTTGGCCAGCCGGACGACTTGTCCAACAGCATCGCGATGCGGTTTCCGTCAGCGGCGCTCGACTACGCGGGCGACGACCGGGAGTGGCCGCCAGAAGGATCCCCGGCGCAGATGCAGTTCGAGACGGCGGACGGCGAAACCCTGCAGGACACGTTCGACTTCCAGTTCGTCAACAACGAGTTCCACGCGTACACGGCGGGAGCGACGTCGACCCTGCTGCGTCGGCGCGAGGTCTACACGCTTCCGATGCGCACCATCGCCTTGCTGCTGGAACTTGGCGACATCGTGGAAATCGACTCCGACAAGCAGGGAATCAACGTGTACGCGATGGTCATCGCGTGGCGTCCGCGGTCTGACGGGTACTTCGATGTCGTCTGTCGGCGCTTCGTGCGCACCGACTTCGCATGGCGCCCGTCCGCCAACACGCCGGTGGTCGCGGACGCGCCCGCCGGTGCAGCCGTCCCCGCACCCACCAACGTGCAGTTAACCGTCGATCAAACGACGCGGGAAACGGACCTCCGATGGCAAATCGACGCGTCCGCCGCTCTCGATTTGACCGGCTTCGACATCGAACGCAGCCTCGACAACAAGGCCACCTGGCAACCGCACGCCACGCTCGGCGTCCCTGACCTCACGATTCACAGCGCCGCTGGTTCGCGGCTTACCCGCGTCAACCAAGCGGGTGGATACGGCACCGGTGCGACGCGCATCGTCGTTGACGACGCCACTTCCATCGAGCTGAACGCGTTTGTCTACATCGGCACCGAAGTCCTGCTGGTGACGGCGAAGACGGGCAACACGCTAACCGTCAGCCGGGGTCAGGAAGGCACGCAGCCCGCAACCATCGCGGACGATGCCGAAGTCAAAGCCGCCGTGGTCGGTCAAATAGGCTACGGCGAGACGCTAGGCGGGGGCGCATACGAAGTCGCCTATCGCATACAGACCCGGGCGGGGCGCCGAACATCGGAGCAGGTCGAATCAAACACCGTGTCCGTCGCCGAAGGGCTTGGCATCGACGGCAAACCCGGAGCGGCCGGCATCGCGCAGCGGTTCGCGGTGAACATCGGTGCCGCCGACCCGGACGCCAACTCGGAAATGCGGCTGCGCGAGGGCAGCACCGACGTCACGTCGCTGACGGCGGACAACGCGGCGGACGTGGACACCATCGAACTCGGGATCGGCTCGGGTACGGACGCGGCCACGGTGCGGCGTCGCAGGGCATACGGGGCGCTGAACGCCGGCGACGTGGTGACGGTGCGCGAAGCCCTCGACGAGGGCGGGAACACCAAGTTCGCCGACTACCAGGTGACCGCCGCTTCGACATCGCCGGCGGACCTCATCGCGGACGACACCAAGAAGGGAAAGGTCGTCCTGACGGTGGAACATCTGGAACACGCGTTGGAGTCGGCCATCGAGGCGAGTGCCATATTCGGCATCGCGCCGGCGCTCGACGGAATCAACGGCATACCGGGAACCCGAGGGCTGTCCGGCTATGCGGAGTCTATTTCGCGGGCGTCCAGAGCGTCGTCCACGGCGAACCTCAACGCCACCCGGTGGCATCTGGACGGTGCGGCCACCGACTGGACGGGCAACCGGACGTTCTCCATCCGGGTGACGGAAGCGGAGGAAGACAAGCTGAGACGCGTCGGTGTCGGCGCCCTTTTGACGGTCTACCACGACCGCGACAATTGGGCCGACTACACCTTGCGATCCGCCGTCGTGTACGCGGGGAGCGGCAGCACCCGCACCGCCACCGTGTCCTTGGCCTTCGTCGAAGGCTTCGGCAAGCCGCCGGCGTCGGGGGCGGTGTCCCTGCACTTCACGCCGAGCGGGACCGCCGGCATCGACGGCAAACCCGGGCGGGCCGGCATCGCGCAGACCTTCACCGTGAACGCGGGCACGGCGGACCCGGATGCCAATTCCGAAATCCGGCTGCGCGACGGCACGACGAACATCGCGTCGCTGACCGATGCGAACGCCGCAGACATCGACACCATCGAGCTTGGCATCAGCTCGGGAGACGCGGCGGCCACGGTGCGTCGCCGCCGCGCCTACGGGGCGTTGGGCGCTGGCGACGTGGTGACGGTGCGCGACGGGAATCCGATAACCGCATGGGCCGACTACGAAGTCACCGCGCGAACGCCCGCCGCGGTGGACGACTCGACGCGGAAGGTGACGCTCGCGGTCGTCCATCTGGAGCACGTCGTCGAAACCGCGACCACGAATCCCGTGACCTTCGGCATTGCCCCGTCTCTCGATGGCATCGACGGCATCCCCGGCATTCGCGGACTGGCAGGGTATGCCCGTTCGCTGTCGCGCCCGACGCGTGCGGCGACCGCCGCCGCCGTGGACAGCGCGTCCGAATGGTTCCTGGGCGGTTCCACGTCCAACTGGTCCGGCAACCGATCGCTCAAGGTCGGGGTGTCCGCTACCGAAGAGGCGCAGTTGTCGCTGGTCGGCGCAGGCGCGCTCGTCACGATCTACCGGGACAAGGACAATTGGGCCGACTACACCTTGCGGTCGGCTGCGACGTTCGCCGGCACCGGCGCGGCCCGCACGGCCACCCTGTCGCTCGCGCATGTGGAGTCCTTCGGTTCCCCGCCGACCACCGGGGCGGTCGCATTGCACTACACGCCGGCAGGCAAGGACGGAGTGGGCTTTGGCGACATCCCGGTCTATCAGAAGCTGGACCGGGGCAAGAAGGTTGCCGACCTGGACCTCCCGGCGCCGACCTGGAACGATTCCGCGCAGACGCTCGGCGGGCTCGGCCAGTGGGCGCGGGCGTTCCCGACCGGCTACGACCCACGAACCGAGAAGGTCGCGTGCGTGATCGTCGTGGTCCGTTCGGACAACACGGCGTCGGTTGTGGGTGTGGCCCGCCTGTGCGAGGAAGCCGGCGACATCAACGCGGTGTTCCGGCGTTCCGTGGACGAGCCGTCGCGTCTCCCGGACGGTACGGACGCGGTGCCGGCCAATACCTACGACGTGCAAAGCAGCCTGCCGGACGGGGTTGGCGCGGCATGGGTTGCGGTGGGGAACAGGCGGCCGAACCAGGACGTGTGGCGGTGGCAGCGGTGGCAGAAGATCGAGGGCACGGACGGCAAGCCGGGCGCCGACGGGGAAGCCGGCTACGCCAAGATGCTGACGCGCAGCGTGCGCGAGGACGCCATCGGCGACGTGGACAAGGCGACCGAATGGTTCCTGGGGTGACGCATGGCTAGCCAGACCTGGACGCTTTCCGCCGGATTCTCCAAGAGCGCGGCCCTCGGACCCGGAACCACCTTCGTCTCCTACGACGCGGGCAGGATTTCGGACGAGCAGGTCGTGTCGGACCTGCGCAAGGCGTCGGGCGCGGGCGCGGGCGGAACCGCCTACCCCTCGGAACTGAACATCCTCGTGGACGGCGTGGGCGGCGTATCCCTGGACTTGGAGATAGGCCAGACGCCCACGGACACAGGGAACAACAACCGCGAGCTTTCGGACGCCTGGGAGACGGGCGGCACGCTGACGCTGACGAACGGCACGCGCTCCGTGACCATCCAAGCTCCGGGTTCCTCCGACAGGAACGAGCCGTACACCTGGTCGAACCAGGGTACCAACGCGGCCCTGACCGACGCGGAAGCCACGGCGCTCATCGCGTTCGCGGAAGCCGCGCAGACGAACCAGGCAGGAACCCTCGTTCTGGACGACGGCCAGGTGGCGACGGCTCCGGCTCGCGGCGGTACGCCGACCACCACGCCGGGCGACGGGTCCGGCAAATGGGTGGCGGCGGCGCCGGACGACGGCGGCTCGGCCATCACCGGGTACCAGTGGCGCTACAAGCTCACTTCCGCGCAGGCGTGGACCAGTTCCAACGAATCGAGCAACACGCTGAATCTCAGCGGGCTGACCAACGGCAGCGTCTACGAGGCGCAGTTCAAGGCGGTCAACTCGGTCGGGGCGGCCGCGCAATGGTCGCCGTCCGGCGCATTGACGCCCCGCGCGTCACTCCCGGTCGCGTCCGCGCCGCAGACCGTGACGATCGGCCCGGTAGCCGACGGGGACGAAGGAACGACGGTCAAGCTCGGCGCCACGGTGACCAAGGGCACCGGCCTGTACGACACCGGTCCCGTCTACGCGTGGACGGTGAGGCAGGGCAACACGGACGTGACCAGCGCGGTGCTGGACGACGCCACGCTTGCCAGTCCGACGTTCACGCGGCCCCAGGTGTCCGCAGACACGGACTACACGGTCGGACTGTCCGTGACCGTCCGCGGGAACGGCACGACGGCGCGGAACGGGACATCGGCGACGAAGGCGGCGACCGCCGTCACCACCACGGTCGAGAACGTTCCCGCCCCGCCGGTGGCCACGGTGCCTGCGCGGGGGACGGCTCCCGCCGCCAACGCGTCCGCCGGCAGGATCGCATGGACGGCGACGGCACCGAACAACGGCGGCGCGGCCATCACCGGGTACGACTGGCGTTGGCGGCGGGTCGGCACGCAGTCGTGGACGACCATATCGACGACCGGAAGAACGTTGACCCGCACCGGCCTGACGGCCGGCCAGCGGTACGAGGCGCAGTTCAAGGCACGCAACCGCGTCGGCGCGGCAGCGCAGTGGTCGCCGAGCGGCACGGCGACGGTGCCGACGACATCCCTTCCGGCTCCGACGCCGCCGACGGTGGTCATCAACCCCGTCCCGGACGGAAACGAGGGCGTCGGTGTTCGCCTGACCGCCAGGCTGACCGGTGGATCGAGCGGCGTCACCTACGCCTACGCCTGGACGATAGACGACGCGACCACCGGGCTGGACGACGCGACCTCCGCGAGCCCGCTGTGGACGCGTCCGTCCGTGACGAGCGACACGGACTACGACATCGACCTGCGCGTCACCGTCACCGGAGACGGCGAGAGCCACGCGGGAACGGCGACCGCCGACGCCGCGACCGTCTCGTCCACGGTCACGGACCTGCCTTCGTCCAGCCGATGGGACGGGACCAAGACCCTGCGCATCGGGGTGTCGGAGGACGACGAAAACGACATCAAGGCTCTGGTGGCCGGGTCGCCCTTGACCGTATACGCCGACGCCGACAACTACGGGCAGTACATCTTGAAGGGTGCGGTTGCGTTCGCCGGCACCGGCGCGGCCCGCACGGCCACGTTCGAGCTCACCCATGTGCGGCACAAGGGCACGGTGCCCGACAGCGGTGCCGTGGAGATTCGCTACACGCCGGGGGGGTTACCGGGCATCCGCGGGCTTGCAGGCTACGGCGCCGTCATCGCCCGCACGACCAAGGCCAGTTCCACGGCGAACCTCAACGCCACCCGGTGGCATCTGGACGGTGCGGCCACCGACTGGACGGGCAACCGGACGTTCTCCATCCGGGTGACGGAAGCGGAGGAAACGGCCATCGGGCTGATCGGCGCAGGCGCGCTCGTCACGATCTACCGGGACAAGGACAATTGGGCCGACTACACGCTGACATCCGTGGCTTTCACGGGGTCCGGCACTGGTCGGACGGCGGCGTTGTCGCTCGCCTTCGTCGAAGGCTTCGGCAAGCCGCCGGCGTCGGGGGAAGCCGAACTGCACTACACGCCGAAGGGCGACCCCGGCAAGGACGGGCGTCCGGGGCGCGCGGGGGTGTCGACGTGGGTCGATTCGCAGTTCCGGGATTCGGGCACCCCTGCGGACGGGGATCTGTTCGTCCCGCTCGGCAGTCCGGCGTCCTTCACGGACGAACTCGACGAGGACAACGCGGAGTCCGTTTCCCAACTCACCATCCAGGCACCGGACGGCAGCGCCATGCACGCCTTCCTGACGCAAGTCGAGCAGGGCGACATCGTGGTCATGTGGCTGGACGACGCCAACTGGATCGACTACCTCGTAACGTCCCGGAACGCGGTCTCGTCCGGCTTCGTCGTCGTCAACGTCCGTCATGTGGAGCACCGCTTGGCGGGCGGCATCCCGAACGGCTCGATCCGCCTGGGCTTCTCGAAGGCCCCCAAGGGGGTGGCGGGCCGCCCGGCTGCGGGGACGATTCTCAACTACGACGACATCGGAAACATCAACAACAACGGGGGCTACCAGTTCCGGGAGGCCGACAAGTCCGGCATCGGCGGGAATTGGAGCGACGTCCGCAACAACGCCGCGTTCCTCCGAATCGGCGACGCCGACAGCGACGGGAACGATACGACCAAGGTCATCGAGAGCGTCGAACCGGGGGAGGTCGTGACGTGGCTCGTCGGCGACCACCGCTGGATGGCGTGGGAAGTGACATCCAATGCGTCCGTCACGGGCGGGCGCGAATGGGGCATCGAACTCATCGCCGAGGACGAGACGGGCAATACCGGTGCCGTGTCCATCAACCCGGGAACGAAGGTCAAGATCATCGTGTCCGCAGACCACCGGGCGGCGGTGGCCGCGTTCACCGGGGTGGAGAAGAAGGACACGAGCTACCTGACGGGCAAGGGCACCGCCACCGACAAGCTCGCTGTGGACGCCGACGCGCTAGGCGGAAATGTCGAGGTCGCGAAGGCCAAGACCAACAGCTATCTCACGGGCACCGGCAAGGACGACGACGGCCTAGCCGTGGACCGGGACGCCATCGTCGCCGGCCTGTTCTCCGGGGTCTCGTTCACGGTGTCCTGACGTGAGCATCGCGAAGCCTGCCAACGTCGACGGCTCCAAGGGAATCCTGGAATCCGACGCCTACTCGACGCTCGGCCTGTCGGGCGGGTCGTCGTCGCTCGGCGTGTACGCCGACAAGCTGGCCGCCGTGCTCGAACTGACCGCCACCCCGGTGGCCCAAGGGGTGTCGGCAGCAAGCGTCGGCGTGACCATCGACGAGTACGCGGCAGCGGTCAATCTGGCGTTGGCCACCTACACGATAGGCGATGTCGAGATAGACGACGGCACCGTCACCTGGGAACCGCCGGTGTTCGACACGCCGCGTCAGGGGCTGGTGCGCATTCCGACCCGCTACCGGATCGAAACCCGGGAAACCGCAGACGGCGCCTGGACTTCCCGTCCGGCACAGACGTCGACGAGCTACGCGGCACCCGACGGTACCCGGCAGGTGCGCATCACGCCGACAACATCGGCAGGCGACCTCGCCGCGAAGGTGGCCGACCTGGAAACGGAGTCGACGGCGGACTCGAACGAGTTCGCCTACATGCTGGCGGCAACGGAACCGTCCCTGCCGACATCGACGGCGGAGGCGATACCAGCGGGTTGGATCAAGTGGGAACCGGGGAGCACCCGACCGTCGGCTACCGGGACAATGGCCGTCTACCGGATTGGCCGCAAGCGCACGGACACGGTGTCGTGGGCGGACAACCGCAGCCACCCGCTGAGCACATGGGTCTATCGTCGCGCAGCGAGCCGTCCCGCGGAGCCGACCGGCAATGCTCCTGCCGGCTGGACTCTTGGTGCCATTCCGTCGGGCACCGCCGCGCTGTGGGGTTCGCGAATCCTGAGCGTCGGACCCGGTGGCGCTGTCTGGACGACGCCCGAACGACTGACGCGCACGACTACGTTCGACAGCGCCACGGCGTGGGCATTCGACCCCGAGACGCAGCCTTGGATCGCCAAGACCGTGCGACTCGGGGCGACCATCGCCAACAAAATCACGTCGCTGGCGGACGACCAGACCCACGACTTCAACTCGACGGTATCGGGAACGTCCACCGGGGCGACGACGATACGTTGGAGCGTCGACCCGCAGACGGGGGTCGACGTCGGCTCCATCACGTCGTCCGGGGTCTACACCCCGCCGGACGTGGATGCGGACCTTGAGGTCACGGTGCGGCTCACGGTGACCCGAGGGGGGCTCACTGCCGTGGACACCGACACGTTCACAGTGACCAACGCGCCGGTGGTGCGCCCCGTGGCCTCCGCGCCGACCGTTTCCATCGATGGAGACGCGACCGTCAGGGAAGGCAACACCGGGGACTACGACGCGACCGTGACGGGCGGCACCTACGACGAGATCGCCTATGCGTGGTCGGTGTCGTTGGCAGTGGGCACGATCCTCGGCCAGCGCGCCAGTGCCATTTACACGGCTCCCGACGACGTGTCGTCGGATACCGACATCGAAGTTCGTCTGTCGGTGACCGTCAGCGGCACCGGCGGCAAGGCCCGGGCCGGCACGTCGGCGACCGCGACTTTGGCGACCTTCGCCGTAACGGTGGAGAACTACGTGCCGGCGCTCAATTCCCCGGCGACGGTGGTGCTGGCGAAGGACGGGACGGTGACGTGGACGGCACCGACCGTCGCGACCGGCATCACCGGCTGGACCGTCGAGGTGTGGCGTCTCGACCGCCTGCTGCTGAGACGAACGGGGCGCATCGCGAACGCGAACACCGGACGCAACGTCCTGACCTACGACGCGGGGCCGCTGGCGGCCGACACGCGCTACGACGCCCGCGTCAAGGCGACGGGCGCTGACGACGCGGAGTCGGGATGGACGGACAGCGCACGCATCCTCACCGACCCGCTGCCCGTGGCCCGCCCGCCGCAGACCGTGACGATCAAGGCCGTCGCGACGGGTCTGGAAGGAACGACGGTCAAGCTCGGCGCCACGGTGACCAAGGGCACCGGCCTGTACGACGGGGATCCAACGTACAAGTGGGCGGTGGGAAGCGGGGAACTGGACGACGACACCTTGGCCGAGCCGACGTGGACCCGTCCCGATGTCGACGACGACACGGACGTCGACATAGACTTGACGGTCGAAGTGTCGGGGGACGGCACGACCGCCCGTTCGGGAACGACCGCCGAGAAGGACGCGGACACGCAGACGGCGACGGTCGAGGACTCGCCGACCCCGACGCTCGACTGCAAGATCGTGGACACGCCGTCGGGCGACGAACTGGACGAAGGCGAATCGCACACGTTCGACGTGGAGGTCACCGGCACCGCGACGGGAGCCATCACCACGACATGGCGGGTGAAGGCCGGCGTCGGCGGCATCACGAACGCCGGCGTGTGGACCGGCATCGCGATCTTCCGCGATTGGGAAGTCACGGTGGAAGCGACGGTGACGCGGGAGGGGCAGACGGCCAAGTGCGAGTACACGTTCGACTACCTGAACACGATTTTCCTCGCCGCCCCGTCCCGCCCGACCGTGACGCTCACGTTCGTGCGCCGCGGTTCCGTGGTGACGGTCACGGCGTCCTGGAGCGCGCTGCGCGCGCACCGCTACTACTGGCGGTGGATCAACCGAAGCTCTTCGCGTCCTCAGTGGATGCCGAACGCCACGGGCACGTCCGCAACCAACGCGGGTGCGGCTACCAGCGGGACGTTCACGTGCGGGCCGGGCGACGAAGTGCAGGTGCAGGTGTGGGCGTGGAACACCGACCCGGGCCGCTCGCCGAGAGACCAGCTTTCGCCCGTGGGTGGCAGCGGAAGGCAGACGGCACCCGCGCCGACCGGCACCATCCAGAACAAGCTGACGAGCATCGCGGAGTCGCAGACGCACGACTTCACGCCCACGGGGGTATCGGGCGGCTCGCCCACCTGGGGAAGCTCGGCGGGCGACATCGACCGCACCACGGGCGAGTTCGAGCCGCCTGACGTGTCGACCAACACGTCCGTGACGGTGACCCTCTACGTGGACGGGATAGCCGTGGACACGGACACGTTCACCGTGACCCCGGTGGTCGTCCAAACACCCCCGGGGCGGGTGGGGACGCCATCCGTCTCGTCCATCACCGCCTACGCGGCCACGGTCAGCGCAGCCGTTCCGTCAACGGGCACGACTCCGTTCGAGTTGTTCGTGCGCTATCGGACATCGGCGGCGGGGCAAACATCGGCCGGGCGGTGGTCGTCGTGGATCACGATGGGCAGCGCGTCGTCGGGCTCTCTCTCTCGCAGACTGCCGGGCCTCTCCCCGAGCACCCCTTACGATGTCCAGGTCTACGCGACCAACGTGGCAGGAGGCACCCCTGCGACCACATTCCGGGGGACGGTATTTACGACCGCGGCGCAGCCGGTCCCGGCCCGTCCCGCGAGCATTGCGTGGACGTTCTCGACGATACCGAACGACCCCTCCGGGTTGCGCCTGGGCACGATTACGTGGTCGTCCGTTGCGGACGCGGATGTGTATTATTGGCGTTGGATCAACCGTAGCGCGAGAGTGCCGCGGTGGAGTGCTGGAACCGGATCTTCCGCCACACGCACATCGGGCACGTCTGCCTCGGTGAGCGGCCTTAATATCGGCGATGTCGTGGAAGCGCAGGTGTGGTCCGGGAACGACGCGGGCGTGTCCATCAATCAAAGAGGCACCGGCCGCACGACCGTAACGTAACGAAGGCATAGGCATGGCAGACCCGGCATTGCTCACGAAAACGGAGCTTGAAGCGGAATACGACAAGATCGTGGCCGCAGGCGACAAGCACGCCCGCAAGACGGGACCGTGGACCGACGCCGACGCCGAAAAGCTCGCCGAACTGGAAAAGCAGGCGGGGCAGTTCAGCGCCCGCCTGTTCTTCATCGAAAACTACAACACGTCCCCGCAAAGCTGAGCGACGAGCGGGACCGGAGCAGGAGGCCTACACGATGAGATTTTGGAAGCTCGAAGCAGAGACGACGCGACTACACGACTCTCCCTTCCATCGCGAAACAACGCGGCACGTCAACATCTACGGGATCGATGAGGTCAGCGACGAATACGATCTGCGCGACGCCAAGTATGTCAAGACGGGGAGAGTCGCCCTCTACCTACACAGCGATTCACTCGCGATGGCGGCACAGCCCGGCATCTACTATGTGAAAGGGACGGCCACCGAGATAGTGGCCGAACTCGAACGCCGCATCGCTGCCGACCGCCTCGGCGACCCGCCGACTCCTCCGGCACGGATCGGGCACGCGCACGCCGCGGCGAACACGCAAGTCACCAGTGTGACCGTGGCAACCTTGGACGGGTACGACGGAATCGAGTTTGTGGGCAAGGCGGGGGCGACTGCCGGTGCGGTTCTGGCCGTGGCGGAACCGTTCAGGATCGCCGTTGACCGGGCGGACATCCCGATCAATACCAACCCGGTGTTGCAGCCGCGTTCCACGTTGACCATTCCGAAGGTTGGCAACATCGTCGTGTCACGCTCAGCCGATGGCCGAACGCTCTATTTTGTCGGCGACGACGCCGCGGCGGTCTTCTCGATCGAACTGTTCGGCCACAAGGCGGACTGAGCGTCGGCTAGGCTGCTAGGGGGGACCGATGGAAATTGTCGCCGACGCCTACTACTGGTTCGCACTCGTTCTGGCCGCGCTCTACATCTTCTATGCCCGGTGGCGCCGCCGGAACGCCGAAGACGCCCTGAAAAGCGCCAAGCGCACGGCCAAGACCAACGCAACGGCAACGGAGACGGCCAACACCAGACTGGCGGCCGAGCGGCGCCGCACCGCCGCCCAGGAAGGCCAGATCGCCGAACTGCGGCGCGAACTCGCCGACAAGCCCAAGAGCATCGAGCGGCCTGACACCCACTACGCCTTCATCACCACCGGTGCCCACGGCAAGTTCCGGTGGGTGCTCAGGGACGGGACGTTGGACGAGTACCAGACCTTGGCGCAGACAGCGCGCTCGAGGGGGTTCGACACCGACGATGAAGTCCGCGGCGTGGTGCGGGCGATCTTCGGCGACGACATGCCGATCCACTCGGTAGCGCCGCACGGCAAGGACTGACGGCGGCGGGGGTCGGGACCGGTTGAACCCGGGCAATGGCCGGAACGCGCCCGGTCCCCGTCGCTGGCCAAAATCGCCGGATTCCCCGCCGTGGTAGAGTTCGCCGCTCAACACCTGTTGTTCCACAGACACCTGCAGGAGCTTTTCCGATGAAACCAATCGCATTGCTGGCGTTCTTGCTCGCCGGCGCAATGGCCTTCGCGTCCGAAGGCACGCACATCGAACGGGAAGAACTCGCCGCTGCAATCGCGGACGGCGTGGCCCAAGGGGTCGCTGCCGGCGTGGCCGAAGCGGTCGCCGATCTGCCCGTCGCCGAAGTGGTCGAAATCGAACGCGAAGTGCCCGGCCCCGAACGCGAAGTCGAAGTCTTCCCGTTCGAGCAGTTCCTTTCCGTTTCCGTCACGGGCGACGACTCCGACGGCTGCGACATCCCGGCGGTCACCTTGGCATACGAGGCCGAAGGCGAATACCAGGACGTGGCGGTCGACGGCCACGGCAGAGCGTGGACGGGCGGGAATCTCGCGTGCAAGAACGCCGACAGCGCCGACGTGCAGCTTCACGCGGTGCTCGACGGATTCGCCGTCACGCTCGGATACGACCGCCGGGCCGTGTCCGTGCAGGAAGTGACCGAAGCCGAAGGCCGGGTCGTGCGCTACGGCACGTCCATTGCCGAAACCGCCGCCCTGGGCTACGCGTTCGCCGAGGGTCCGCTTGCCGGCGCGACCATCGGTTGGAACGTGCTCAAGGAAGCGCCGCGCATCGCGTGGGAGCGGGACTTCGACCACGGCTTCTCGGCCGAGGCCGAAGGGCAACGCTTCCCGTCGACCGGCGTGTACTGGTCGCTGCGCGTGGCCTGGTCGCACGAACTGGCGGCCGGGTGGGGCGTGACCGCCCACGTCGGCACGACCCACGGGCTGGACAACGTGCCGGATGGCGTCGACTGGCACGACGGCAAGGCGCCGGGGAACCCGCCGACCGGAAGCTACAACTACGGCTTCGGCGTCGAGCGTCGGTTCTAACCGGCCAACGTCGGAGTTCGGGGAAGGGCGCACACGCGCCCTTTCTCTTGCCCGGAAGGGTGGCTGAGCGGTCTAAAGCACCCGGTTGCTAACCGGGAGGGCGGTTGCCCTCGGGTCGGTGTCGGTCATGCCGGTTTCCTCGCGTCGATTCCTTTCTGTTTCCTTTCAGAGCCTAGGGTTTGAACGGAAACAGAATAGGTAATCGGGTCGCCGCGCACGAAGGTTCGAATCCTTTCCCTTCCGCCACCGTGGAAGCGTGGCTGAGTCTGGTTTAAGGCAGCGGTCTTGAAAACCGAAGGGCGTGACTGCCCCGTGGGTTCAAATCCCACCGCTTCCTCCAACGAGCGAAGGGCGCGTCATGCGCCCTTTCTCATGGCCCGCAGTTCGTCGCCGCTGCCGGCCCACCCGCACCACCGGCATTCGTAGAACACGACTGGCGGGGGCGCGTTCTCAGCGACGTCGCGTCTCAGCGCGCCTTTGCGGCCACAGCTCGGGCACTGTCTCGCGGTGGCCGACCGCTTCGACCTAGCAGACCGGGCGGCGGCGCTGGCTCTCATGTTGGCCTTGCGGTAGCTCATGGCGGTTTCTCCGGTTCCTACCCATTAGTCGGAAGGCGCAACAGCCAGAACCCTGCAGCCGGGATCCGCGTGGAGAAAAATGCCGCTTCGTTTTTTTGCCGCGGCTTCGGGTCGGCTAGACCCGCCGGTCACTTGGTCGCCCGTAGGCAGCGGCGGCAATCGACGTTGCGGCGCTCGCGGGAGAAGGCCATGCAATCCCGTATCGGCTTGCCGCACGCGATCTGGTCGCCCACCGCGTAGTGCACGGGCGAGAGCGGGCGCTTCCAACTGAGCGACAGCCACGCAAGCGGCATGTCCAGCACTTGCATTTGTATCGCCTTCTTCGCGTCGCAGGTGACGAATTGCTCCCCGTCCGTGCCATCCGCGACTTCGCCCTTCACCGCCCGAATCAGCGTCAGGCTGGCTTGGTCGAACTCGCTTGGCAAGATCAGGTCGCCATTGGTTTCGCGCGCCAAGACCTCGCGGCAACTCAGCACCGCCACGGTCAGCGGCGTGCCTTGCACCGCTCGCCAAAGGTTGTCGTTCGCCGGGCGGTTCATCGCGTCGCTCAGCAGTTCGAGAGTGAAGCTGGAATGCGACGCCACCGCTCCGAACTCTTTCACGACGAGCTCGTGCATCGGGTCGCAGGTGCCGCCTTCCCGCAGATGATCGGCGAACGTGCCGGGTTCGGCGTGGACGCCGACCATGCAGAACGCGTACCGGATCAAGGGGCGCATGTCTTCGTCGTCGTCGCCACGCTCCCAATACTGCCCGGCGAAGTTGCGGCCGCCAGACCACACGGTGCGACCGTCACTCCACGTCGGGCCGCAAATCACCATGAAGCGGTGGCCACGCTCTGCCTTGTCCGCCAAGAGCCGGGCTTCGGCAACGGCCCCGTCCCTGCCGGCATAGCTCGGCGATTCGGGGTCGAACGATGCGATGTGCTTCCTTGGCGCGCGCAGCGTGTCCGCGATGGTCACGATGTGGTACTGATTCGGGGCGTGCCGGGCTTCGTCCGGTTTCGGGCCGAGCGGCGGCACCACGACGGGCGGCGGGTCGGATTCGATGAGCGCGTAGGCCATCCTGGAAACCACGTCCGGCGTGGACGTGTCCGCTAGGTAGCTGTCTTCCGCCATCTTCTCGCGCAATTCCTCGACCAGTTGCCGACGCCCGCGCACCCAATGGTCGCGCTCAAGAACGGTGGCGTACCGGCGGGCCGGCTGGCCGTGCTCCAACTCGGATTCGATGAGGCAGTCGGCCATGTGCGCGACCTTGTGCACGAAGTCGGCGCTGAACTCGCCATCGCCCGCGATTTCATGCAGCGCCTCGGTGAGAGACGTGACGAACCGCCGGATGGTCAGGTACCAGTCGGCGTCCGGGCTGCTGCGCTCGGTGGACGAGCCGGTGTCTCGGGACGACACGACCATGCCGACCAGCGCGAGCATGTCGGCGTGCGTCTCGTTCGTCCGGGTGAACAGGGTGGTGAGCTTGTCGGACAGGATGTTGCCGGCGATCAACTCGCGCGTCTCGCCGATGGCTTCGCCGAGCGTGTCTATCTTCTGCCGGATGAGAGTTTGAACGTCTGTCATGGTCTGGTTTCCTTCCTAGTGGTTTCTTGGGATTGGGTTTCGTTGAACACGACGGCCCTGACCTTGGCCTTGGCGTCGCGCAATAGGGGATAGTTGCCTTCCGCCGCGAAGGCGACGTTCGTCTCGGCTGAGCCGCAGGACAACAGCCAGCACTCCGGGAAGGCCGCGCCCTCTTCGTCGTGCAGCCATCCGCGCGGCTGGTGTTCGATGTGGCCTTCAAGGTGGCCGTCCACGGTGATGGCGTAGACGCCGGCGCACTCGCGAGGGAAGCGGACTCGTGCCTTAGACATCGAACGGCTGTCCTTCCACGATCTGGCCGACGCGCACGCCCCGGCAAAGGTAGATAATCTCCGCACACCGGCGACAGGTGACCGTCCGTTTTGTGGTCGAGCGGATAGAGCCAGCGGTGAAGTCGTCTTCGGTTTCGGCGATGTCGAACGAGTCGCCGCACAAGGTGAACTCGCCGTTCATCAAGTGCACGCCGTCTAGGTTCTCGGCGAATCCGCCGCGGAAGTCTTCATCAGGCATAGGGGTCGTCTCCGTCAGGCGTGTTGGCGTCCAAGAACTCCTCGACCGTCTCGAACACCGGGGCTTCCAAATCGACTTGCTCGGCGAGCCGGTCGGCCAATTCGTCGTCGTTGTCTATCCCCGGCCAGCCGCCCGCATAGCGGTCTTTCAGGGCAAGGATGATGTACCCGGCGCAGTGCTGCGTGTTCTCGCCGAACACAAGCTGCGTGCCGCCTTCCGGGTCTTCGACGGACTCGGCTGACATATGGCAAGCGAAGCCGTTGCGGTAGGCGTGTTCTTCGATTTCCTCTGCCCGTCCGCGGGTGCGGAACCGGATGCGCGTTTCGTCGTTGCGGAACGGGCAGTTCTTGCAAGGCGTCTTGAGGTCATACCGGGGCATCGTTCGCTTCCTTCTCTGCCAATTCCACCGGGTGGTCCCGGAAGTAGCGCGACACGATCACGCATAGGGTGTTGTGCCACGACCGTTGCTCGGCCTTGGCGAGCGCCGCCACCTGGCGGTACTGCGTCTCGTCAAGGCGTACCGTGCGGGGCGACGGCTTGCGCATTAGTACGTCTCCCTCTCTCCGTTGCGGCAGCACGAGTGGGGTAAGCATGTGCAGCGTCGCGCCCATACAGACCGCCCATCAGCGCCGCCGGACCCTCTCGCGTCATCTTGAGCCGTCAGTAGGGCCAATTCACGGGTTGGCTGTGGAACCGTGCGATGCCGTTCGCCTGACGGCCATTGCACGACCCCCTCGTATTGGTCGTGGAACTCGCCGTCGCAACGCTTGGCCCTTTTCTTGGCCATGCCTAGTCGCCCGCCGTGAGTTCGGCAACCGCAGCGGCCACCAGTTGCAGAACGGCGGACGGGTGGGCGTGGTGGGACGTGACCATGTTGGTCGTCATCTGAACGACCAAGGCGGGGAACGCGGTGCTGTCGTCCGTAAAGGATGCGTCGCGAAGGACCGTCCGGTTCAGTGTGAGGAGCGTTTCGTCGCTTGGGTCGCTCTGGTATGCGTCGTGCGCGTCTTGGATGGTGTCAGGCATCGTTGTTTCCTTCCGGTGGGTTGGTTGCCGTCCGCGGATAGCGGCGGTACTCGGGACGCGCGCGGGCCTCGTCTATCAGTTCGAGGTCGGCGCGAGACAGGGTGACTCGGTAGTAGCGCCCGTGGTTGTCGATCGCCGTCAGGGCGACGGAACCGATCACGGCGGGTTGGATGTCCGGTAGTTCGGCGCGGTCCCGGACTAGGGTTTGGCGAGACGGGCGAAGCCCTACCGCGTTGGTGCGTTCGATCTGCACGGTGTCCCTCCTGGCAGATTTGTAGTCGTCTGTAGCCATTATAACACAGCCGGTACGCTTCCACCGTTGATTTGCCCGTACCGAGTACGTGTAGACTGCGCGGCATCGGTCGGAACAACGGAACTGGACCCGAAATGCCATCTATGGCGGTCATCGGAAACCGAATGCGGAAAAGCAGGGAAGCTCACGATGCCAACGTCGCGGACGCCATCGCGGAGGCCAAGCGAATGCATGTCGCAGGCGTCAGCATCAAGACCATTGCCACCGAAGCGGGCGTCAGCGAAGGCGCTGTACGCAAGTGGCTCAAGCAAGGCAACGGCGGCGAGTAGTCCATGAACCCTAGCCAAATCCCCGGCTGTCTAGGTCTGGCCGTCCTACTGACGGCGATTGGCTGCGGACAACCCGCAGAACCGGAACGCCCGTTGGGCACGATCAGGTACGACCTTGGCAGCGTGCACCCGGACTTCATCGCGATTCGGTTCCCTGCCAAGTCGTCGGAATCGGAGCGCCGCGCAGTTGCCGACCGCATCGCGGACACCATCTGCGAAGCGCACGACCTCAACACCGTGTTTCTCCACCAGCAGCCCGAGTCGTACAACCTTGGGGTGCCGCAAGACGAGCACCGCTACTCGTGCGTGCCACGATCCATCCCCGAACGGCTGCAAAACGCGGATTGGCTCGTCGTGCAGCCGCCGCACAGCCACGTCGAAATCGGCCTGCAGTGAACCGGCGTCGCATCTTGAAGGGTCTAGGCGCGGGCGCGGCCATGTCGCTGGTGCCCGTCCCGATGCCGCAGCCGTTGCCGGACACTACGGTGTCGGTCGCCTTCGATTTCAGCGCGCTGAGCGACCATCTGTGTATGGGCTTGGAACGGGCGCTTGCGGATGAACTGACCGTCGTTTTCAGGGACGCGGTGTTGCGACCGATCCAAGCCGTCATGTACGAGAACGGCTGGCGTCATACCTTCCTGGACGGCCCGCCGCAGACGTGCGTGTTCGACATCATCGACTGGCCCGAACGTTGGGGAGCGGTCTAGGTGCCGCGCGCCGTCCGCTTAGGCCAGACCAACCCGGAAACGGGCGTCCCGGACCTGCTGACGTGGGAGACGCATACGCCCGAGGAATGGGCAGTGCCGCCACCGCCCACCCTATGGGGCCGCTTCCGCCGGTTCATGTCCGAGTTGTTTCGGAGCCACCCCTACATCGACCCGACCGTAACGCTCCCACGCGAGTGGTGTCAGGACGCGAACGCGAATGCAGACGCCCCGGTGCCATTCTCTGCCCTGACCGCCGACCAGTGGCGCGGCCATGCGCACGCCAACATGCGCTTGGCTTGCCAGCCGGACATCAACCAGCGAGTCCGCAGCATCTTCTACCGTACCGCGCTGCGGTGCGCTCGCGACATGCACGCAGAGGATGTTTAGGGTGGGCTACCAAATCACCCGGATATACAAACGCCATACGGTGGATCGAGTTGAAAAAACGCTTGGTGGCCTGGGTTCGGTATACGGGGTGGTCGCCTTCATAGTCATCCCTGGGGTGGCGGGGTTTTGTGTTGACGGGTCAATATCGGCGAGCGTGGCGGTCACGTATTTCTGCGTCACCTTCGGATTGTTGATCCTCTTTGCGCTCGCGTCGGTGTTGGTCACCGCATGGGTGTCCAAGATGGATTTCGATGCCGAAAAGCCACACGTTCATTGCCCGGTTTGTGGTGGCGATGGCATTCAGCCCGGAACCCACTCTCCGTTGGAGCGTTGTCGGGCCTGCGCCGGACACGGGCGATTGCTTATCGACACGAACCACGGCAACACACCATGTTAGCCGCGTACAACGACAACGACCCGCACTCGGCAACGTGGATGCGCGGCCTCATGGCCTTCGGCCTGATCCCGGACGGCGAGATTGTCGAAGGCGACATCGCGACCGCCAAGATTCCGAAGGCGGATCAACTGCATCTGTTCGCCGGGATCGCCGGCTGGCCCTTGGCTCTCGAAATGGCCGGGTGGGACGGGCCGGTGATGACGGGATCGTGTCCGTGCCAGCCCTTCTCCATCGCCGGCCAGGGCAAGGCCGAAAAGGACGAGCGCCACCTTTGGCCCGACATGCTCGCGATCATCGAACGCACGCGGCCGCCCGTCGTCGTCGGCGAGCAAGTCACCAGCCGCAAGGGTTTGCAGTGGCTCGCCGGCGTTCGTGCCGATGTCGAACAGCTCGGGTACCGTTTCTGCGCCGCCGACCTGCCGGCCGCTACCGTCGCCGCCCCTCACATCCGACAGCGGAACTGGTGGGCGGCGGTGCAGCCCGGCCATCGCATCGAAGTCAAATCACCGACCAACCGACAGCCGCGCCCGTGGGACGAAAGCCTCGTGCTCGCGTGCCGGGACGGGAAGGCAAGACGCGCCGGCGTCCCGCCGGTGGCTCCGAAGGTCGCGGGTCGCGCGGCCATGCTGCGCGGGTTCGGCAACGCCATCGTCCCGCACGTGGCCGAGATATTCCTTCGCCTGCTGGCCGAAGTCAGCGGCGAGTCGAACATGCAAGGGGCGCTGACGAGGCTTCTGCTGGAACTGATCGACGTTGACGCTTCGCCGGAATGCCGGTTGAAGTGGCGGGTGCCGGCATCGGGACGGGCGCAGCGCGCGGTGCCGGACATGGGCGATCTGTTCGGCATGGAAGACGATGACGACGACACCGGAGCGCCGGACGAGTTGTTTGCCGAGACGGGGTTTCCCCGGCTGAGCGCGACACCGAGACGAGGCGTTTGGCCTAGCGTTATGGGTGGATGGCGAACGCCCGCCACCGTCGATGGAAAGCGGGGCACTCTCGACCCTGAACAACAGCACGAACGTTCCCGGCTCGCGCTTGGCGAGTCGGTCGACGTCGCTCACTGGCCAACCGTAATGGGCGAACGCACCGACGACGAGTCCGTGTTCGCGCGAGGCAATCCCAAGCTAGGCACCGTTGCACAGTTGGCCAACTGGCCTACCGCGACGTTCGCCGATGCGCAGAACAGCCGCCCGACCATCGAAGGCGCCGAAGCGGAGTTCGAGCGGCGCGGCGGTGCGAACGGCTACCAGAACTTGGCGCTCGCGGTATCGGTTCTTGCAATCTGGCCAACCCCGAATGTCCCGAACGGCGGGCGAGCGATTCAGAACGCCTACCTTGAGAATGGGACGTGGTACACGGACAAGGGCCGCAAGGCGCAAGTCGGACTGGAAGTCGTCACCAAGCTGGCGGTGTGGCCGACGCCGGTTGCGATGGATGGCCGACGCGGCGGCAGGGATTCAAGGCCGCACGACAAGGGCAAGCCGCTGACGCAGATTGCCGTGCTCGCCAATTGGGGCACGCCGAAGGCGACCAACGGGCCGCATTCGGGCGCGAGCCTTGAACGCGGACACGACGCGCGGGCGCGCATCGAAGACCAGGCGTTGGGATCTCTGTGGCGCGACGGGGTTGACCCGTGGGCGACCGCCGCCGCACGCGACTACAAGGACACGCCCGGCATGGCCACCGAAGGTGTCAACCCTGACGGCACTCCGCGCACCCGGCTAGACCAGTTGCCGCGCCAAGTGCCGGGCAGCGCCTACGGCCACGACGGCGAACGGCTGATGCTCAACCCGCTGTTCAGCGGCTGGCTCATGGGATACCGGCCCGAATGGCTCGCGGCCTATTGCGAAGCGAAGGAAACGGCATGACTGACAGAGAACATCCATCGTGCAAAAACTGCCTTTGGCGCGGGCCGGCATGGCTGAAAGGCGCGACCGATTGCGTGCACGAGCATGGCGTGTTGTCGCAAGGACACATGGAACACTTCACCGGGCGGCCAACGTGGCACGAGCCGACGTACAAGGCCATCGTCACCATGCGGTCGGAAGGCGCGATATGCGGCCCCAACGGCAAGCTCTACGTCAACCGCAAACATCTTCTGCCGACTGAAACCCCACGGGAGCGCCGATGGCGACTCTTGAGAATGCTCGCGTTCCGCGTTCGTGGCGGCTCGGGCGGCATGGCGGTGGGCGGTGCTCTCATGGTCGGCATGGCGTGTGCATTCTGGCTCGGCAGTGGAACGTTCGGCGTGTTTGAAGCCGTTTACGTGGGCGCCGGGGTCGGTTTCATGTTCCCGTGGTTGTCCAGCAAGGCGCTGACGCGAAACCGCGACTACACGAACCTTCTGCCGTGAGCTTTCTACGCATGATGTACGTCGGGTGCCGCGCCATGTGGCTGTTCGACCGTCCGGCCCTTCTCCTGTTCGTCGTGCCGAACGTCCTGATGGTGCCGGTCGGCGTCGCCGTCAACATCTACCTTTGGGCGTTCTTCGTCCACGGCTTCCTTTTCTTCGCCATTCTCGCCCGCGACTTCTGGTTGGCGGCCGAGAAGTACGACGAGGCCATGCGGGAGGTTCGCAGCCGATGAGCGACCGCAGACTTGCCGCCCAACGCTTCGGCCCGATGGCCCGGAACGTGCCGCGCCTTTCCGTGTTCACCGACGCCGGCGGCCGCACCCACACGGTCGCCGCTCCCGATCTGCGGCGGGCCTACCTTCTCTATCAACGGCTCGTCATGCCCCGGTTCGGCATCGAGACGACCGCCATCGGGTTGCGAGCCGACGGCCCCGACGACTACCGCGTGTCGGAGTCGGGATGGTTCCGCCCGGCGATGCCCATCGTATGACGCCGAAACACCCCATCCCCGCGGATGCGCTCGACAAGCACATCGGCATTCTCGGCAAGACCGGTTCGGGCAAGTCGAATCTCGCCAAGACGGTCGCCGAGCATCTGCTAGGTCGCGGCTCCCGCGTCTGCGTGCTCGACCCGACCGGCACATGGTGGGGTTTGCGGCTCGCCGCGAACGGCAAGAAGGCGTCCGGCCACAACGTCGCCATCTTCGGCGGCGAGCACGGCGACCTTCCGATCCGGGCGGAACACGGCCAGGCCATCGCCCGCGCGGTGGGCACGACGGCGACATCCGCGATCATCGACCTCCGCAAGATCGGGGTTGCCGGACGCACCCGGTTCTTCACCGACTTCGCCGAAACGCTGATTGCCGAGAACCGGGGCGAACTCCATCTGATCGTTGACGAAGCCCACACGTTCATGCCGCAGAGCGGCGCCCGTGGCGGTGGCGGCCGACCGGCGATGCTGCACGCGGGAAACGACCTCGTGTCCCTTGGCCGGGGTATCGGGCTGCGAATCGTGCTGATTACGCAGCGCCCGGCCAAGCTGCACAAGGACGCGCTCACCCAAGTGGAAACGCTGGTGGCGATGCGGCTGATCGCCCCGCAGGACAGAAACGCGATAGACGATTGGGTCGGGGAAGCCGCCGGCGGCGACGCGTCGGAGTTGAAGGCTTCGCTGGCCACGCTCAAGACCGGGGAGTCGTGGGTGTGGTCGCCGGAAATCGGCCACCTTGCTCGAGCCTTCTGCCCGCTGGCCGCGACGTTCGATTCGGGCGTCGTCCAGTCGCAGGACAAGGTTGAACTGCCGTCGATCGACATCGAGGAAGTCGCCGCCAAGCTCGAATCCGCCCGCGACGAAATGGAAGCGGACGACCCGGTGCGGCTGCGCCGGCGCATCGCCGAGTTGGAGCGCGAACTAGAGGCGCGCCCGGACGACCGGTCGGCCGAAGTGGACGAACTGCGGCGCGAACTGAACGCCGCGCGCGACGGGCACGAGCGCAACCGCCAGTACCTGCACGAAAGGGTGAAGGGCGTGGCCGCGGACTTGGCGTCTCTCGAACGCGACTTGGCGACCGGCATCGACTGGTTGCCCGGCGGGTTGGAAAGCCGGAAGGTCGAAGCCCGCCACACAACGACCCCGGCACCCAAGCGGGCACCGAAACACGCCTCTCCGGAGACGCCGCCGGAAAGCGCGTTGCCGGACGGAGTGGAGGTCACGGCACCGCAGCGGCGCATCCTGGACGCGCTGGCTTGGTTCAAGGGACTGGTCGGCTACCACCGGGTCAGTCGGCTGCAGGTGGCGTTCATGGCCGGCTACAAGCCCGGTGGCGGCGCCTTCAACAACAATCTCGGTGCGTTGCGATCCGCCGGTCTGGTTGACTACCCGAACAGCGGCGAAGTCCAGTTGACCGACCTGGGCACGGCCATCGCGCGCCAGCCCGACGTTCCGGTGACCACGCGGCAACTGCAACAGGCGGTGATGGAAAGGCTGAGCGGGCCGCAGAGACGGATCCTGCAACCGCTGATCGACGCCTACCCGGACTCGCTGACCGTCGATGAACTGGCGCGGACGAGGCCGGGTATGCGGGCGGCGGCGGCGCGTTCAACAACACGCGCGGTTCGCTGCGTTCGCTCGGCTTGATCGACTATCCCGGACGCGGCGAAGCCGTGGCCCTGCCGGTGCTGTTCATCTGATGGAGAAACGCTAATGGGAACGCTCCTCGAATATCTCGTCTACGGCCTGGTGGTCGGCGGTTGCGTGATCTGTCTCGTTGTGACGATATGCGCGGTGCTGTTCGCCGTGGTGGGGTTCGTTGAAGCCTTCGATGAACTCGTGACCGGCTTGCTGGTGTTCGCGGTTGCCGTCGTCGTTGCCGTTGTCGCGGGCGCGGTGGCCGCGTTCCTCGGCGAGCTTGCCGGCTGGTGGGTGGTGCCCGAGCTGCCATGAATCTGACGCTCGACACCTTGGGACTCGCGACCGACTGCGCCCGGCGCGCGGCCAGCATCGCCGGGCTGAACGGGGCGCACGGCACGCCGGTGGCGGTGGAAATCGTCCGCCAGGCGGCGCGGCTCGCGGCTACCGGGGAAGTCGAACGGACACAGAACATCGACGGGCTGTTGTTCGACGGGACGACCCGGACGCCCGAGGAACTGTCGCTCGCCGCGCGACGGCTGGCGACCACGATGAAGAAGGCGGGCGACCAGCCGCCGTTCACGCTGCGCGACCCGATGGAGATAAGCCGGGGCGATGCGACGGTCGCCGTTCAGGCCACGTTCTTCGACGGCGACGGGTACGCGCACCTGTGGCGGCTGGACCTTCCGATTTCGGGCGTCGAGGTCGGGGCGGTCGCGGCCGCCTACATGCCGAAGATCGCCGGGGTCAAGGCGTACACGATCCGCCGGCCCGACATGGTGATCGCCCACTACCGGACATTGCTCGCGGACGTGGCCGGGTCGTACATCGGTGCGGCGGGCAACATGGTCGATGCGCTGCTGCTGGACACGCCGCCCGAGAATCCGCGGTCGCGGTTCTGCCGGACTGGTTCGTGCCCGTCCTACGGGCGTTTCGAGTGCCTATCGACGCGCGGGTATTCGCGCAGGGGGAAGTTGTGATCGCCATCCCGAACTACACCGGCGGCAACCGCAGCTTCGCCGGGTACACGATTGCGAACAAGCAACGCACCCTGTTTCTACACAACATCCAGCCGTGGCCGTGGTGCGCCCGGTTCATCACGAACATCGAATCCGCAGAGCGGTTCGACCTTGACGGCGTTAGGAATGCTGCGGAAAGGCTCATTGAGCAAAGGCGCGAGGACGCGCAATTTAGGGTGAGAAACCCGGACGCGCGCCGCAACGTGCTCACGGACGGCAGCAATGCACCGCTGTTCGAGGACACCTGGTGTGTGGTGGCTGTGTGTGCTTCACCGATCCGGGAGCCGTCGATTTGGATGGACCGCAACTACGAAGTGAGTTTCACCTAATGGCTGAGCACGCCGACTTTCAGGAATCGAACATGACGTGGGCGGCACCCAAGGGGGCGGCCAACGTTCAGGACATGCGGGCGCTGCGGACGTTCAGCGCCGACCACGGCGCGATGGTGAACGTCACCGCGTGGAAGCTGGCGCCGGAAGAAGTGATCGAAGTGGCCCGCACCGGGGTCGTGTGGCTGTCGGTGCTAGGCAACGCCATGCCGCCGGTGCTGGTGCTAGGCGTCGAACCGCCCCAGGTGGTGGCGGCGCGCGAAGAAGGGAAGGGTTGACCATGCCTATGACCTGAATCCGAGCACCGCTGCCGTTCCCCTCCGGGCGGGTTGCGACGGAACCACGAACCGAACCGACCTAACCGCAAGGGAACAGACCATGCAAACGTATTTGAAGATCAAAATTATGTCGCTCGCCGCCGAATCCCGAATCATCCGACGCGAAGAACGCCGTTGGCCGGGACCGTCCTTCACTCGCGCAGGGTTGCGCGAGCACAGGATTCGCGACGTGCGGCGGGAGTCGCGGGCCGCCGGCCTCGCCTACGGCTACCTTCGGGGACGCCACTACCGGCAGTTGGAAGCCAAGTGCCGAGACGACAACCACCCGGACTGGGACCGGGTCGTATCGCTCGTCGCGAAGTACGGCATCCAGCCGGACAAGCGGGTCGTGGCGCAAGAACTGACCGAATGGAGTCAGGCGGCCTAAGCGATGGAAGAACGGGTGCGCAGTTGTCGGGCATGGCTAGGGCTTTCAATCCCACGGCCAGCGGGTTCGACTCCCGCGCTGCGCGCCATCTTTTGGGAGAAGGGTTGATGAACAGACGGCTCGAGGGCGACGAACTGCGGCGGGTTCTGCAAAGCGTGGCACCGACCGCCCACCTGCGGCGATACCGCCGGCGGGCATCCGAGCTCAAGCGCCGCAACCGACCGCATCGCCGGACGCGACCGGGGGAGTTCCAGGTACGGAAGTTCGCCCAAGCCGAACGGCACGGGCGGCTGTCCGATGCCGACCGCGAGCGGGTACGCGCCGTGAAGCTGCCATCGGTGTGCTCCGCGCTGAACCGACTCAACCGCAAAATCCCGAAGGGCAAGCTGCGACCGGGGACGGTGATACGCAACCCGAAGGTCGAAGCCGACCTGTTCGCCCAACGGGAGTTGCTGCGGACGAGGCGGGCCGAATGGGCAGCGCGCACCTTGGCGGCGAGAGAGAAGTCGCGGTCGCTCAACAAGCCGAAGAAAGGGGGGAAGAAGGCATGACTACCGAGTACATCGACGGGACGGAAATCAAGCGGGTTGCCGAACGGGACGTTCTGCCGCGCTGGCACGACGACCTGCGCAAGCCGAAGATTCTCTACCTGTTCCAAGACCAGTTGCCGCCGAACAAGGGACGGGCGGTCATGGCCAAGATCAGGAAGGCGACGGCCACCGAGCGGTTCATCGGCCAGTTCCACCTAGTGTTGATCGTCAGCCAAATGGTCTGGAACGCGATTGACGAGAACAAGCGTATCGCGCTTCTCGACCACGAGTTCTGCCACGTGCAGTACGACGACGACAAGATGACCTATCGGCTTGTCGGACACGATCTGGAGGAGTTCCGGGACGTGGTGCGTCGCCACGGGGCGTGGTTCGCGGACATCGAGATGTTCAACGCGGCGGTCGCCGAGAGTCAGGGGCAGTTGCCCTACGACCAGGCGAACGGCAACGGGGCGTAGGTCGTGAGCAAGATAGAACGCGCCCTGCTGTACGTCGCCGTCTTGGCATCGGCGGTCGCCGGCGGCCTGAACATCATCCTGCTGACGGAAGCCAAGCTGGCGCAGCAGCGGCACGACGAACTGATGCGGCGGACGGACGCGCTGCGGGAAGTGTTCCATTTGCACGAATCGGAACTCGGCGCGCACGGGCGGGTTGTTCCGCATACGCACATAGAGCACGGCCACGTGGTGAGCGACGAATGATCGACTACGAGCAGATCGGTCGGCTCTACGTGAAGTTGCGAACCGCGCAAGCCTCGCTCGCCCGGCACGAACAAAGCCGAGCCGAAGCGTTCACGATGCTGGATGCCGCGACCCGTGGGTCACGGCGAACACCGGTGCAATACCCCGGGCAGCGGGAGGTCAACCGGATGATCAACGACATAGCACGTTGCGACGAACGAATCGCCGAACTGATGGCCGAGTTGGACGGACTCGTGCGGGACGCGTTGCCGCAATGAACCAGCAACGGCACTTCACGCCGCACACCGGGTCGCCCGAGTTCGACGTTGCGAGCTTCCCCGACCACCCGGAAGGCACCGTGTGGGAGTTGGAAACGGACACGGTGACCAAGGAAGGGGTGTGGTGGCGGCTGGTGACCAAGGATGCGAGCCGTCCCGTCGTGTCCACGGTGGAAGTCCGCGGCGACCGCATCGAGTTCATAGACGACCTGATACCGAGGGGGTAGCGATGGACGCAGGAACAAAGAAGATCACCGAGTGGGCGGCCGAGTTCTTCCTTGAGCACGCGAAGGAAGCGTACCGGCAGGGATTCCGCGACGGCTCAACCAAGACGGCGGCCAAGGTGATGGCCGACGTTCCGAGCATCGACGTAGTGATGCCGGCACCCATGCCGATCGACGCGGAAGTCTCGCGCGCCTTGCCACCGATCGAGGACGTGATGGCGAAGATGACGGAGGCGCAAGCCCGCCCATGAACCCGGCACGCATCATCGAACTGGTCGAAGGGCTGGCCAAGACCATCCAGCGGATGGAACAGGACAACGACTACCCGAACGGCAACATGCCGGCGGCGCACGCTTTCGACGTCGTTGATGCCGTCCGGCTGGAACTGGACAAGCCGGGGGAAACCGTGTCGGTGCCGAAGGGCATGACGCGCAACTGCCGGTCATGCCGATTCCTGCACATCGAACCAGACCGCCGAGGGCGTCGCATCGCCCGGAAGGACAAGTCCTATCGGTGCACCTACCAGGTTCCCGACTACCCGATGCCGGTATCGCTCACCAAGTCATTTGAATTCGTGCCGATGTCCAAGCAACGCGGGACGTGGGTCTTGCCGACCGAAGGCGACACATGCCCGACGTGGCAACCAAGGGAAGACAAGTCGTGAGCGGCGAGACGGCACTAATGGACCCGACCTTGGAACGCGCCCTGACCATTCTCGCGTGGGAACAGTTGTGGCGGATGCTCGGGCAGAACGACAGCGTAGGCTACCGGGCGCTAACGCACTTCCAACAGGAAACGCACCGCTCACCCATCGGATCGCCCGGCAACCCCGGGTGGGAAAGCATCGGCTGGCTCTCCGACGTGCCCGCCTACCGCGCAGTTCAACAGCGGGTCGGTCGGTTGTACGACGCGAAACGCGCTCAAATCGAAGCGTCCATCGCCGACGAACGGGCACGCGCGGCGATGGCCGAGCCGACGCGCATGGAACCCATGACGGCCGCCGACTTGGGGATTGAGTCGTGAGCATCGACCACCTGCACCGAACCGTCGAAGCCATCGTGGTCGGCAAGACCGAAACCCTGAGCCTTGTAAGCCAGACGCCCATCGGCAAGCAATCGCGACTCGTCAAGGAAGGGGCGGTCGAACTGTGCGTTACGCTGGACGTGGGCGGCGAGTCCCGACCCGAGCTGATGGCGAGCCGCGAGCAGTTCGACGCGATCAAGTTGGGCGACGTGCTCCATCTGCGCAAGCACACGGTGAGACGGGAGTACGTCGAAGTCCACTTCACATGGCCCGAGGATGTGGACGGATGAGTGCCGAACCGTTGATCCCGACGCTCGGCGAGTACCTGCGGACGAACCGCGAGAACGCCGGCTTCTCGCTGCGCCAAGTCGAAACCATGACCGGTCTGAGCAACGCGTACATCAGCCAGTTGGAGACGGGCAAGGTGACCAATCCGACCGTCGCCACGCTGCGTGCCCTGGCGCGAGCGGTCAACGTCGATTTGCACGCCCTTGTCGATCTGGCGGGGCGCGAGACGGATCCCGACAACGACCCGCGGCTGCGCGCGCTCGCCGTCCAACTAAGAGCGCACGGCGGACACCTTGACGACCTCTACAGCACGGTCGACTTCCTGAACGACACATACGAGCTTCCGGGGAGCGTCGGCGACATCACGTCGCAGCTATCGACCTTGCGACAGCGGGTCAGCGCGCTTGCCGTGGTAGTCGAAGCGATGTCGCACGGACGGCACCCCGAGTACATGCCGCGCGACTGGAACGCCGAGAGCTTCATGCAGGGCATGGGAGACGACGCGTGAATCTCAAGCGGTGGCGATACCGGTGGCCGTTCCGCCACTACGAGCCCGAGTGGCTACCGCCGTCATGGCATGGCGAACCCTGGGTGTCGGTGCGAGTCGCGGGCCGGTGGGAAGTGCTGCACCGGCTGTTGAAGTGGCGCATCGAAAGGCCGACGACCCGCTACTTGTGGGTTCCCCAAGACGCGATCACGTTCGAGCCGCCTTTGTCGGATGTCGTCTACGGCGACGGCAAGGCACTGCTGGCCGTCACGACCATTCAAGACCGCCCGGCGTTCTGGCTCGTTCGCGTTGACAGCGCATGGGAGTTGTCGGTGCTCGACCGCAAGCCGCCCGGTGCCTTCGACGTGGACCGGATCATCACGACGATCATGGACAACCTAGCGTTGGAGTTCGGCGACGGCACCCCTGAGCGGTACATCGTCGCATACGACGAACTCTGCCCCGAGTGCACCGGCCACGGATGTTTCGACTGCGCCGGCACGGGCAACCTTCTGGACGACGAAGTGCCCGACTACCCGGCGATCAACATGCAGGACGGCTATTCGTGGGGCCGGGGGGAGTGGCCGCTGCCGACGTCGGCCAAGCTGTGCAAGCTGCTATGGCGCTGGTACGGACGCGTGCACTACCGCTTCGCGTCGATGGCCGTACTGAGCGGCGACACGCGCGCTGTCGAAGCGTCGCACCTGTTCTACGGGTGGCTCAAACGGAGGGCGTTCAACTAGGGGAAGGCTATGTGGAAAGAGATCGCGGAAAAGAAAGAGCAGTTCATCGGCGGCGAGTTGCAGGACTTGGACCCGCACTTCGGCGCTGCACCAGTGACGACGATCACGGACGTCACGTTCGATGACAAGCCGGACGGGATGTTCGAGGTCAAAGGCCAGAACTACACATGCTCCGTCAACCGAGAGTTTGCCGGACTGCATGTCGATGACGGGTGGTTCCACGTAAGCACCCCATACAACAGGTTCCGTTTTCGCGGCGTTGAGGCCGACATGGCGCAAGCGGCGTGACGTTCACGACGTGGCTCAACCACTACGCCGTGGGTCGATTCCTGGGGATGCACTTCGGTACCGCGATGGGCGGTCTGTGGTGGACGGGAACGCTGACGGATGCTGGTGGGGCGGTATGGAAGGAAGGGTACGCGGAGGGGAGACGATGACCACTACGGTGACGGTGTGCGACCACTGCCTACAGGCGAGTTGCTGGCAGGGCATCTTCTACTGCGACGAATACCAGACCGCCGGTACCGTCGAAAAGACCATCGAAGAACTGCGGGCGCTCAATCTTGAGCACCCGAGCTATTGGGAAGTGAAGGATGACGGATTGCCGCCGCTCCCCGATCAAGTCCGAAACTACTTGGAGTCGCCATGAGCAACTGCGCCCGCTGCGGACACCCGGCGGACTGGCACCGCAAGGACGATGCCGACCCGCACGACGTGACCGACCCGGACTGCCCGTTCCGGTGCATCGGCTACGACTGCGAAAGGCCGGGACGGCCACCGCCGGAAGGCCAGCGGTGCACATGCCCGGACTTCGTGGAGGCCGCGTAATGGCCAAGACGCAACGCAAGAACAGCCCCACGGGCCGGCCGACCGACAAGGACAAGGGCGACTACCGCGTCACGGTGTCGGTGTCTGTCACCGTTCAGGACGCGGAGAATCAGGCCGACGCCGAGAACCGCGCGCTTGAACTGACGGTCGGCAAGCTCGATGCCCGGCTGAAACCGAACGGCGTCGTGACCCGCGCGCTGAAACGCCACGCCGACCCGATGTCGTTGCACGACTACCTTGGCCACCTGGACGAGCAGATCGGCAAGATCGAAACGCGGTTGCGCCAGCGTCAACCCGAGTTCGCGTCGCTGCTAGACCTGTACGTCGCCCGTAGAGAAGTCGTGGCGGCGCTCGCGGAGACGGGCGAATGACGGACAAGCCGAAGCCCCGGCGCCTGTGCGTGGTCGAATCGTGGGAAGACGGGCTGTGGCACGTCAACAAGATGTTCCACGACGAACACTGGTTGATCGGCCACATCCGGCGGGAAGCGGATGCGTCCGGGTTTTCGGCCTACGTCAAGACGTTGCACGGCGGCGACCACACCGAGCAGATGACCTACGTTGGTTCCTACGGCGACATTTGGACGGCGGCCGAGCGCATCCGTTCGGCGGCGGACGGAACGGAGAGCACGTTCAGCAACCGACCGGGGACGGACGGATGACCGCATCGAAGCCATCACCCAACCATGTGCGGCTACGCGGCACGGACGTCCGCGGGCAACTCATCCCGCTGGTCGTGACGGGCGAGCCGACCGATATGTTCGACCTCGTGTCCCCGACGATGCCCCACGGGGCGACCATGTGGCTTGAAACCCGAGCTGGCGCAATCGTGCGGCTGGCGACGGGCCGAAGGGGAATCGCGGCATGAGAGCGATCACGCTATACCAGCCGTGGGCTTCGCTTGTGGCCGCCCGGCGCAAGCGGGTTGAAACCCGCCATTGGCCACCGCCGCTCAAGCTGCTAGGCACGACGATTGCCATTCACGCCGCCAAGACCAATCTCGACGCCGAACCGTGCCGGCGGTTCGGGTACGACCCCACGGGGATCCCGCGCGGCGCGGTCGTCGCGTTCGCTCTGCTGACCCGCGTCTACCGGGTCGTTGACCACGAGACTTCACGCGGCGGGCTGATGTTCGCGCGTTGCGAAGGCGTCTACAGCGACCAGACGGACGAACGCGTTCGGATCGAACCCTACGGAGATTTCTCGCCGGGGCGGTATGTGTGGATGCTGCATGACGTTTCCCCGCTGGTGCCGCCCGTCGAAGCGGTGGGGCACCAGGGGATTTGGGAGTGGAAGAATGCCTAGTCGAAAGAGACGGTCGCAACGGCGCAAGGCCAAGAGCGTCCGCAGGAAAAGCGCGCCGCAGCAACGTCGACCGCGCCGCGACCGCAACGAGGAATACAAGTGACCAAGCCGCAGTTCAAGGCACCGCCGCCGCCGTGCCTGAAAATCAACTACAACCCGCTTCCCGACGAAGCCAAGGCGACCTTGCGCGAAATGCTCGGCGCATGGGTTGACCAGGCGGAAGGCATCACGGTCGAGAACCAACCATCGGTCAGCGCCGCCCATCCGACCCCGACGACGGTCGTGCGCTTTTTCTGGCCGGAACCGGAGTGACCTTGGCCATGACAGCGCAAGACCTGAAAGAGCAGTTGCGCCCGCTGATCGCCGGACTGTTGCAGGACGGGGAGACGCCCGCCGGCATCAAGGCGACGGTGCAGGGTTTCATCAACGCGGCCCGTATCGAGAACATCCTTTTCGTGGGCAGCGAATTCCACCCCGATCGCGTGCCCGTGGTCGAGAGCATCGTTGACGAACTGATCGCGGAGGCGGCATGAGCGAACAACCCAAGCGGCAGTGCCAGACGTGCGCCTACTGGATGGACGCACCCGAGGCACGGCGGCGAAACATGGACGATGAGTGGGTGCCGCTGGATGGCTTCGGCGAGTGCGCCGTGTTCCCGCCGAGCGTTCCCATGACGCTGGCCGAATCGACCCGCCGGCGCGAACAAGGCCATGTGGAGATTTTCTACAAGCAACCGCTGACCCATGCGGAGCAGTTCTGTATGCAGTGGCGGCCGAGGCCGGCGGCGGAATGAGCAAGGACGCGATCTTGCCGGTCACCGGTGGGCACCATGCGGGGCGTTCGCCGTCCGACGTGCCCCACCCGGGCCGCTTCCCGATCGGGCAGATCGGCACGATGCTCGATGCTCGTCTTGAAGGCGACGAATGGGTCATCGTTGCGTTGGAAACAGGCACCGACGCCGAATGGCCCATCGAAACGGAACGCCCGGTCGCCGGGTCGATACGGGTCAAGTGCGGCGACTCGCCAGACCGGACGTTCGATGAACTGCACCGATTCCTGAACTCGATATACGCGGCGGCCTTGTTCCGTGGGGCGGACAGCCGATGAATGGCGTCAACCTTTGGCTCTGCGCGGGCTGCGGCAATTGGGTGACGGACGAAAACGTATCGTTCATTTGGTTGCCGGACGATCCGCGTGTTCAGGCCACCGTGCACGATGTCACTCGCGCGACGCTTGATCGCGATGGGTACGAAACCCCATTGCGCGACCTTTGCGGCCCGCTGCATCCGATGGTCGAAGACCCGATGCAGTACGCGGCGACTGCCGACGACTTCCATGCGATGAGCGAGGCGGAAGGGTACCGGGACTTCTACCGCAACCATGACCGCTCAGCGCGGGCGCCCTTGTCGGGTTGGGTGTCGGCATGAACTGGTCGCTCTCCCATCGCTTCGACCCCGAAGCCCGGCAGATCGCCGACCGCCACTACAACCGGCGCAAGCCCGGCTCCCCGCAGTTCGTCCCGCCTGGCCGCTGCCTGGTGCTCAAGAACCCGACCGCCGTTTGGGTCACGTCGTGGCCGTTCGCCGAGTACGTCCGCCACGCATGGCCCGGGCTGATGGTGTGCAGCGCCTTCCGCAACGAAGGCAACGTCCGTTCGTCGGACCTGATCCGCGAAGCCCTTGCCGCCACCCGCTGGAAGTGGCCGGAAGCTCCCACGGTCGGGATGGTCACGTTCGTTGACCCGACCCGCGTGCGCCGCAAGCGCCACCCCGGCTACTGCTATCTCATGGCCGGGTTCGATTACGTCGGCGAGACGAAGGGAAAACTCCGCGCGCTAGGCATCGTCGCCGACCGCGCCTACGCATGGCCCAAGCCCGAAGCGCCCCACGGCGCCCAAGGAACGCTGTTGTGAGCGCCAGACGCGGCACCGGCACCGGGATGCTCACGTTCGTGCGACGCACCGAGCAGTTCCGCATCGGAGACGAAATCATCGTCACCGTGCTGCAGGCGTCCCGACGCGGCGAAGTGCGCATCGGCATAGACGCGCCACGCAACGTCCAAGTTCTGCGCGGCGAACTGGAATCGCGCCACCCCAACAAGAGAGGACGGTAAGGAATGTCCAACCAGAACCAGCTACCCGAACGAGTGGATACGCGGCTTGTCAAGCGTGCGGTCGAAGCGTGCGCGAAGGACGTGATGGTGCACCTTCGCACGAGTCGCCGCAGCGCCCATGCGGAGGTCTGGCTGCGTGCCGCCTACCGCCAGCTTTGCACGGCGCAACAAGGCGCCCGCGACAAGGATTGGGAGTTCGGCGTGGACATGGCCCGCGAAGTCATCCTTGAAGCCGTGCGCTACGGATACGAGCCGGGGCACCACTGCTACTTCATTCCCTACGCAGGGAAGAACCCGAAGCTGGTCTGCCTGACGAGCTACAAGGGCATCTACGAGACGTGCAACTCGATGGAAGACTGCATGATGCGGCCGCCCATCCTCGTCTACACCGGCGACACCTGGGAGTGGGAACCGGCCCGGATGTACGACGACGGCACCGTGCGCCCCTACTTCCGCCACGTCCCGTCCGCAGACGACCTCTACGACGCGAGCAAGCTGCGCGGCGTCTACGTGGTCGGTCGCATCCGCGGTGAGGTCTACGTCGAGTGGGTGCCGAAAGCCTACGTCGAGAGGGTCAAGGCGGTGGGCAAGCGCCGGCCCGGCGACACCCCGTGGGAAGGCCCGTTCGAGCCGGAAATGTGGCGCAAGACCGGGGCGCGGTACGGCAGCAAATACTATCCCCAGGGTCTGCCGTTCCTGTCCGGCGACATGCTCTTTGAAGGCGTGCCGGACGAAAACGCCGATGGCCAGACCTACGACATGGAGCCCGGGTCGTTCGCCGTCGATGACGACGACGGGCAAGCGACCGGCAACGGCGAGCGGACGGAGCAACAAGAGCAGCGCCCGCAGCAGCAACGCCAGCCAGATCCCGAGAAGCCGGCGCCACAGATCGAACAGCGCCGGCAGACCGACCTTGAGCAGCAGTTCGAGCAACGACCGGCGCAAAGCGAACAACAGCAACAACGCGAGCCGGTGCCCGCGCAACAGCGGCAGACCGGCCAGGGCGGCGACGCCCCGCAACAGCAGCAGCAGCCGACCGACGACCCGAACGACCCCGGCCCCGATGCCGACAACCCGTTCGCCGGCCTCGGGAGACTGTAGCGATGGCCGACACGCCCCGAACGTTCAAAGACCGCGACGGCGCAAGCTGGATGGTCCTTTCCCTTGACGACAGCGACGCGACGCCGACGGCCGTCAGGCTTGCCGACATCCGCCAGGTGACCAAGGCGGGTGACGGGTCGCTCGTCTACTGCCGGGACGCGCAAAGCGGACATATCGAACTGCGCGAAGTCCTAGACCCTTGGACGGCGATCACCCGCACGATGGAGGCGCCATGACCGTTATCGACCCCTTGGCATGGATTGGCTACGACCGGCTGGCCGGCGACGAACTGCGGTCCATTCTCGAAAGCAACCCGCATCTGGTCGCCGCCATGACCAAGGGTGCGGGCATCAACGTAGGCCGGATTCGCGGGTTGGCGGCGCAAGGCGTCATCGACAACCAATGGATGCTCCGGGCGGTCGTCAACCACACATGGTTGCAGTCCGAAGAGGACGAGCGGCGGTTTGCCGATATGTGCCACAACCACGGCGACATCGTGGCCGTCTATTGGGGGAAGCCCGATGAACTCCATTGTTAGCCGCTTCCGTGCCTTGCTCGCCTCGCTCCTGATCTGGTCGCGAGCGCCGCTGGCCTTGGGGAAGGTGACCATCAAGACGCCGCCGATACCGGAAAGCGAAGTCGTCCGGTATCTGCAAAACGACGTTCAGCAATGGCACGACCGGTGCCGCCAGCTTGAACAGGAGAACGCGCGGCTGCGCGAGTACATCCGCGAAATGGAAACGGAGTTGTTGTTGTGATGAAGGAAGACAGACAAGTCGACGCAGCCGTTCGGTTGATGTCGCGCGCACTGCACGCACGCAAGCTCAAGGCGAACAAGGCGGCAATCATCTTTCGCCGCCAAGCCGTGGAAGCCGGGCGACGGGCACTAGCGGCATGAGACGCCAATACTTAGCGGTCGAAATTACGGACAAGGACGGTTCGGTACGAACCGTCCTGATACCGGCATGGTGCCTAGCCGTGGGTGCGCTGGTCGTGGTTGGGTGGTTCGTCTGGTGGATGGTATGAAGTTGCAGATCGAGAACGTGCGCAGCATCGACGCCCTGTTGATCGAACTGACGCCCGGCGAAGTCACCGAACTGGCCAAGCCGAACGGGTTCGGCAAGTCCACGGCCGCCGCCTGTCTCGCCGCCTGTCTCGCGCGCAACCCCGACCCGATGTACCGGGGGCCGGCCAGACGAGTTCGCTACGTCCGCGACGGCGCCGACCCCGAAGACGCCGTGGCCGTCCTGAGCGGCGACGACTGGTCCATCACTTGGCTGGTCGCGTCCGGCCAGTTCCCCGAAACCGGAAGTCCGCCGCCCCGCCCGCCGGCCATCGTCGGCCACGCGATGCGCGCCGCATGGGAAGGCAAGGACGACGACATCGCCCGGGCCTGGCTGGAAGCGTTGCTGTCCGGGGCGGTCACGCAGGACGAGATACGCGACGAAATCGCCAACACGCTAGGCAAAGACGTGCCGGACGCCACGACCGTCGCGCAGAAGCTCGCCGAAGACATCATCGCCAACCCGCTACAGGGTTGGGACACGGCGTGCGACTACTGCGAAACCCGGATGCGGGAAGCCAAGCGCGATTGGTCGAAGATCGTGGCCAGCGACGGCCAGCACGAACAGTTCGGCGACAAGAAGGCTCCGAAGTGGCGGCCGAGGGCATGGCGGGCCGAACTGGAAGGGACGAACGTGCCGGCGCTGGAACAACTGCAACACCAGATGCAGGAGCGGGTGAACGCGGCCCGCGACCGCCTGTCGGTCATCGACGGGAAAATCGAACAGCAGTCGGAACGCAACGAGCAAATCCGCGCGACGACCAAGCGCCTGTCCGACATGCAGGACGAACACGACGCGCTCGCCGACGACATCGAACGCGCCCACGCGGATCCCGGCGGCCCGACAGACGATGAACGGCAAGCCGCCCGGCGGCGCCTTGACGAAGCCGAAGCGGCGTACCAGGCGGTGCGGACGCCGAGGGAAGGCGACGCCGAAATGCTGGAAGCGCAGAACTACCTATCGAGCGCCCAAGCCGACCAAAGCCAGTGCGAGCGCGACTTCCGCAACAAGCAACGCGACGTGCAAGACCTTGACGATGAAGTCAAACGGCTTGGCCGGCAAATCGCAGACGCCGAGAACATCGATGACGTGTGCCCGCACTGCAAACAGCCGATGCCGCCCGAGGCGATGGAACACGCGCGAGACCACCTTGCCCACCTGCAGGGTCGGCACACCGACGCGACAGCCCGGTTGGGCGATCTGGTCGCCGACTTCCAACAGACACGCCGCGCCCTTGAAGAAGTGAAGGAACGGGTCGGCAAGGCCCGGGCCAAGGTGTCGGCGATGCAGGACGCGGCCAGCCGGCGGGAAGTCGGAGTGGCGGCCAAGCGTCGCGCCTACGACGAGGCCTTGGATGCGTGGCGCGGCATCAGCGAAGCGTCCGCGGAATCCGGCGGCAGCGAACTCGCGCGCGAACTCGCGCAGAAGCGGGCGCGGATCGCCGGCCAGATCGAAGAACTCCGGAGCAGTCTGCGCGACCAGCAGCAGGGGATGGAACAGTTCGATCGAGGCCCGGCGGAAGCCGCCGTGCACAAGGCGGTCGACCACGTGCGGCAAGTCGAAACCGGACTGGTCGCGTTCAAGTGCCACCAGTCCGCGCAGGCCCAGGTGAAACAGGCGGCCGTGTGGGGCCGGGTGGCGAAGGCGCTGAGTCCCACGGGGATCCGCGCCGACCGGATGGGCGAGCGGGTCGAGAAGGTCAACAAGATTCTCGCGATGGTTCGCGAGCAATGCGACCTGCCGGCGATAGAGCTACGGGGCCGGAACCCGAAGATGTACTTCGACCGGCGGGACGTGGGCGAAGGCAGCGCGTCGGAACAATGGCTGGTCGCGGCGGTACTGCGGGCCGTGGTGTGCGTCATGCACGAAGCGCCGGTGGCCGTGATGGACGCGTCGGACGCGCTCCAAACGTCCACCAGGGAGCGTCTGCGGCGCACCGTGGGCCAACTAGCCAAGGGCACGGGAATCGCCGTGCTGTGGACGGAGTGGCGGGAATGAGCGAGAACAAGGAACAGCCGATAGACCCGAAGCTGCGCGAAGTCATGCGCGGCATCGGAACGGCCATCGACTCGGCCATCAACGGCGAGAACATGGACGACCCGGACTACAACCCGGAATACGGGTTCGTACTTCTGGTGTTCCCGTTCGGCCAGCCTGACGGGGAACACAGGTCGAACTACATATCGAACGCGCAACGGTCGCAGATCGCCACGTACCTTCGGGAGAAGGCGGACTACCTGATGGCGACGCAGCGCGACATCGCAAGGGAAGGAGGGATGAACTGATGGCACGTTCCGAACAGGACGCTCGAGCCCGGGCGGCGCAACTGGAAGAACCCGAGCTGCCGATTGACATAACCGGGTCGGTTCTGGAAGTCACGGTCTTGCTGCCATCGCACGTCACGGTCGGTTTGGAGACGGGCGAGCATGTGATGGTCGGCGACCATCGAATGGTTGTCGAACACATGACGACCGACCGCCGAGGCTGGACATCAATCCGTGCGAAGCCCGCCCCGGCTCTGGACGAGCCGTTGCAGATCATCCCGATACCCGCCGAAGTCCGCCGGGTCATACAGAAGGTGTTCGCCGAGCACTGGCACATGCGGGACGCCTACGACGCCCACGGTTCGATGGGCGCCGAGCACCGCTTGTGGAACCGGGAAGACGCGCAGCAGGAATTGGGCCATGCCATCCAGCGGTGGGCCGACACCGTGCGCTACCAGAAGGCGAAGGGCATCATCGCGGATGTCGAACAGCCGTGAAGAAGTGGGCCGTGCGCACCCAGGTGTCGCGGGCGAACTGCGTCAACCTCTATGGGCGACCAGGCAGCACCGAGTTCGGCGACGACTACCTTGGCGACGTGTCGCTACAGGACGACGGCACATGGACGCCGACCTACGGGGAAGCGGAACGACTGCTAGGTGACGCCAAGTTCGACACGCCGGCGGACGCGGCGACCGCTCTCGAACGAAAGATGCGCCGGCGCAAACGAACCAGACGAAGCAACCAGAAGGCGAACGCATGAGCGAACAAACGACAGCAACCGAGGCCTACGAAGGCTACGCGGTGCTCGAACTGATGGGCCACCGGGTGATCGGCGGACGGGTGAGCGAAGTGGTGGCCTACGGAACGCCGCTTTGCCGCATCGAAGTCCTAGACCCGAGCGACGACACGGGTGAGACGGTCGCGGCGACCCAATACTACGGCGGCTCTGCCATCTACTGCATGACGCCGGCGACGCTTGAAGTCGCCCTTGAAACGAACCATGCGCGCTTCGACTTGCCGCCCATCGTCAAGGCGGCGCTGCGCAAGCCGGCACCCCTGCAACCGGCGCTGCCCTTGCACGCCGACTGGAACGATGCGTCGGACACGCTGCCGCCTGTGGGCGTGGAAAAGTACGTCTGCATCGCTGGTTTGACGTGGCAGGACATCGCCTACTACGCCGACGACGGCAAGTGGTATCAGACCCACTCGCCCGATGAACCGATGGAGAATCCGCCGACGCACTGGCGCGATGTGCTGCCAAACCCGCCGGCGGACCCGGCGGAACCCAACTTCTAACCACCCACAACTCTACGGAGAAACACAATGGCCAAGTCCACAACCCTAAACAGCATCGAGATGGGCGCGACCTATCGCGATGTCATCAGCGGCTTCGAAGGCGTCGTGACCGCCAAGTGCGAGTACATGACCGGCTGCGACCAGGTAGTGCTCAAGCCGCGCGGACTCAACGAGGACGGCACCGAGCGCAAGGGCGTCTGGTTCGATGTCGAACAAGTCGAGCGCGTCGGCGACGACATCCTTGTGCTGCCGAACGCGGCGGTGCAACAGCGCGAGCAGCGCGGCGGTGGCCCGCAAAAGGACGCCCCGACGCCCCGCTAAACACTCGACCAACAAGGGAGAATCCCATGACAGACACCATCAGGTGGATGCGCAGCCACAAGCTCGGCACGGCAGGAATCGTGCTCGGCGTGGTCGTGCTTCCACTCGTCCTGATCCTGTGGGCCGGCGGCATCAAGTGGCTGACCGCCCCGTTCACCGGCGCCGTCGAACAGCGCACCATCACGACCCGCGGCGCCTACCGCATCCAGGCTTACGAGCAGTTCTACCGGTGGAACGAGCAGATCGCCGCCATCGACGCCAAGCTAGGGGCATACGAACCGCCGATGGACCGCCGGATGCGTACCGAGTGCGTCGGCCTCCAGTCGCAGCGCGCCAACCTGGTCGCCCGGTACAACGCCGCGTCCCGCCAGATCGAGACGCAAGGCCAGTGGATGGCCGAAGACCTGCCCATCCAGTTGGCGCAACCGAAGTCCAATCCCTGCGGCTGACGACCGCAGACAGCAACGGAGCAATCCAAATGAGAGCACGACACGCGGCAACCGCCGCCCTACTACTCACCATCCCGCTACTGCTAGGCAACAGCGGGTGCGCCAAGGGAACGTCCGCGGACGTGGAACGGTCGCGCGCGGCCCAACAGGACGTGATGACGAACGCACAGCAAGCGGTCCCGGCATACCAGCCCCGGGCGTTCCCGTCCCGCGAAGCCATCAACAGCCACCTGCAGGAAACGGAACAGCCGGGCGTCTGGTACGTCTACGCGCTGTCCATGACCGGCGAGCCGGTGTTCTACATCGTTTCCGAGCACCGGGCGATGAACCTTTGCACAAGCATCACGTCGCCCGACCGGCTGGTGCGAACGGACCTTGGCGGCAGTTGGGGGAATCTCGTGATGTCCGCCCCGTCCATGACCGGCGTCTACCACGGGAACGCGAACTGCAACACGTTCTTCGTCCGCGACGTGACGACAAGCGCGATCATCGAAGTCAGCGGCGGGATGATGAGCTTCCTTTCGAGTCGCCAGCCGCTGTTTCTCGAAACGGACGTGCGCCGGATGCAGCCGGTCGGCGACGCCGCAGTACCCGAGGCGGCCGATGGCTGACACCACCACCAGCGAGCGGCGCCCCTATCTCGGGGGCGTCCTCGCCGCGGCCGCAGGGCTGGTCGAACCCGCGCCCTACCGTCAGGGCGTCAAGGAAATGCTGTCCGTGCTGCCGCGTGTCGCCGCTCTCAGCGGCCAGACCACCGACCAGGTGTTCGCCGACTTCATCGGCTTTTTCAAGGACGCCGCCGCAAAGGACGGGTTGCCGGAAGGCGTCATCAGGGAAATCGTCGCCGACGCCGAACGGGCGTGGGCCGAAATGGAAGGGGAACGGGCATGACTGGCAGAGGCGGCAAGGCATCACGCGACAAGGGCAACGCCGGCGAGCGCGAAATGGTCAATCTCCTACGCGAGCACTTCCGCGACCTCGCGCCCGAGCTGGACGTTAAGCGGATGCTCAGCCAAGCCCGCGACAGCGGCCCGGACATCGAAATGAACTGGCCTGACGGGTCGCAGTGGTTCGTTGAAGTGAAACGCTGGCACCACCACCCGTCGCGCCGGCAGATCGACAAGTGGTACGCGACCATCGTCCGGTGGCTTACCGAGACGTTCGAGGGCGAGCGTGCCGACGCGTTCGTGATGGTCGCCTACCGGGTGGACAAGGCGACGTGGCGCGTCGTCTACACGCACCCTGACGGCATCATCGTGGACGCCGACTTTCTCGATTGGGTCAAGCTGATTCGGCTTGGCATCCGGGCGCACCGCCGGCAGCAGGCGAGCGCCGCCCGGCAAACCCAACTGGAGGTAGACGGCGATGAAACATAAGGGTAGGCGATACGAGAACATCATCTACCAAGACGGCGAGTGCGATCGCCCGTTTCACGTCGTCGCCATCGGTCGAAACGGCGCATACAACATCAGGAGTGCGACGCACGATTACCCGATGCTCAAGAACGCCGCCGGCCAGCAGGTGTTGGCGTCGGTGCATAGGTCGGCAGAGGTCGGTGGAGGGTGGGATGCGAAAATCGCAGGCATCTACCGCAGTGGGCGCACCCGGAAGGCCGCGGTGCTCGCGGCCGCCATCGCGGCCGGACTCGTCAAGGCGACCTAGTGGCCATCGTCCACATAGTCAGCGTGAGCGGCGGCAAGGACTCGACCGCCGCCTACTTGCTCGGTGTCGAACGCCGGGATCTCCGTCCCGGATTCGACTTCCGGGCGGTCATGGCCGACACCGGCAACGAGCATCCGGCGACCATCGAATACGCACGCCGCCTGCACGAAGTCACCGGTGGGCCGAAGGTCGAAATCGTGCAAGCCACGTTCACGGAAGACCAGTTCCGGCAGAAGCGCAAGACCATTCGCGAGGAGTGGCCGAAGCACGGCGTAGGGCCGGCGCAGATTGCTACGGCTCTGATGGTCTGCCGAACGACCGGCAATCCGTTTCTCGACCTATGCGTTCTCAACGCAGGGTTCCCGCGCGGCGGCGCGAACCAATACTGCACGGCACGGCTCAAGGTCGATGTCATCGAAGAACAGATTTACCACCCGATTTGGGAGCGCGGCGACCGCATCATCGTGTGGCAAGGCATCCGGGCAATCGAGTCGGAGAAGCGGTCGGAATACACGCGGTTTGCGCGGATGGCGACACCCGGCCCCGCCGTTCGCTACCTACCGGTACTCAACTGGTCGTTGCGGGACGTGCGCCGCATTGCGTTTCGGCACGGCCTGGAACTCAACGAACTCTACGCCGAAGGATTTGATCGCGTCGGTTGCTTCCCCTGCATTCACGAGAAGAAGAAGCCACTTGGCATCATGGCCGACCGGCACATGCTCTGGCTTCATCGTAAGGCCGCTTGGGAGCGGCACGTCAACTTCGCCTGTCGCAAGCCGAACGCCACGTTCCTTCCGGCGCTGCACCGCAAGGGCGAGGCCTACAGTGCCGACACGCCCAAGACACCCGAGAGCCACGGAATCCTTGCCCGGGCCGAGTGGGCCAGGCCGTTCGGCGACCGCCAATTCGAGCTAATCCCGACGCTCGACAAACTACCGCCCATGCAACAAGAGTGCAGGGCTTGGGGAAGTGTGCGAATGACCGACCCACTGCATTGCCCCGACTGCGGCGCGTCCGGCCAGTCCATCATCCCGATGGCCGATGGGTGGTTCTGCCTCGTCTGCGAAAAGCGCATCAGCGGGCGGGACGAACCGCTACAGGACATGCCCGAAGACGGGCCGACGCTCGCCCGCCCCGTGCCAAGCGGTGGCTACGTCGAACCGCAAGAGCCGTACATCATCGGAAGCCGTCCCGCCGGCGACCTCCCCGTCCCGTTGGGGAAACGGGTCACGCCCGCTGTTGCGCCACGATTCATCTTTCAAAACACGGACGTGACCGCGGACATCATCAAGGAGTCCGTGGAAAGGTTCGGCGGGGAACTGGTCGAGTGGCAACGCCGCGTGTTGGAGAAGATTTACCGTGGCTAGGCGCGTCGGCTGGTTCAGTTGCGACCAATGGAAGGACTCGCCGTGAGCCGAGCCAAGCCGTGGCAGATCAAGCACATCCCCGACGCCATGTGCCGCCGGGCGTCGAAGCTCGGACGCCAGCGATACGCGGTCGGCGAAGCCTTGGGGGTGGCCTTCCCATCAAGGACGGTCGAAGCCTTGATGGATTTGACCGGCGCACCCGAGAAGGTCTGTCTCGGCAAGCTCGAACAGATGGTGGACCGCGAACTGATGGAGTACGGCGTGTCTCTCGGCACCGCCTGGTGGATTGGCGGGCCGAACCACCCGGAACACGAAACGTCAGTCGGCGAGTGGCACGCCTACTCGTGGATGGACTGCCGGGGCCGGGCCAAGGAAGTCCTTGTGCTCAGCGAAGACACCGAACGGCTGCGGATTGGCGACGCCTTCTACACGGACACCGGGGATCCGTGTGTTGTCCACAGCGCCGCACGATTCGACAACGGCGGGCACGTCCACATCCTGTCGGTCAGGGGTGTGTTGGAAAGCGTCCGGCTCATGCCCGACCCGCACGCAAACTACATCACCGTGCGCATTGCCGAAGAAGCGCGCTGGAACGACCGGCGGAGGTTCTATGCCAACCAAGATTGAGTGGACCAACGAGCCTTGGAATCCCGTTACCGGGTGTTTCGTGGTGAGTCCGGGATGTACCAACTGCTACGCCATGCGCCTTGCCGGCACCCGGCTCAAGCACGAAACCAAGCGCATCGGCCTAACCGACATCGTGAACGGCAAGCCCGTGTGGAACGGCAAGGTGCGGTTCAACCGAAGCGAACTTGACAAGCCGCTGCGCTGGCGGCGACCACGGCGAATCTTCGTCTGCCCGCACGGCGACCTATTCCACGAAGACGTGCCCAAGGACTGGATAGATCAGGTGATGGCCGTCGCCGCTCTGGCGCCGCAACACACGTTCCAGGTGCTGACGAAACGCGGCAACCGCATGTACCACTACTTCCTAGAAGACGCGTGGGGCCCGGTGCGCGACCGCGTGTCCGACCGGGCGGATCGCTATTGGGACTTCGACTTCAACACGCTCGTGGGCATTGACCGGTTCATGGAGGCGCACTCGCGCCTTGCCCCACGTCGCGGCGGCTGGCCGCTGCCCAACATGCACCTGGGCGTCAGCGTCGAGAATCAGGAATGGGCCAACAAGCGGATTCCGTACCTGTTGGATACGCCGGCGGCGATCCGGTGGGTCAGCGCCGAACCGCTGCTAGGCCCGGTCAATCTCCGGGAAGTGTGGGCGCGGATGCCGAGCGGCGGCGAAAGCCTGTACGACACGCTCGGCAGTACCCGGGTCGATTTGCGCGGCGACCGCCGGACGCTGGATTGGGTCGTCGTGGGCGGCGAGTCCGGCCCGAAGGCCCGGTACATGGACCCCGATTGGGCGCGGTCGCTGCGGAACCAGTGCGCCGAAACGAACGTCGCCTATTTCTTTAAGCAGTGGGGCGAGTGGGCGCCTTCCGCACACCACTACCACGACGCCGAGTTGGGCAAGTTCCAAGGGGCGCTCTACGACTACGGCTTTCCGCGAGTCGTCAAGGTGGGCAAGAAGCGCGCCGGCAGGACGCTCGATGGTGTTGTCCACGACGCCTACCCGACCGAACTGGCGGCCGCGTGATGGGCGACGTGATCCCCTTCCCAATCCGCCGACGTCGGCCGAAGCTGCGTGATGTAGGCGACGGCACCGCCAAGCCAAAAGCGCAGCCAGCGCGGTTTGTGCGCGATTCGCACGACGCGCTCTTGCGTGCCCTGTCCGACGCGGAGAAGCGATGGCCGGACGCAGGCGCCGGCATGTTCGAGACGGAAGCGCAAGCCCGGGCCGCGAGACAGCGGATGCGCGACTACCAGATCGCCGCCGTCGTCTACGCCATCGCCGCCCGGCTGGCTTCGGGTGACGACGACGGGCGCGTAGCGGCCCTCGGGGAGCGCCTGTTTGCGCTGTCCGCCCTGTCCGTGGCCGACAGCGAGCACTACATGGAACGCGCCAAGGACGCGCTCACAGACCTGCCAGGCGTGCGCCGCGCGCGCCGGCACGTCATGGACAGTCAGATATGCGCCATCGCCTACCGGCTGTCCTATGCGGTGGAGCGGCCCCGTGGCGGCAATCGCCCGCTGACGCTGGAAGAACTCGGCGCGTCCCTGCAATTCCAAGCGGCGCTCCTGAGGTCCGATCCGTGACCCTTGGGCGCTTTTCAATCATCCCCTACACGTTCCAAGGCAAGGCGGGCTTCGTCATCCGGTACGACGACCCGGCGTCAAGCCGCCCGGCGTGGCACCGCTATTGGTATGCCGAACTGGACAAGGCCCGGGGTTGGGTCGACCAGTTTGCGAACGTGCCGCCGCGGAGTCCGATGCTGTGATGGATGACCTCCTACGTAGGATGGTGAAAGCGCCGCACATCGCGCGATTGATGCACGGTCGTGGTCGTGATGCCCGCGTCAAGCGCAAGCCGCCGTCGTGGGTTGGCGCAGGTGCCGATGGTGTCGGCTATCCCCAACTCAGGGTCTACCCGCTGCCGGTACCCGAGCGACGCCGTGACAGCTTGGGGCGAGTGTGGACGATGGTCGACCCTGACCGTACCCGAGTCCTGCTGGCGTGCGACTACGAGTCCATATCGGGCGAGTGTCGGTGGGAACCCTTCCTTCTCACTCGACACAGCATCCATGCGGTGTGGCGACAGCTTGAGGAGTACACGGGCTTTTGGCTCGGCACGGACGTTGGCGACGAGCGACGCCACATCCACCACATCTACGTCACCGGGATTCGATTTGCAGAGGCGACCACATGACACAAGAACACGACGTGAGCGACGTTCAGGACACGTTCGACGCCATGCTGACGGCTTTGCGCGGAGTCCGTGCAACCTGGGAAAAAACCTACGGGCCTCGGTGGAGGGAGTTGAATTGGCCTTGGCTGCACGACGTCGATGCTGCCATAGACAAAGCAGAAGCGAGCCCGCTGTATGTCGGGGGGTGCTGGTGCTGCGGACGGGGAGCATGTTTGAAACCGACGCGACTTGGTACTGAGCGACCAGTACGAGTGCTGGACGCATGACCGGTTGCCAGCGCAAAAAAATGCCGCTTGGTTTTTTCCCCGTCGCCTTTGCGGTACCCGGGTGGCGCCCATGACCGGCGTCGTTCTCAGGCCATACCAGAACGACGTCCTAAGCGACTTGAAGTTCGGCATAGACCAGGGCGCCAGGTCGCCATGCCTACAGATGCCGACCGGATCGGGCAAAAGTCCGGTCGGCGCGCGTCTCGCCAAATATTGGGTGCAGATGGGCGGCACCGTCTGGACACTCGTGCACCGGCGCGAACTCGCCAAGCAATGGCTCTCCCACCTGCAGAACGACGGCGTGCCCGCGATCGACGGGAGCGCCGGCATATCGAGCTTCAACGCGCTCGTGTGGGGCGTGGCGTTGCTCAGGGGACGGTTGGACACCATGCCGATGCCCGACCCCGACAAGCTGCTAATCATCACGGACGAAGGCCACCACGCGCCGGCCCCGACCTACCAGGCGGTCTATGACGCAAGCCAGCCGCGGATCAATCTGCTACTCACGGCAACGCCGGCGCGCACGGACGGCAAGGGGCTGGCGCCGACTGCCGACTACCTTGTCGAAGGCCCGGACGTGGCAAGCCTGATCGCCGTGGGCGCGCTCAGCGACTATGAAATCCTCTCCCTTCCGGGCGGCCCGGACACCACGGGGATCCGGCGAAGCAAGGGCGATTGGGTCAAAGGCCAGCTTGCCGAGCGATGCCAGACGGTCACGGCGAACGTGGTCGGCGCCTGGAAACGCTACGCTCGCGGGCGGAACAATCTCGTTTTCGCCGTCAACCGCGACCACGGTCGCAAGCTCGCGTCCGAACTGTCGAACGCCGGCGGCGATGTCCGGTACGTGGACGGCACGACCCCGGAACGCCAGCGCGACATCATCATGGACGGGTTCAAGGCCGGCGAGTTCACCGAACTCGTCACCGTGGACCTGATCGGCGAAGGCTTCGACTGCGAAGGGGCGGACTGCGCGATTCTCGCCCGGCCCACTCAGTCGGTGGTCGTCCATCTGCAACAGATCGGGCGCACGCTGCGCCCGGGACTGCGCAAGGCGCTGATCGTGGACACCGTGGGGAACACCAACCGGCTCGGCGGCCCGCGCACTCCCCGTCGATGGTCGCTCGACGGTCGTGTCGAATCCGACTTGAGCGAAGGCGACAAGCCGTTCGAGGGCGGGATTCTGTGCGAGAAGTGCGGTACGCGTTCGCCTAGCGGTTCTACCCAATGCGTCGCGTGCGGCAAGGCGTTCGCCAAGGGCGGGTCGAAGCGGGAGATTGATACGAAGCTGGTCACCATCGATGAGTTGAGCATCGAGATAAAGGGCAACGGCAACGGCGGCTGGGACCGGCGGTCGGTGCAGAAGGCGATGCGACGGTGCCGCAACTGGTCGGACTTGCGGCGGCTTGCCCAACAGCTAGGTTACTCACGGCGTTGGGCTGAACTCCAGGCTGAGTACCGGCCCCACCTCGCCGAGTCAGCGGACGTGATGAACGGAGGAAGACGATGACGACCCGGTACCCCTGCCTTGTTCTCGCACTCGCTTTCGCCACGACCCTTGGACACGCGACAGAGTGCGACCACCCGGACACGCGGAACTGGTACGAGTCCATTCCCTACGCAATGCCGTTCGCGTTCGGCTCGGCGTCCGTGCGCGACCTCCGGGGCCGTGGCGCGACGGCCTTCGACCGCACATGGATCCCCCGTTTCATGTCGGCACGCGCCCTTCGTCCGGTTCAACTCGCATCCCACACCGAACACGGCACGTGGCTGATTGTCCAGCGCGGGGCACCGTCGATCACGGTGCGGGTCGAAGCTGGCGCCTACGACGGTTTGGCGGCGACCGCGTGCGCTCTCGAAGTGCTGCGCGACGCACTCGCCGGCGTGCCGGCATTGGTCGTCAAGTCGCTACCGTCCGATACGGTGATCGCTCTCGAACGGGTACACGAAGTCGGCCGGTGGGGTGCATCGAAGGATGTCCGCGGCCACGTGGTGTCGACGCACCCCGCGTCCATTTTCGGCAGAAGTCTAGGCTACGAGCCGTTTTCGCCCGAGACGTGCCCTCGACTGGTCGGCGCGTTGTCGAATCTTGAGGAAATCCTGATTCACGAGTTCGCCCACATCATCGACTACCGGTTCGGTCTGACTCTATCCGGGCGGGGCGAGCACAACGATTGGTGGGCCGACGTGCAGACCAAGGGCAGGCCGCGCAGCTCGGGCGGGCCGTTCGACCCCTACCGGAAGAGCTTCGTGTCCTACCACGCCGCCGAGAACCGGCACGAGAACCTTGCCGAGACGTTCACGGCCTGGCTGGCCTACCGCACCGGAAAGCTCGATGCCGACTACCACGGGAGAACGGAATACGCGGATGTCGTCTTGTCCCGGATGTGCCGGGAACTCGCCTGGTGGGATGCGCACGCATTGCGTGCCGCCGCGTCGTCGGACGGTGCCCTGTGGTTCCCGCAACCCCACGAACGCAACCAAGCGGAAGCCGAAACCCTTCACCGACCCGACGATTTCGGGTTCTAAACAAAGGAGAACCAACATGACCTGCATCGTAGGAGCCGTGGACAAGGACAGCGGCAGCGTCTATCTCGCCGCCGACAGCGCCGTGAGCCACGGGTGGGTTGCCGGAATCACCGGGCCGAACAACGCAAAGATGTTCCGGCGTGGTAGCCACGGCAAGGACGAAATGCTTGTCGGCCTCACCGGCTACTTCCGGGACACCCAAATCCTGGAATACGTCTTTGATCCGCCGTACCACCGGCCCGACGACTCGGTGATGCACTACATGGTCAAGGAATACGTCCCCGCGTTCCGCGACGTGCTGGTGAAACAGAAACGACTGGTCGTCAAGGACGATTTCGCCATGTTCAAGTCGGCCTACTTGCTCGCCTACCGGGGAACGCTGATGCAAGTTGGTGCCGACTTGTGCGTTTGGGACCACTCCGAAATCGGGTACGCGGTCGGTTCCGGTCAGGAAATCGCGCTCGGTGCCCTGTACCAGTCGCGCAACGCCAAGAAGCTGTCGGTAACGGAGCGCCTGACTGGCGCGCTTGAAGCGGCCGCCAATTGGATACCGAGTGTCGCGCCGCCGTTCCACGTCGAGGAGTTGAGAACCGGCGCATGAAAATGTGCGCGAACGGGCCGCTGCAACGCCCGCCGTCTCCCGGCTTGTCCGTGTGGAACGCCGCCGTCCTGCCGATGTGCATGACCGCCGCCGTGGTGTCGCTCGGCTTGCCCCAACCGCGACCCTGGCCGGACGCCCCGCGCTATTACTTCGCCCCGTGGGAGCAAGAGGCCTACCGCCGGTCGTTTCGGAAGGCATCGCCGGATGATGTCGGCTACGTCGTGCAGAACGGCAAGCGGCAGAAACCCGGCGAACTCGGCATCACCCGCTTAAGGCGGGGTTTGACCCACGATGGAAGGAAAATCAGGTGACTAGGCTTTACTTGGCAGCGGCCTACCCGCGACGCGACGAAATCAAGGCTTACGCCGATGCCTTGAAGGCGGACGGCTACGCGATCAATTCGTCGTGGCTGTACGAAACCGCCCCGGTGGACATCCAGCTAACCGACTTGACGCCCGGCGAGAACTGCGAACTGGCCGTCCGGTGCTGGAACGAAATCCGGTATTCGGATGCGTTCGTGTGCTTCACCGAACCGCCGCGGTTGGCAGAGTTGGCGAACAGTGGCCGCTACCGTGGCGGCCGACACGTCGAATTGGGGTTGGCCATCGGGATACTCGCCTTGCACCGCGTCGCGGTGATCGGGCCGAGTGAGACGGTCTTCCACCACGTAGCGCCCCACCACTACGCCGATTTCGAGTCGTTCCGGCGCAACCCGCCGGGCGGATGGCAGACGAAATCCCCGGTGCCGCCCATCGGACAACTCCCGCCGATAGGACGGGGGTTGTGAACACCGTCGTCTACGTGGCCACGTCCCACCCGGACAGCAAGGCGATTTTCGCCGGGTCCGGCCACTACGACCTGGCCGCAGCCAAACGGGCGGCGAATCGCACCCATCACATAATCGAGATTCGCTTCGACCTCGACGTGTTCATGCGCGACTTCGCCCAATCCCTGGACGACTACCGCTTCATCATGGCGCCGCAGCCGTGGAACTCGACACCAACTAGGAATGCCGCATGAGGGAATCTCCACCGCCACCGCGAATGCTGCCGCCCGTGGTCGCCGAACACGATTTGATAGTGCACGCCCTAGATGCGTTGCGACACCATGTCGTGGCCAGCGTGGCGAGGAAGGGCATGCCTGATTGGTCCCCACATACGACGCTCGGCAAGCTCACCGAGGAATACCACGAGTACCTTGACGAAGTGAAAGCCGCAGCGGGCGAGCGGCAAGCCGAAGAATTGCTCGACATCGCCAACGCCGCGGTGCTCGGCTACATCTGCAACTGTAGGCAGCGTGCAGTCGGCGGACTCAAGAAGGATTCCGAGCAATGAAACGTACATGGCTCCAAAAAATTGCCGACGCCTGGTGGAACTTTTTTTGGCGGGTCCACTATGGCTGGCGCTGGCTCGTTTGGCGTCTGCACCCCTGCTACTGGAAGGGCCACGACTGGTCGATGGACGGCCACGGCGGCCGGGGCTGTTCCTACGCCGAGCAGAACTTCCAACCCGGCGGCTGTTGCAGCCAGCCGGTGTTCGTCTGCGCCCGCTGCGGCGAAATCGACTACGGCGACCGGGGCGGCCCGGGTTGGCTCTACTGCCGTGACGAGTGCGAAGAACGGGCCGCGTTCGAGGCCGAGGAAGCCGTCCGCCAAGGCCACGACACGACGTTCCTGCCGGCGAACCGCCAACGCCACGTCCGACATTGGAGTTCGTCGTGAACGTCGGCGAAGCATTGGCCGTGCTCGGGCTCGACCACCGGCCCGACGACGCCGCGTTGCGCGAGGCCTATCAGCGCGCCAGATCGCGAGCGCACCCCGACAAGAACGGTACTGCCGAGCGGTTCCGGCGCGTGCAGGACGCCTACCAGCTACTCAAGGCCGCGCCCCAAGGCCAGCAAGGCGGCGGCGCGTTCAACGCGGGAGCGTTCGCCGAAGCGATGGGACGCAGCTTCCGGGAATCCGCTTTCACGACGGACGCGTTCGCCGAAGCGATGCGCACCATGAACGAGACGATGGCGACCGACCGTGAGAAGTGGATCGCCGAGCTACGCCAACGCCGACAGGAAGTCGCGCTCGAACTCCACCGCGTCCGGCTACTGTTGGATGACAACCACGAATTGTCGCCGCGCGAACGCCAACTGTTCACCGAACTGTACGACTCGCTCATGCGGCACGACTTCACCAAAAAGCAACCTCCGCCTCATGGTCGAACGCGCTTTCACTTCCATTTCGGCGGTGGCGACACCGGCAGCAATACGGGAAACACCTTTTGAGTCTCGACGCCGCCGACCGCCGCGGACTGCGCGGCCTATTGCTTCGGGTCCGGGCACTCACGCGCCCGCCGACCCACCGGCAGCTAATCACCGGCTACAGCAGCGCCGGCGCACCGGACCTCGGCAAGCCGACCAACGACCCGCTCCGAACGCGGCGCTGCGCCTGGTGCGGCGACCCGACGCAAGGGCGCGGCTGGCACAGCGACCACGGCAACGGCGACACATGCCTCGACTGGTACTTCGCCGCCAAGGGCGAGGTAGAAATGGCGTCTCCGGAGCGACGGCGACGGCTCAATTGGGCCACGTCCCGGTGCGTCGTCTGCGGTTCCCGTAACACCGAAGTCGACCACGCTCTCGCGATTTGCGTCGCCCGCGAGTTGTTCCACGCGGATCCTGCAAGCCGCTGGTGGCTGGCCTGGACGCCGCTCAACCTTCGCCCGCTCTGCCACGAGTGCCACCGGCTCAAGACCCGGCAGGACCGATGGCTTGCCAAGGCGATCGCTGCCTACCGGACGCGCGGCATTGCGGCTGGCGAGCCGCCTTGGATCAGCGAACTACGACAGGGCAGCTTGCTCGAGGCGGCCGACTGATGGCCTGTGCCCGGCGCCCCATCCACTACGCCAGCGACATACACGCGCCCACGGCGTGCGGCTACGGTCGCGCCGGGGACGCGCGCCAACAGCCCAACCGTGCCTACTGTTCCGCCGACCGCGCCCGTATCACTTGCGCCAACTGTCTGGTCAAGCTGCACGAAGCGGACTTGGCGGCGGCACGGCGACGACGCCCCAAACGCCCCGCTCGCGAAACGCGCGTGCCCGAAGGGGTGATGCACAAGATCAGGGAGGCGCAGCGCGAAGCCGGCCTGTATGTCGCCCGCGTTGACATCCGACGCACGACCCACGGGCCAATCGTCGGCAAGGTCCGACGCATCTACCACGGGTCGAAGGAATACCGGGATTTCATCAACCGCTCCACAGGATGCGAACGGGTCGCCACCAATGGCAACGGCTCGGATGTGGTACGGTCGGGATGTTTGTTTGTCCTTGGCGGGTCGCGCAAACCCGCCAAGGACGCATCGTCAGTGCCACTAGGGAAGTGATGACGACACGACCGATTCTACCACTGACCCACGCGAGGAAGGCCGCCCGGACAGCCGCCCTTTGGCTGCACGACGTGTGGCTGTGGCACGTCGAAGACAACCTGCCGGCAGGCTGTTGGCTGCGCCAAAAGGTCGCCATGCCGGTCACCGACTGGCTGTGGTCGTGGTATCGGCGAATCCAATAGGGAGAACAAGCAATGACCGTCAACAAGGTGATACTGATTGGCAATCTCGGAAAAGACCCCGAAATGCGGTACAGCCAGGGGGGCAACGCGGTCGCCAATTTCAGCGTGGCGACAAGCGAGCGGTGGACCGACCGCAACACCAACGAGCGCAAAGAGGCTACGGAGTGGCACAGGGTGGTGGCTTTCGGTCGGCTCGCCGAAATCTGCGGCGAGTATCTGGCCAAGGGGTCGAAGGTCTACATCGAAGGCCGGTTGCAGACCCGATCTTGGGAAGGCCAGGACGGGCAGACCCGGTACACGACCGAAGTGGTCGTGCGCGAAATGAAGATGCTGGACAGCCGGGGCGGTGGTGGTAACCAGCAGAGCGGCGGTGGCGGTAACAACAGCGGTGGTGGCCCACGGCAAGGGAACCGCCCGCCCCAAGGGCAGCAGCGGCAAGCGCCGCCTGACGATTTCGAGGACGACATACCTTTTAGCACGCCCGGCGGGGCGAAGAATACGCACCACACGAAACGCACGACTAACGGAGCGCCGCATGATTTTAGACCCGACAGACGTAGCCGAACTGTTCGCCTACGACCATTTGCCAGAGCCGTTGCAGGCGGTGTCCAAGCCCTTCCACGACCTCGCGTTGGATGTCGCCGCTCTGCCGCCTGGTCGTGGTCAGCGCGCGGTCGCGCTGCAAAAGCTACTGGAAGCCAAGGACGCGGCAGTCCGGGCCTTGGCCCGACCGCCGGCGTTGGAACGGTCGCCCGAGCTGACGGGTCGGCCCCGTGATCTAGGCGAACTGCGCGAGCGCGCCTGCATGGCGTTCGATTCGGTCGGGCTGGTGCTGCGGATATGGAAGCGTGGCCGGGACGCCACGACGAGTTTCCTGCGCGCCGATGTCGTCGTCGTGGCACCGGACGACCAAGAACTGACGGTCGGCGAGTTGACGCTACGCGCCGGAATTGCCGGGGCATACACCCTGACGTGCAGCTTGGGACCGAAGAACTACTACCACGGCGGCGAAATTGCCGCTTGTGCCGAAGCCGCCTTGGCCGAAAGCAAGGCGGTGATTGCGAATCAATGAGGCCGTTTCGCATCAACGTCGTTCCGACCACCGACATCGAGCGCCGTGCGTGGGAGCGGGCCGGCGTGTTCGTCCGCGAGCGTCCGATGCCCGGCGGCTTCGGTCGGGGCGCTCGCCATCCCGACGACATCGCACTCATGCGCCACTTCTGGCCGGGGGCCGAGTACGCCGAAATCGACCGCCACCGGACTCTCAAGATGGCGTGCGGCGTCAGAGTGCTGACGGTTGGCGGTGCCCGCTACACGGCGTTACGGCACGACGGCGATCACCCGGTTACGTGCCGTCGATGCCGGGGGTCGAAGGCGTTCAACGAAGCCGCCGGCGCTGCCGCGTGACCGTGCAAATCCTGATCGGCGACGCTCGCGCGAAGCTCCGGGAACTGCCGCCTGGTTCGGTGCACGCCTGCATCACGTCCCCTCCCTACTGGTCGCTCAGGGCATACCACGGCGGCGACGGGATGATCGGCATGGAGCCGGACTTTGACCAGTACGTGTCCAATCTGGTCGACGTGTTCCGGGAAGTCAGGCGGGTGCTGCGCGACGACGGCACCTTGTGGCTGAATCTCGGCGACGGCTACCACGGCTCTTGGGGCAACTACGCGCCGACCGGCAAGGGCGGACAACGGGCCAAGGCGACGGAACGATGGGAGCGCCCGGCCTACGCCGACAAGACGTTGCGGCCGCCCGCGAGCTACCCGAGCGATCTGTTCAAGCCCAAGGACTTGATGATGATTCCGAGCCGGGTCGCCATCGCCCTGCAGGCGGACGGGTGGTGGCACCGGAGCGAGATCGTGTGGTGCCTGTCGGGCGGAACGCACATCTATGCCGAGACGCAGCGTGGCGTTGGTATCCGCAAGTTGAAGGATTTGGTCAGTCGTCCGCCGGAAACGGTGCGCCTGTGGAATGGGGCGCGCTGGACTCAGGTGGTGCAGTGGCGCGCGGCTGCCACCCGTGAGGGTGCTCGCGAACTCGTTTTGCGTTCGGGGGAACGAATCGGGTGCACCGGAGAACACCATTGGCCGACTCGTAATCGGGGGTTGGTCAAGGCCGACGAACTGGTCATCGGCGACGTGCTTGAAACGACGACGCTACCAGACACGGAAGACCCTGTGCCACCGTGGCTGACGGACGACGCACTGTGGTTTGCCGGGTTGTATTTGGCGGAAGGGTCAAGGTCGGGAGAGACGATACAAATCTCCGGGCACGTCTCTGAGACGGAGCGCGTCGCACGGGTATGCCGACTAGCTCAGCACTACGGCGCAACCGTCCATTGCCACAACACCGGGGGCTACGCCCAAGTTATCTGTATCGACCGGGCGAAGGCGGTCAATGCCATCGTTGATACCGTTATTGCCGGGAGGACGGCAAAGAACAAACGGTTGGCATCAGTGGTGTGGACGTGGCCGAACGAGGCCTTGAAACTCATTGTCGAAGGCTACTTGCATGGCGATGGCAGCGACCGGGGAGGGGGTCGTGGCCGCTATCGACTCGGGTTCACGCGGAACTACGACCTGGAACGCGATTTGCGCACCTTAGCGGCGCGGTTGGGATGTGCGCTGACGCTAAAGCCTTCATACAGCATGATGAATGGCAAACGCTTCGCGTCGTTCAAGGGGGAATGGTGCTGGAAGCGCACCGGTCATTGGAACGAAAAAGATCGAGGGGAAATCGTCGCGATCCGCCGATCACGGGCGCGTCGGTTCTACGACGTGACCGTAGCGGATGAGCCACACCTGTTTGCATTGGCGTCCGGCGTCTTGACGCACAACTCCAAGGACAATCCGACGCCCGAGTCAATCGGCGACCGCCCCACGTGCGCGCACGAAAAGGTCTTGCTGTTCGCGAAGACCGCGCGCAACTATTACGACGTTGATGCCGTGCGTCTTCCGTCAGGCGCCCGTCTCCGCAACGTGTGGCATTTCAAGACCAGTTCCTACAAAGGCGCGCACTACGCCGTGTTTCCAACCGAACTGGTCGAGCGGTGCGTGAGACTCGGCACGTCCGAACGCGGCGTGTGTGCCGCTTGCGGCACCCCGTGGGTACGCACTGGCGAAGTGGCGCGGACAGCTCGGGAGTCGGTGTCCGATGGGAAGTACGCCGCGGCCGCAGGTGGCGACTCGCACAACAAGAACGGCATCCCGCGCCACCGGGCCGGGTCGGGGTTCGATACGGTGCCGATCCGGCAGCGGTGGCGGCCGAGTTGCGATTGCGGCGACGACGCACCGGTTGCGTCGGCGGTCGTCTTGGACCCGTTCGCCGGCAGCGGGACGGTCGGCGTGGTCGCGCATCAGACCGACAGGCGGGCCGTCCTGGTCGAGATTAGTCCCGAGTACGCGGCGCTGGCCGAACGGCGGATTGCCGACGAGGCCCGAAGCGCGCAGCTGAGCTTGCCGCTATGACGCCGCTTGCTCCGCCCTTCCCCTGGTACGGCGGGAAACGCAGATGGGCGGACGACGTTTGGCGCCGCTTCGGTGTGGCCGATGTCTACGTGGAACCTTTCGCCGGATCGCTCGCGGTGTTGCTTGCCAACCAGAACCCTGCTCGGCGCGAAATCGTCTGCGACAAGTCGGGGTTCATCTGCAATTTTTGGCGGGCGGTCCTGACCGACCCGGAAGCCACGGCCTATTGGGCCGACTACCCGACCGTCCATCAAGACCTCACTGCTAGGCACAAGTGGCTACGCCAATGGGGCGCTGAAAACGGTGCTCGGCTGTCCGACGACTGCGACTACTTCGATGCGAAGGCGGCGGGCTGGTGGGTTTGGGGGATCTCGCTGTGGATTGGCTCGGGTTGGTGTTCGACCGGCACGGCGACCGCGGATGGCGGGGTCATCGATGGTCGGCCCTACGTGGGCAACAAGGAAGGGGCACGCGGCGTAGCGGCGCAACGGAAGGTCGAAGACAAGCGCCCCTGGATCAGCGACAAGACCGGCTACGACGGGCGGGGGGTTGCCGCCCAACGTCCCGTCATCGACCACAAGCTAGGTGGTCGCGGGGTGTCCGCCCAACGGATGGACAAGATGCCCGGCTTGGCCGGTTCCCGTGTGGCGACCGGCAAAGGCGTGAGCGCGCAGCGGGTGCCTGAGCAGCGCACGCACGGCAAGGACAAGCGCCCGCTGGTCGCCGGGCGCGTCGGTACCGGCGTCGGGATTTCGGCGCAGCGCGAGCCGTCCAGCCGCCCGCACATAAACAGCCGATCGGGCGGCCAAGGCATAGCTCAGCAGACCGCCGCTTCGGTCGGCATCCACGAGTGGTTCGAGGCGTTGGCGGCACGGCTCAAGCGGGTGATCGTGCTCAACCGGGACTGGACGTCGGCCGTCACGTCGACCGTGCTGTCCGACACGCCGAGCGGCCCGCGCGACCGAATCAACCGGTGCATCATGCTTGACCCGCCGTACCGCACCGACAGGCGCAAGGCCACGCTGTACGACAGCGACTTCACCAAGGAATCGGACGATGCGGCGGTCGCCGCCTACGAGTGGGCTGTCGAGAACGGCGAGCGGTACCGTATCGCCTACTTCTGCCACGTCGGCGACTTCCCCGTGCCGGCGGGCTGGCATGAACTGTCCCGCGACTTCTCCGGGCACACCAAACAGAACACGCGCGACTGCGCGATGTTTTCCCCGGCTTGCGTGGAACCGCAGCCGGACTTGTTCAGCAACCTAGAGGACTGACAAATGAAAATCTCACGTCTGTTCAAGCGCCGCGCCGGCTTCGTCGTCAAGGTGAAATGGAGTCGCCGAGACGGTGCCGTGCGCGTCATGCAGGTGTACGGGGTGACGGCTCGGGACGAACAGGAAGCCAAAACAACCGTTGAGCATCACGTTAGGCGGCAGTTCACGCCGGTGTCGATTACCCACGTCACAGCGGTGCGATGCACGGCCACTCCGACGCAAGCCCACACCGACTGATGGAACCGTACTACCAAGACGACCTCGCCACGATCTACAAGGGCGACTGTCTCGACATCCTGCCGGAACTCACGTCCAGCGTCGCCATCGTGTGCACCGACCCGCCGTACACGTTCGGCTTGGCGAGCACCTACGAGGAAGGCAAGGCCGGGTCGTGGGCCGACTTGATGAACAACGCCACCTGGTATGCCGCCTGGTTGGGCGAGTGCCGGCGCCTGACGACCAACGCGCAGGGGTGCGCGTGGGTGTTCACGTCGTGGCGCAGCCTTCCGGTGCTGATGCGTGCCGCTTCGATGATTCCGTGGATCATCGAAAGCAAGCTCATTTGGGACAAGATGTGGATAGGCCCGGGCGGCACCCGTGGGCTTCGACCGTCCTACGAGGAAGTCGCCTTGCTCTGCCATCGCGGGTTCGCGCTGCCAAACCGGGGACTGCCGGACATCTGGCAAGAGCAGTGGTCGAGCCACAAGCCCACCGGCCACCCGGCGGAAAAGCCGCTTGGTCTGATCGGCAGAATCCTGCAGCAATCTGCGCCGGAGCCGTTGCCCGAAGGGCGCTACGTGCTCGACCCCTTCTGCGGGTCGGGAACCACGCTGGTCGCCGCCAAGCTGCAAGGCAAGCGGGCGGTGGGCATCGAGTTCGAGGAACGGTGGTGCGAACTGGCGGCGAACCGGCTGCGCCAAGGGGCATTGGCTCTTGACGGTCCCGCTCAGCTCGGGTCGTCGCCTGGAATGCGTTTGATAACCAAAAACCCTGGCGGGGGTTCGTAGTCGAACTCGATTATGGCGGCGGTCAAATCTGCGGCGGCAAGGATGCCATCCATCGCTCCGTAATCCAGCAATTCGACGGATGCGGTTAGTCGCCGCAGGTCGGGCATCTTGTCGTTTATGTCGGTCATGCCGTCGTCAGCGGTTCCTTCAACCGCGCGGCACGCGCCGACCCAAAACGTCTAGTGCCCGTTGCATCGCCGCTTCCGCCACTCGCCGCGCGCGGATGATGCCGGCGCGCGTGCGCGCTTCCCACTCGGCAACCGACACCGCATAGGTGGCGTAGGGAACGCCGCCGAGATTCACGGTGCCGACAAGGAAGGTGTCGCGGCCCTGCCGGCGTGCGCCGATTGCTGCCTTGAGCCGTCCGGTGCGCACTGGCGCCGGGTCGCGTTGGGACTCGGCCGCCGAGTGCGCGACCACCGGGAAGCCGGCATCGAGAACCGTGTCGGGCACCCTGCCGAGTGCCGCTCGGTATGGGCTGTCGTTGGGAAAGTCGATTCGCGGTTCCACGGCGTTGCCTTCTCAGTCGATGTATCGGTAGGCGTCGATTTGCGCTCGGCCGCCCACCGTGGTCACGCGCCAGACGGTGAAAAGCCGGGCCGGGTGCGTTTCCAGGGGCGGGACGTAGATTTCGTCTTCCGACCCGATGCCGGACGTATGCGCCGTGATTGGCAGCGACAGGCCGATACGTTCGACCCGTCGCGTGGTCGGCGCTCTCGAATCCGTGGCGTCGAAGTAGTCGCGTGACGGGGGTGTGAGTCGGGCTTCGACTTCGGCGCCGCGGACAATGACTTTGGCGACGGTCGGGACGGTCATGGCCCCGGACCCTACTCTCCAAACCGCCGCTTGAGAGGAGTGCCGCTTGAAAAAGTGCCGCTTGGTTTCGCCCGGGCAAAAAAAAGCCCCGCCGAAGCGGGGCTTAGGTGGAAGGAAGGGCACGGCGGCTATTGACCGATGGCACAGTCAGCCGGTGTGTCCGCGCCCAACCTGACACTGCGTATTCTAATCGGGATTGACTTCCCGCGATAGCTCGGCGACCAGGGTGCGGACGCGCTCTCTGTCGCTCAGGCCTCGTGCCAGCAGGGTGCGGTACATATCCGCCATGTTCCTACCCTCCGCTTGGGCTTGTTGTTGCACTGCCACAATCAGGCTCTCGGTGAGTCTGATGTTGACTTGCGTGGTTCGTTCCTTGGGCATGGGGTCCGTCCTTTCGGTTGTTGGCGTTTCGACCCTGATAGGGTCATCGTCAGCGCGCCTTACTACGGCGCGGACGCCACGGGGACGGTTGCCCGTCCCCGGCGGTTGGTGGGTGGGTGGCTCAGTACCAGTAACCCGGCGCCTTGCCGTTCTTGTTGACTCTCAGAATGACCGTGTTGACGTTCGTTCCGACTTCCGAGAACGAACCCGCCGGCAGATCGCGCCAGGCGGGCTTGTACGACCGCGACGGCGAGCCGGCCTTGCGGGTGCTCGAACCGAGCGCCGGCGGCGGAAACATCGCGCGGCTCGCAGCGCAGAAAGGCGCGACGGTCGATTGCATCGAGATTCAGGGCCACTTGGCCGACTCGCTCAAGGCGAGCGGTCTTTATGGCCGGGTTGTGCAAGGCGACTTTCTCGCGCAACCGGCGAACCCGGTCTATGACCGCGTGGTGATGAATCCCCCGTTCGACCTTGAGCGGGACATCGACCATGTGATGCACGCGATGGACTTTCTCGCACCGGACGGCAAGCTGACGGCGATCATGTCGGCGGGCACCGAGTGGCGCGAGACGAAAAAGGCCCGCGCGTTCCGGGACTACATGAACGGACTCAATGCCTCGTCGCTTGGATCAGGGTCTGCGCGGCGGCATCCGGCGTCGGGAAGTGCCCGAAGTTGCGGGCGAGCGACGTCTTGGGGCGTTTCAGACCCGCGTCGTCGCCGTTGTCCCGGTCGTTGGCCAGAACTTCCCCGTAGTAGTCGGCGAGAACTTCATTGACCTTGGCGACCAAATCGTCCCGCTGAAACCACAGGTGGGCGTTCCCGTTCTTGAAGATGCGAACGCGGAAGTAGTCGGACTCGACCACGGATTGACGCGGCCCGCCCATCCCCGTCCGGTCGTTCCTTATCTTCTGCAGGATGCTGGCGTAGACCATCGTCGCCGGTTTCTGTCCGTCGAGTACGGCAAAGGCGCGCTCGATGTCGAGTAGCGAGTCCTCGTGGTTGCGCCGGTAGTTCCAGCTTCCCCACTCGTTAAACGCGTGGTCGAGAATCACCCGGTGCCCGATCTTCCACCCGTCATGCGAACGAAAGCGGCGGTCCAGTTTCGAGAACGCGTTGGCGATTCCCCGACGCCAAATGGTGTCGGCGTCTTCCATGAACCGCTGCAACGTCGCATAGACGTTATCAACGGTGACCTCGGGCGGGTTGTCGTGCAGGTCGCGCCGCAACTCGTCCTTGGCTTCCTTGTCCATCAGGGTTTCAAGCTCGGTCATCTCGATGACGTGCGACCACACCGCAATGTCGGTCAGTCGCCGCGCCGCTTGGCGGTAGTCATCGGCGTCGGCCACGTCGAGTTGGCACAGGAAGCTTTGCCGTTCGTCGCGGGACGCGTAGTTGTAGCTGTTCGTCTTGGGTGCCGCTTCGCGCATTGCCGCGTTGGCCGCGTTCATCGCGTCCCTGGCCGTGCTCAGGGCGCGGTATGCGTCCTCGAACCGGGTCAGTGCCACGTTGCGCCGGCGGACAATGGCCTCGATCGTTGACCGGGGGATGACCGCTTGTGCTAGGTCATCGGTCAGGCTTCCATCCTTGGGGATGAAGTCCACCCGGCCCGGATCAATGCCGTGCTCGTCTACGTATGCGAGGGGTGCTGTCATAGTTGGTTTTCCTTCCACGAAAGTGCCGCTTGGATTTTCTCCCGCGGCTTCGGCTTGCCATCGTCAGGGACGGGATAGCCAATCCCGCCCGACGCTCAAACGGGTGCCGCTTGAGCGTTTCGGCAGAGAGTCAATCGCGCCGGCAGGCGGCTCGAGCGCCAGCTTTGCGGCACCAGCCCCACACGCCGAAGGCGACTAGGGCCGTAAGGACTAGGTAGCCGAGAAGACCGGCGTTGGCCAGCGAGCCGACAACCGAAGCCCCGCCGACCACGCCGACAAGGTGCATCCGGGTATCGGGTCGCCGTCGCCGGGGGACGCGCGGCGCGCGTGCGTAGACTTCGGCGGCGCGCGTGCTGTCCAACCAATCGGCAATGCCGATGCCGATGGCCTTTCGCAGCTTGGCCGTTCGTTCGTCGGCTTCCATCAGGCCTCCCCGCGCGGTCGGACGGCGTTGTGGCCCGTCCGCCATCGCCAACTCAAGCTCGTTCGATGCCGCCAACGGCGTATCGCGCAGCGCCGATACTTCGCCGGTCGGCTCGTACTCGGCGCGGTACTGGTTGCCGTCTTGGCCAAGTCCGCCGGTGATCGTGAGCGGCACCGTCTGGCCGCGGACGGTGACGAATCTCGTGACGGTGCGCCCGGTGCGCGCATCCTCGAGCCGTCTGTGGTACGCGCTGAGTTTGCGGGCGTTGTCTTGCGGGTGCTCCGAATCCAAGACCGTCTCCGACCGCATGACCGCCGCGTGTTCGGTGTCGGAGTAGCCGAAGCCGAAATCGAAGCGGTCGAAGTGCGTATGTCGCTCGCTCGTCAACTCGGTTGTCATGCGGACAAAGCCGCCGTTGACGAGCTCGGCGACGGCGCTTTGCGCGTCCGCTTCGCTCGGTGCTTGGATGTAGTCGCCGCTGCGGATGGCTCGTGCATCCGCCGGCGCGTAGGCAAAGGTCGTTTTCATGGTGTGTTTCCCTTTGGTGGCTTGCCATCGTCAGTGCCGGGGTAGCCAACCCCGGCAGACCCGCCGCTTGCAAAACGGGGGGTTTCGGCTCTAGGCGGCAATCGACGCCTTCAACGCTTGCATGAGGTCGCCGATCGGTTTCGGTTCCGGCTGTTCCAGCGCGATCACTTCGGCGCCTTGGCGCTTCGCTTCGACCGCCGCAATCAACCGCTCGCGAGTCCCGTCCGTGTACTGTTCCGGCTGGAACTCGTCCGATGCGTGCTGTTCGACCAAGCCGACCGCGAGCGACATTTCATCGTCGGAAACGTCCGCCCCGGGTACTGCCACTTCATCGAAGCTGCGCATTTCCGCCGCGTGCTTGAGTTGTTCCATGACCAAGCCGCCGGGCATGTGCCGGATGGCGACAAGGTAGTCCTTGCCGCGCACCGCGTACCGCCCGATTGCCGCCCGGCCCGTGGTTTCCAGGGCTTGGCGAAGCAAGTGGTAGGCGCGGGCGCTCGGTTCCTTGTCGGGTGCGAGAAAGTAGCTTTTCTCGACAAAGAGCCGGTCCACTTGGTCAATCGGGATGAACTCCGCGATGTCGACCGCCTTGGTGACCGGCGCGTCGCACGCTGCCACTTCCTCGGGAGTGAATACGAGCATCCGCCCGCTCTTTCCCTTGGTGTCGTCAAAGCCCTTGTGGTGGTCGGCCCGGTTGACGACTTCGCCGTTGTCGTCCCGGATCATCTGCTGGCGCAGTCGGATCCCGTCCGCCGTCACCGTGTTGAACTTCACCGCGTGCGTGCTGTCGGTCGTGCTGAATAGCTTGACCGGGATGCTCACCAAGCCAAAGGCGATGGTGGCGCTTGCTGTTGCTCGTGCTGCCATTGTCAGTTTCCTTCCAAATCGTGTTGCGGGGTTGCCATCGTCAGGATGCGACTACCCCAAGCCGCACCGACCGGCAAGCCGCTTGAGTGCCGCTTGCCGGTTTCGGCTTTAGTCGCCCGTAAGGTCGGCGACAATCCGGCCAAGATTGGCCAGTTCGTTGTTGAGAATGTCCGACTGGATGCGCTCGCCGAAGTCCTGCAAACGCACCAGCGATGCCGCAAGGTCGCGCAGCCGTTCAGACGGCGCGAACTCAACGCGGAAGTGGGCGAACTGATCGGGTTTCCCGGCCAACACCGCTTCCCGTTGCGCTGCGGCGATTCTCTCTACCCACTCGGCGACATCGGCGTTGTTGAGCGCCTTTAGTGCCGCTTCGACTTGGCTCGGCATCCACCAATCGGACTGTATCCGCAGTTCGTCGCGAAGGTGGTCGCGTAGCATTTCGGCGGTGCAACGCTCCGACGCTGCGACAACCAGCGGCGCATCCGACGGACCATCGCCGCTTGCGCGAATCGCCACCAGTTCCAAGGTGGCATCCGCAGCGTCGCGGGTCCGCTCAGCCTTGGTGATGGCGTTCACGTCCGCCCGTTCAAGGTGGACGCGGTAGCCAAGCGTCGAATCGTCGGGGTCCGCATCTATCGTGATGCCGCCGCCCACTTCGGCGCTAATCCGCGGCTTCGGGAAGTCGTAGACTTGGCGCGTGATGGACGGATAGGGCTTGCTCGTAATCTGCATATTCGTTCCTTTGTGGGGTTGCCATCGTCAGCGTGCGGATTCCCCAATCTCGCACGGACGCGGGCGGCTCCAATCGCCCGCGTTTCGGCTTTTGCTAGGTGACGTGATCTGTGAGCGTCGGCGGGTTTTCGGTCGCCGCCTCGTGAGCGGTCACGTAGACGGATTCCATCGTGGTCGCCGCCGCTTCGGCATTGCCGCCGGTCAGCCGCTTGATTCCGTGGCGTTCCGCCAGTTCGCAAGCCAAGTCGGCAACGTCGCGCGCCCGTCCGCTTTCGGCGATTTCGTGGCAGCTCGGGCTATGCGCCCATTGCTCGCGTTCCTCGCGTTCCGAGTCGCCATGACCCGCGAACGCCTGGAAAGTGGCGATGAAGGCCGGCTCTAGGCCGCGTTCCTTCAACCCGTCCACTGCCGCTTGCGCCGCCGCCTTGGCGTCGGGACGCGGCCCGAACGTCTCGCCGATGCCGCCGACCGACACCGTGACGGCGAAGAACTGCGCGCGCAGCGTGCGGATGTTGTTGCACGCGTCCGCTTGCACCCAACCGGGCACGAAAAGCCACCGCTGATCGAGCTTGGCCCGGTACTCGGTGATCGCGCCGACCGCGCAGTGTTGGCAGACGTGCCCGCCGGGCACCGGCTCATGGCGCGTGCCATCGTCAACCGGCGCGAGCAACCAGCCTTCCGCTTGGCGGTCGCAATCGTGCTCGTGACACTTGGTCATGCCGTCTACGAATCCGCGCAGGATGGCGGTCGTTCCGGTCGTGTATTCGTGAAAAGCCATTTGTGGTTTTCCTTCCAAGGTTTGGGGTTGCCATCGTCAGGGTGCCGCTTCCCCAAGCGGTCACCGACAACCCAAGCGACAGCGCGGTGCCGCTTGGATTGTTTCGGCTTGGTGTGGGTGTCCTAGTCCCGGATGCCGAGTTGGTCGCGAAGGTCGGCGAGACTCGCCGCCGTCGCCCGTGCCGAGTGCCGCTTGCTCTTGCCGGTCGGGTCGGGCGACGGACGCCGGTGCGGCGGCTTGGGCTTCGGCTTCGGCGGAACCCGCAGCCCGATGCTGTTGGCGCTGACGCCAATCACGAACGCATCGGCCCGGTGTTCCTTCGCAATCTCGACCCACTGCGCCGGGATGAACTCGCAAAAGTCGTCGCCGCCGACCGCATCGCGGCACTTGTCGTAAAGCGCCATGCTGTCGTCAAGCGAAGTCGCCAGTTCCGGGTTGTACCCTTCGGCGTAGGTGAGCGGCACCTTGGTGCTCGGCTTGGTGCCGAGCATCGCCGCTTTCTCCGCTTCCGCGATCTTGTGCGGGTCTTGGCCTTCCGGGTAGACGCCGGGCGACATCAGATAGATGCCGGAATCCTTGACGAACCAAAGGCCGACCGGGGTCAAGGCCTCTTCGCCGGGTTGCGGCGTGTCCACCTTGTCATCGCCGAATTGCTCGGCGCGTTGGTCCATCGTCATTTTTCGGCCCGGTGCGTTCTTGGCGTGTTCCAAGATGCCCGCGACCGCTTCCATAGAGAAACGTAGCGTTGCTGCCATAGGTTGTTTCCTTCCTTCCGAGAGTTGGCTTGCCATCGTCAGCGGCGCGATAGCCAATCGCACCGGACGGCGCGCAGTTAACGGATGCGTTAACCCGTTAACTTGCCCGCCGTTTCGGCAGTTACGCCGCAAGCGCCACGGCTTGCGACTCGGCTTGAGCCTGCAGGTAGTCGGCGGCCGCTTGCGCGAGACTCGCCGCTTGCACTACCGCTTTGGGGTCGCCTTTCAGAACCCGGAGCCATGAACCGATGTAGGCCGAATGGTCGGCGCGCGGTTCGGCGCTCAGGCCAAGCAAGGCGCAAACGAAAGCGGCGCCCAACTCGGCGACAAGCTCCTCGCGCGCGTAGTCGTCGGTGCCGCGTCCGCCAAACTGCCGCTTGAGCCGGTTGCCCGCGCCCGTCCAGTGGACATGCTCATGTGCGAGCGTGGCGTAATAGGCTTCGGCGGACTCGAACGCGCCGAACTCGGGCATTTGGATGAAGTCCGCGCCCGGACGGTAGAACGCCCGCCCGCCGCCGTGCCGCACGTTCGCCCCGATCTTGGCGAACCAATCCGCCGCCGCTTGGTCGCGCGCGTCGGGATTGATTGCCGGGACGGACTGGCGGAACTTGTCGGGCAAGTCGTCAACCTGGTCGGCGTTGAACACCGGATAGGCTCGGCGAATGTGAATCTTGCGCTCTACGTCTTCGCCGTTGTCGTCTTGCTCGCGCATGGTCACCGGCTTGGCAAGGAAAACGTAGCTCGCTTTCTCGCCCTTCCGCACTTGCCCGCCGACTTCCGCCGCTTGCTTGTACGTGAACCAGTGCCGCCCGGTGTAACCCTTGTCCATCGCTTCCGACCAAAGCAAAAGGACGTTGACGCCTTTGTACGGCTGGCCGTTGGCGCGCAGCGGCATCTCAGCGGTGCCGCTTGCGTTCCACGGCTTGTGCCAAGTGGCGACGCCTTTCTCAAGGTCGGCGATGATTCGCGCCGTGATGGACGCGTACAGTTCATCGGTTCGGTTGGTGCCGCTTGCCTTGCGCGGCGAGCGGCGCTTTCGTCTTTGTGCCATCGGTTGTTTCCTTCCGGTCAGTGCCGCTTGTGTCAGCGGCTTTCGGCTTGCCATCGTCAGGACAGAGATAGCCATTCTCTGCCGACGCCAACACCGCCGCTTGACGGTGTGGCGTTTCGGCTCCGGTTAAGGTTTGGGCAATGCGTCGCCGACATTGCCCGTGCGAAAGACGTTGAGTGCGTGTGTGAGAGCGCCGGTACCCAAACGCGCGGCCACTTCGGCGACGCGATCCCGGTGCACCCCGAGGGCTTGCCATCTTGGCGTGGCAATGACCGCGCTTCCATCGCGTGCCTCGTATCGCATCGTTTCGTGACCCACTTCGGTTGCGCTGACCGCCGTAATGGCCAGCCATGCCGGCGATGCCGCAGCTTCGGCCATGTAGTGGTGCGCTCTTGTCGGGTAGCTGCGCGTTTCCGGTGCATGGCCACGCTTGCGCGCATAGCACTTGACGCGCTCAACCGCTTCGGCTTCGGTGTCGTGGTAGCCGACGATGAAACTTGTCCCGCCCGGCAAAATCGCATAGGCGATGTACTCGCCGGGCAAACGCCGCGAGCCTACCGGCACCATGAAGCGCGGCATGACTTCGCCGACCAGTTTGCCGTTTATGTGGATGTGCATGGTTGTGTTCCTTCCAAAGTTGCGCGGCTTTCTTGAGTGCCGCTTGTGGCTTGCCATCGTCAGGGACGGGGTAGCCAACCCCGCCCGACGCCAAGCGTTGCCCGCGTGGCGTTTCGGCTTGAGTGAGTGCCGCTGTCAGGCAAAGGCGAATTGAACGTGAGCGTAGACGGACAGCCCATCGAAACCGCGGCTCGCAGCGCGTCGCAGCCTGACCGCCACGCGGATCCCTTCGGCAATGTCGGCGACCATTCCGGCATCGTCCATCGCGGAAAGCGCCGCGTTCACTTTCACCGCGTCCCAAGGGGACGCCATGATTGCCGCGTTCACCATTTCGCGAACGTTGTCGGGTTCCGTGCTCGCGCTGAGCGGCACGCGAACGATGCGCGTCTCGCCGCCCGGTTCGGGACGTACCGTCGCATCGTTCACCGGCGTGGTGGCGATCAGCTTGGCCGTTGCCGTCACGGCGCCGGGCCGGTTGGCCCGGAACTGGCGGAACTTCCGTAGCTGTTCGTCGGTCAAGCCGGGCGGTTCCTCTTGCGAGTACACGACATCGGTAGCGAGCTTCGCCGCTTGTTCGAGTGCGTCGCGGACGGTCGAAGTGATCGGCACGTTGTAGAACGGGCTAATCAACTCGCCATCCGCCCCGGTCACTCGGTAGGCGACCACCGGCGGGACATTGCCGCTCGGCGCGCTGTACCCGTCGCGCAGTTCCAGGGTGAGAGTGTATTTCGGCATGGTTGTGTTCCTTCCAAAAGTGCAGCTTGAATGCCGCTTGGTCTGCCATCGTCAGTGCCGCGTGACCAATCGCGACAGACGGCTCGAGCATGGCTCAAGCCGTTTCGGCTCAGGGTTGCGCGTCAACCGGGAAAGGCCACGCGGCAGCTTCCGGGTCTTTCGCCGCGTCGGCGAAGGTGACAAACCCCATTGAGTTGTACTCGCAATGGTGAATCTGCCACGGCAGCGCGGCGACCGACTCGGCTAGGAAGGTGTCGGCATCGTCAATGCCGGTTTCGTCGTTTGGTTCCATCTTTGGTTTCCCTTAAGTGGTGGTGGGAGAGTGAGCAACGGGCAAATCCGTCTTTCCGGTTGCCTTGCGTGGCGGTTCGGATTAGGTCGGCCCGCCTTTCACGTTCACTAGACCTTTCTAGGTCGGCCTACTTGGTTTCGGCCCGTGTTGTCGTTACTTGCTTCCGGCCCTTCCCGCTACGGTGACCCGCGCGCCCTTGATACCGCGTCGCACGGGTTGGCTCCGCTTCGCCTCGCTGCGCGGCAGTCATGTATGCCGCTTCGCCCGTTGCTCAGAACTCCCATTGTGGCTTGCCATCGTCAGGCCGCGGATAGCCAATCCGGCGGCGACGGGCGAAAACCGGCTTTGCCAGTTCGCCCGTTTCGGCAGTTAGCAGGAAAACGGCCCGTGCGCCCGGCGACGCGCGGCCCATTGGTCGGCGCTCAGACCGACCGGCTTGACGTGATCTTGCGGTTGCCATACCCGGCGACCGACGGAATCCACGAACACCGGGCGACCTAGCGCATCGTGCTCGCCGGTCGGCTTGCCATACGCGCCAACTAGGTCGACTAGGTGAGACACAAGGTCGGCGACTTCCCGAAAGCACGCGCAGCCTTCCCCGTTGTTGCCGACCACGTTGCCGAAGTAGCCGACCGTGGCGTTGTTGACGCGAACGGCATCAACCATCGCAACCCACACATAGCCGCGGCGAATCGCCACGGCACCGCGCCCTACCCGGTGCGCATTCAGCCCGGTGCATTGCAGTTCGTCGGCGATTGCGTCAATCATCTTCATTTGCTCAGTTTCCTTCCAAAGTGCCGCTTGGATTTTTCCCCGCGGCTTCGGCTTGCCATCGTCAGAGAGTGGGGAGCCACCCGCACTCTGACGGCGACGCGTCAAACGCCGCCGTTTCGGCAGTCAGGGGACTACGCGGCACGTTGAAGGTGCCGCGCAAACTTGGGATGCTCGTCTTGGTACAACTTGGCGAGCGTCTTCGGCAACCCGGCGAACTGGCCATCATTGTGGTTGTAGCGTGGCCAATCGGTATCGCGTCGCCACCACTCGCCGCCGAGTGCCGGTGTGTACTCGCGTCGCCACTCGTAACCGAGCATTGCCCGGTTGTCGTGGTACAGGCTTCGATACACCGTCACGCGCCATTCATGCTTGCCAATCTTGCGCGGTGCCGATTGGTAAAGGACGGTGCCCATATACGCAAAGGCGCTCGGCTCTGCCGGTTGCAGCGTCTTGACTACCGCTTGCGCAGCTTCGGCGAACTCGTCAGCTACATCGCCGAGAATCACGCCAAGACGTTCGCGACTCACGTACACGGTGCCCGGCCCGTCCGGGTTGGAAATCCCGTAGTGCGCCGCATCGTCGCCGCCGCCATAGCAGATGCCAAGCGCCGGCACGGCCTGGAAATTGAAGAACTCGCTACCATCGTCCGGGTCGCGGTGGATGGTGACCGTTTGGGGTTGTCCCCGAAACGTGATTGTCGCTTTTCGCATAGGTCGGTTTCCTTCCATCAACGCGGCTTGTGAGTGCCGCTTGTATCTGTGGCTTGCCATCATCAGGCACCGGGTAGCCAACCCGGCGCGACGGCGCACCCTTGCGAGTCCGCCGTTTCGGCAGTAGATCAGTGAGAGAACACCGGTTGTGGCACGCCCGGATAGCGCGGGTCGGTGTCGTGACCGTCGCACTCGTCAAGAGCCAAGCCGCACACACCGCAGTCCGACGCCACGCCGAACCATTCCGCCGCTTCAAAGCTCGGCTCAGCCATGACCGGCACACCGATGCCGAACGGGTAGCTTCCATCTTGGCGCGTCGGTTCGTCGTCAACGTAGACAACGCCGATTAGCTCGCCGTCAGCCACGATGCCGAATTGCCAGTTGTTCACGTTCGAGCTCACCCAATCGGGTACGGCTTCGACCTTCGCCGCGTCCGGCGCGCGCTCCGCAATCTCAGCCCGTATGGTGTTCGGTCGGGCGAAGTGGGACAGCATTGCATCAATCGTAATCATCGGTTGTTTCCTTCCAAAAAGAGTGCCGCTTGCTTTTCTGTGCGTTGCGGTCACTTCGGCTTGCCATCATCAGTGCACCGGTAGCCAACCGGCACAGACAGCGGACTCGAGGGTTGAGTCCGCCGTTTCGGCATCAGGCGTAGACGGGCACCACGTCATAGCCAACCCGCTCGCCGCGGTAGAACGTCAGCCGTTCCACAAAGGCGTAAGCGCCGCCGTCCGTACCCTGAGCTTCGGCGAGTGCCGCTTTCGTCGCGTCGCGGACTTCCGCCGGCGTGCCCCACTTGCCCGCGTCGACTTCGGTGCGCCGCGCCGTGTTGACCGCCGTGCCGATGTATTCGTATGAGTATTCGTCAACGGTCGGGCCGGCTTGGCGGATTGCGTCCGCTTGCGGCATTCCAAGCTCCAACGCCCGGCGGCAGAGCTTCGCCGCTTCATACCCTGGAAACTCTGCCAGTTCCGCGCCGTTCTCGGCGACGGCAAAGCCACGCTCGTCAAGGCCGTCGTTGTTCTCGCGTTGGTCGTGAATCGTGAACTTGCCCATAGGTCGTTCCCTTCCTGATCTTGGAAGCGGCGAGAGTGCCGCTTCACTTTTTCTGTGGCTTGCCATCGTCAGCGCGGCAGTAGCCAACTGCCACGGACGGCGGGATCCGCGTGGATGCCGCCGTTTCGGCTCAGTAGTCGCAACGTTCCATTGCCACGATGTAGGACTCCGCGCAGCGAAGCCATGACCGGTGCAAGGTCGCGTCATACCGTTCAAGCGCGCTAACGGCCGTCGCCATCAATGGCGAGTCGCAACCCTTCGCGCGCAACGCTTGGATACGGTCGGATAGGTCGTTTACGTCAAGCATGGTCGCAACCCCTAAAAGGTGGCGTTGAACGGTACGCCATCGTTCCGCGCCATGTTGGTTAGCCATGTGGTCATCTCAGTCCGTCCGCGGACTTGGCACTGAAACGCGTGCGTCTCAGCGTCAATGATGTTCCACGCTTTGGAGCGTTCCGAACGCGTCACGGCCTCCGCGACATACCCGAGCCCGGGTATGCCGAACACGGGAAAGTCGGAATCCGCCTTGACGCGTTCCACGTTGTAGCAGTTGTGAGCCATCGTGGTTTTCCTTCCATAGTGCCGCTTGTATCGGTGCGGCATCGTCGGCTTGCCATCGTCAGCGCAGCGGTAGCCGTCCGCTACGGACGGCGGAACTGGTTAACCAGTTCGCGCCGTTTCGGCAGTGTGCGAGTGAGACTAGGCGAACAACCGGAGCAAGCCGCGCGCCGTGTTGACGCCACGCGCTACCGCTTCCGCTTCGGTCGCGTAGTCGCCTTCGACTCCGAACACGAACCCGTAAGGGTCTTGGTCGTGAACGGCGGCCAAGAACCGACCGGCGTTGTAGTCCTTTTCAACGCTCACCATCAGTTCGCCATCAAGCAACACGGTGTGTTCGTCAACGCCAATTTGGTCGACCACTGGCCAAACGGTGCCGTTCGAGTCCGTCACATAGTCGTCGTTCGGTGGCAGCGTGCGAGCGTCAACCGCCACGCACATTGCCTTATGTTCTCTGTCATACATGGTGTCGTTTCCTTCCTGAGAGTGCCGCTTCCTTTTTTCGGTGTGCGGCTCGGCTTGCCATCGTCAGCGACCGGGTAGCCATCCACGGTCGGACGGCTTGATTGCTCAAGCCGTTTCGGCAACGGGTACGAGTGCAAGGCGTAGCTCGTTTTCCAGGCGGTCTACGTTCTCGCGCGAGAACATCCAGCGTTGCCCACACTCCCATCGCATCGTGGCGTTGGAAGCGAACACGCAACTATGCTTGTCTTCGGCTTCGCACTCTTTGGCTCGGCGCAACTCGGCGCGCAGTTCGTCAATGGTCATTGGTCGGTTTCCTTCCTGATCTTGAGCGGCTTTGTCGGTGCCGCTTCTCTTGGCTTGCCATCGTCAGTGCCGAGATAGCCAATCTCGGCAGACGGCGGAACGGTAGAACCGTCCGCCGTTTCGGCGCTTAGAACTTCGCAACGTAGTGGTCCAAAAGGTCCATTACCGCGCTGCGCGGGTCGCTACCCCAAGCCGTTTGAGTCTCGGCGAGGCTCGGCGAAGTGGCCTGAAAGCCCGTGACCTTGCATGGCAACACGGTGCCTTCAATGTCCACTGCCGGATTGCCCACACCGGCCGGCACGTCAACTGCGAGCCACGAACCGTCAGGCTCAATGACCAACTCAAACAATTCCATCTTTGCTTTCCTTCGGCTTGCCATCATCAGCCGCCGGGTAGCCAACCCGAACGGGACGGTTAGGGATTGAACCTAACCGTTTCGGCAGTGGTGGAACGGTGCCGCTCGCCTAGTCGGTCGGTATGCCGAAGATGGCGAACTGGAACGCGTAGCGGACGGCAACGCGACCATTGGCGACAACGGCGGCCGTACCTTCGCTATTGAAGTCGGCGAAGTCGCAACCATCGTCGCGGATTGCTTCAACGTGGTCGGCAAAGGTTTCGCCTTCGCCGAGACCGCCGTCTTGAGCGTCGCGCGCCAAGTCCCTTACCCAACTTTCCGCCAACTCGGCGAGTGCCGCTTCGCGTTCCGCCGTGACCGGCACCATGACCGGTGCCGACTGCAACGCGTTGATGTATTCCGGTTCGTTCCCATAGTGGTCGTCCCACAGTGCGAGAACGTCCGGCTTGCCATCCTGAGCGGCAACCAAACCCGCTACGTATGTGTAGCCTTCGCCCGTGAGCGGGTTTTCCAGGAATGCGCCACACTCGCCGCAGTGTTGCGGTGCGTCCGCTTCGCCGCTTGACGCGTCAAACTCGGCACCGTCAGGCGCGCAACCGTCGCAATACAAGTCGCCATCGTGGTAGTAGGTCATGGTGTTCCTTCCTTGCGGCAACTGCCGCTTGTCAGTGTTCGTGGCTTGCCATCGTCAGCGGGTAGGTAGCCATCCATACCCGGACGGCGGAAAAACCGGCTTGCCAGTGTTCCGCCGTTTCGGCGCGCGAGTGCCGCTCGCTCTAGTCCCATACGCTGGGACCAAGCGGGCGGCGCTTTTGAACGTCAACGATACGGCCCGGTTCGGGTTTCCCGGTTTCCGTCACAGTGACGAAATAGACCGTGCCAACGTTCAAGTCCGCCTTGCGGTGTGCCTGACCGATTACGAACTGCAAACTTGCGTGCTCGCTTGTGAAGGCGTCAACAAGTTCCGCGTTGTCGGTCGCTTCCCGTGCGTTGCCGTCAACTACCGGCACCGCCTTCGCGTCAAGGGTGCGCCAAAGTCTGAATTGGTCCATTGCGGGTTTCCTTCCTAGTCGAAGCGGCTTGAGTGCCGCTCGGTTGTGTCTGTGGCTTGCCATCGTCAGTGCCCAAGTAGCCAACTTGGACAGACGGCGGACTGTGCGAGTCCGCCGTTTCGGCATCAGTCAAGTGGGCAAGTGCCCGTTGCCCGTTGGCCTTCGGTGCACGCCAACCCGGCATCAAGCCGCGCTTCATAGTCGGCATACCAAACCGCGTATGCCGCTTCGCGTTCGGCCGCCCGCTCGGCTTGCTCGGTTTCGTACTCGGCAACGGCGGCCGCGTACCGTTCCGCGTTGACGTGGTATTGAATCGCCATGATGGCGACCAACACGCCAACTGCGAGAGTCGCAATCGCGCTGATCTTGAGCGTTCGCATGGTGTTTGTCCTTTGGCTTGCCATCGTCAGAGTGCCGATAGCCAATCGACACTGACGGCGGACTAGGGGAGAGAGTCCGCCGTTTCGGCAACTCGCCTATGCCGCAAGCCGTTCGACTTCGGCATAAGTGAGCGTGAACTGCGCCTTTCCCATAACGAGAATCGCAGTCTCAGCGTTCCGTCTGTCCATCGTGGCTTTCGCCACCTTCGCGGAATCCGTCACGGTGTGACTGCCGGCCGCCGGGTTGAAAACGAGAATGGTGTACTTGGTCATGGTCGGGTTTCCTTCCAAAGAGTGAGTGCCGCTTGTATGTGCGGCTTGGTGTGGCTTGCCATCATCAGGATGCCGGTAGCCAACTCGGCACCGACGGCGGATTGCTCAGTCCGCCGTTTCGGCTCAGTGGGTAATCAGGTTGTGCCGGAACTCGGCTTGATAGGTCGGCGCTTCGCCCGGGCGGTAGTTGTTGCTCAGCCGCGGACGGCGGACATTGCGAATCATGTACGCCACTGCGACAACGGCAATGGCGAGAACGGTTGCGGTAATCATGGTGTCAGTTCCTTCCATCAGGGAATGCCGCTTGACTGCGGCTTGTATCGTTCGGCTTGTCTCATCAGCGACCGGGTAGCCAACCCGACCGGACGTGACCGCTTGCACACTTGATGGTCACGTTTCGACTGACCGGCTCGCTAAGCCGTCGTTCTGTCTCTGTGCATATGGCGCACAGTTCGGATAGTCGCACCGTTCTAAGGACTCACCCTATCCGTCACTGACCTATAACGCTGGCCGTTGGTCGGTTCCTGATTCTGTGCTCGCTTGGAAGGTTGCGCCCCTAGCCTCAAGCCCGGGTTAGCCGCAGCGCCGTATGTCAAAATCAGTACGCCAATAATAGCAAAACGTATAGCGAAAGCAACACTTTTGTATAGCTTTCGGTCGGTTTTCGCTTCCTTTTTTTCGACGGCTCGGCAGTCCGGCAACGGCTCGGCAAAAACCGCTCGGCATAGGCTCGGCTCGGCACTGTCTTGCGGTCGCCCGGCTCGGCAATACCAGGCGGACGCCACCACGAAAACCCGGCTCGTTTACTTGGCTCGGCTCGGCTCGTTACTCGGCTCGGCTCGGCACAATCCGGCTCGCCATGTAGGCTCGGCTCGGCAGTGCTCGGCAGTGCTCGGCAGTGCTCGGCAGTGGCTCGGCTCGGCAATCCGCAATCCGCGACCGGCTCGGTAGCTGGCAGATCAGCCGGCCGTGGTCAATCTCGCCACCCCACTGTGAAACACACATGGTCAATCCCACCAATGGCGGGTTTCGCCACCATTTGGCTAGGCCAGGCGGCCCAACATCTGGCCTGGTACACCGTCACGGCGCCGGCACAGGGCTGAAATCCGCCAACTCGGCACCAAATATGGTCGATTCCACCGACCTATGGCCTGGTTGGCGTGGTCAGGGCGCCCATGAGCTCGTGGGATGCACCACATGGCGAGATTCACCACTTGGTGGGTCTGACCAACAGTTGGCGGGGATACCCAACAAAATCGCTCATCCCGCCTATGGT